ACCTCGGCGGGATTGTACTGCTTGAGCTCCGGGTCGGCCTTGATCATGGCGTTGTAGTGCCGGTTCCTGCCCATGCGGTGCACCAGGTCCCCGGCTTCCCCCATGCCCTTGCCGACCATGTCGCCACCAAGACCGGCGACGGCAGCGCCTCCTCCCAGGAGGAGGCCGGCACCTACGAGGTCGCGGTAGCGGTAGCCGTCCTTGCCACCGATGCGCTGATCCCCCAGAGACTTGCGAGCCTCCTTCCCACCCTTGGCAGCAGCTTCGGACGCATCACCTGCCGCGTCGGCGGCGTGATCGACGACCCTCTTGAATCCCGATCCCCCATTCCGCGCAGCCTGGTCGAACCGTCTGTAGATCTGATCCAAGGGTCGGAGCTTCCGAGAAGCCTGCTTCTCCAGCTGGGCGCAGACCGCGAGATGGGTCCGGAGATCTTCCGGGGAGATGGTGTTCACGTGGCTTGCCTTCATGAAGTGTTGCGCCTGTCGGCCCATCGCAGCGGAGGCCTGCCGCTTGGCAGCGCTGGCGGGACCTCCCAACTGACTGGGGATCATCCCCAGAGAGGCGATCCCCAGACCGGTGGCGAGGGGAGCTCGGGCGGCGATACCGACCATGGCCTTGCCGGCGCCGGCGGCCAACCTTCCGGTCACCTTGGCGGCGCCTCCGAGCCCGTAGCCGACGCCCCTCCCGACAGCACGGAAGGGCTTCCCAGCATGGTGACCCGCGGTGTCGATCACCCGGTTCCGGAGCTTCGCCCCGTCGTCGAGCCACTGGGTGTAGGCCTTGGCCCTCGGGGTAGCCTCTCCAGCGAAGCCGAAGTCCATCAGACCCCTCGCAGCTTGTCTCGGATGTACCCCATGGTCTTCTTGCTCTGACCCACCAGGACCTCATGGGCCTGGGAGGATCGGACGTAGGCCTGGGCCTGCTTCTCCAGGAGCGCGGTCTGGATCACCAGGGGGTGTTCGTCGTTGATCGCGACGGCGTGGGCGACCTTGTCCATGCAGACCTTGGTGCCGTCCTGGGACATGCGGGCCGAGGCCACCTTCAGGACGTCAGCGGCGAAGGCCGGATCCTCACAGGCATGGGCGACGGCCCGACAGACCAGCTCGAAGGGAGTCTCCTCCGCCATGGCGGTCTTGATCAGGACGTAGACCTCTTCCGCCTGCTGGTTGAGACCCAGGTAGGCGTTGTCCATCGCGGACTGGGCGAAGTTCCGAGCATGGGAGACCTTCTCGTGCACAGCCTCCGCGTCGGCAGCCGGGTTGAGCCGGGCGATGTCAGGTCCGGGCTCTGCGTCGAAGGCCGACAGGAGCTGGTCCATCCCAGAGGCTGGGAGGGCTGGCTCTCGGTGGTAGTCGGTGTTGATCTCCGAGACCTCGGGAGCCGACGGAGCGACCTCTGAGAGGACGTCGGATGCGTCGGCCGGCTCGAAGTCGACACCGGACTCGCTCCCGCCCTCCACGAACAGGGACTTCCAGGCCTGCTGGTTCGCGGCCTCCGAGACCCGCTCGATCTGTGCACGGGAGAGATCACCCTCCTCGCCCACCACCGAGCTCACGGCCGCGGTGAGGTTCCTGTCGTCGGAGTCGATGAACCGCTGAGCAGCTCGCCGCCCCAAGCTGGTGATCCTCTCGGAGGATTCCCCACCTCGGGCATACGCGGTCTTGATGAGGTCTTGCAGCATGGAGCGAATCTACTCCTGTGAGAGATCGAACGTCAACCTCACCTCATCCGGAACCGACGATCGGTTATGGTGCGCCGATGGAAGGCTTCTACGACAAGGCGAAGACAGGACGTATCCTGGGGGTGTCCACGCGTCAGGTGGACAAGTACATCAAAGCCAGGAAGCTCCGCCGCGTCAAGGAACACGGGAAGGTTTGGATCCCCCGAGAAGACGTGGAGATCCTCTACCGAGATCGGTCCCTGGTACGGGTCCCCACCATGCAAGAGGTGGTGAACCTACAGCTCCGCATGGATCAGATGGAGAAGAAGGTCAAGATCCTCCAGCGAGGTCTGGGCTTCGGTGCCAGTGGAGAGGTGCGCGGCGACGCTGAGCTGCGTCTGCTCTACCAGGCGACCCTGGATGACCTCGGCGAACCCGGCTGGCCGGTCACCCGAGTGATGGAGTACACCGAGGAGCTGTTCAGTTTCAGGGAGGAGGAGCTCGAGTCCATGCTCAGGCTCCGAGGACCGGCCGCCATGCTCCCCTTCTTCGACCTGGCACGCCGGATGGTGTCCTACCTCGAGGGTCACGACCAGTACCCGAGCGCCGGGATGCAGGCGATTCGAGACAGACTGCTGCGTGCACGGAAGATCATCCTGGCCTTGGTCGAGATCAACATGAAGATCGAGACCAGCCCCTTCACGGAGTCCGCCAGGGCGCTCTACCAGCACCTCGGAGAGCAGCCGGACTTCATCTCTGATCAGGTCGGCAGGTACATCGCGGGATTGTAGGTAGAACCTGCTAAATAGTGAAAATCGCAAACGGTTTCCTCCATAAGCAGTTGAGCCGAAAGAGAGCCCTCAAAAGAGAGTGATCCGAAGTTCATCAAGGAGGACCGAGTGTCTGACAGCGACCCGCAGGGTGGTTCGCAGGCGCTCCTCGACCAGTCGATCGTCGAGTCCAACAAGCTCATCAAGGAACAGGGACACCTGCTCCGCGACATCCGGAGCGTGAGCATCCGGGACGTCATGGCGAAGCTGTTGACTCTGCTGTCGGCGATGGTGCCCGTCACCTGGGACAAGAAGGCGAAGGCCTACGTGTCCCAGGGCGGCGACGCCATCGACCAGCAGCAGATGATCGAACTGACGCGGGAGAACCTGCGGTCCGTCTTCACCCCCAACAACACCCCCAACAACAGCAGCAAGATCCCGAAGGAGGGAAACGACAACATGAGCACCATCAGCTTTCGCAAGTTCACCATGGGCACCGACAACGAGTCGGTGTCCATCGACATGAGCGAGCTCTCGGACAAGAAGGCCGAGGCCGTCCTCTCCGAGCTCGGCCTCGTCGAGTACAAGAAGGCCTCCGACCTGAAGGACGGTCAGATCATCCGCCTCGACGACAAGACCATCAAGGTCATGAAGCGAGGTGAGAAGTTCTGGCTGGTCGTCGCGGCCGTCGCCGGCGCCGCCATCGTGGTGGGCGTCCTGGGCACCCTGGGTGTCCAGTGGGCCCTGGGCGACGCGACCGAGACCGCCGGCAGCGGCGAGGGCGCGCACCTGCAGGCCATGTAGCAGCCGCACAACCCAGACCTGCCCCCTCGGGGGCAGGGGACCCTGGGCTCTGTGCTTGCCTGTAGATCCTACCGGCGTGCGTTGCGGTGCTTGAACTTCTTGCCGGTGCCGGGGGCGTGGAGGTCCGGACGCTGGTGATCGAACTGGCTGACCAGGAGGGCCAGGACCCCGGTGTGCATGAAGTCGTCAGGGGTGCCAGGCGGATGGTTGAAGATGATCTCCCGAGCCTTGTCGCTGTACTCGGAGTAGATCGCCAGGATGTCTCGGGCGAAGGTCTCGAACTGCTCCCAGTTGAAGAAGGCGATGCCTCCCGACTTCGGCCCCCGCTTGATCAAGGAGAAGAAGTCCTGCATGACGCGGGAGCGGTGGCAGATGAACTTGTTCCCCTGCTTGTCCCACTTCACCTTCTCCTTGAGGCGGCCGACGTACTGGTACTGGATGATCCGCTGGGCGCCCAGCTTCTTCTGCATGATCCGGTTGGTGTGGAAGCCGAAGCCCCAGTCAGCCCCGATGCGGTTCACACCGAAGACTCGGATCCACATGATCATGTCCTCGACCACGTAGTCAGGGTCGGTCTCTCGGCCCTCGTAGCGCTTGGCGAAGATGCACCGGAACCTGCCTCGGCTGTCGTAGTTCCAGATCGAGATCACGGAGTAGCTCTGGTCGCCAGTACCCCAGTCGATGCCCGCCCAGGAGAAGCTCTGCTTCATGCCCTTGGCAGGGCTGTCGATCATCTCGTAGTCCTGGACGCAGCAGTCCCGGACCTCCTGCAGGGTCACAGGCTTGAGGCCAGCGTCGTAGCTGCGCCCCATGACCTCGTTCATCCACTTCTGGCGCGGGTACCGCTTGTGCTTGAGCAGCAGCCCCTGCCACATCCGGTTAAAGATGTCGGGCTGGTGGCGGTAGGAGTAGACCACGATGGGCTGGCAGAGGTGGAAGCCCTCCCACTCCGCGTTCTCAGACCCCAGACGTACCCACTGAGACAGGCCGTCGACCGGGTTGATCTCCTTGGAGCACTCCTTGCACTTCAGGCCGGTGGGACCGATGTGGTCCTCGTCGATGACCGCCCACTTCCCGCAGCCGCACTTGGTCATCCACTCGTTCTGGGTGGAGTGCCTGCTCCAGTAGAACTCGAGGGCGTTGTCGAAGGTCTTCGGCGTGCCAGCGTAGATGGAGAGAGGTCCGCCGGCGAGCTCCGAACGGAAGAGGACCTCCTCGATGACCGGCAGGATGTCGATGATGATGTCCTGGATCTCGTCGATAGCCAGGAGGTCTGAGGCGATACCGCGGACACGGTCTGCGTTCCGGTAGGCGGCGCGGAGGGCGATCTTCGCCTCGGTGACCCACCGCTTCGTCTGGACGTTCTGCGTCTGTAGGTGTCCCTTCAGGCCGACGCCGACCATACGCTGCAGGATGGGGGACGTAGCGATCACAGCCCGGAGCCGCTCGTCGCTGAACTCCCGCATCTGCGTGTCGGAGGCGCTGACGTAGAGGGCCCGGAGGAACGGGATCAGGTTGCAGAGCGCGATGAGCAGGTTGCCCAGGGTCGTGCTCTTCTCCGACTGCCGGCCGAACATCAGCAGCAGGTTCCGCCGGTAGACCTCCTCCATGTGGTCGGTGAGTTCGTTCAGCCGCTCGATCGGCGTCGCCGGCAGGTCGTAGATCTCGTCGAGCCACGGCCGCCTGAGGAGCTCGATGGGCTCTCCCTTGTGACGGATGGCGAGCTCGGTGAACTCCAGGGGAGTCAGCTCGAGGTTCCCTTCGTCCTCCTCAGCTATGTTGTGGGCATGCTGCACGTCCCTGACCTCACGCCTCTACTCGCGGTCCTGGAGAAGGTCTCCGCGGGGAGGATCATAGCGGGTGTAGATCAGAGCGAAACGGGGACTGGGGTAGTCCTCCGGATCCCTGTCAGGAGTGCGGCGCCGGGGGACCGGAAGGATGTCGAGGCTCGCCGCTACGTCCGGTCCTGGCTCCGGGATGCACTGAAAGACCTGAAGGGCCTGCGCATCACCACCAGGTGCACCCCAGTCGATCCCCACCAGGTAGCTTGGACCCCCACAGGCGGCCGTCCCATCCCTGTCCGCCTCATGCTGGAGATCTCCCTCGACCTGGTGAAGGAGGGGGAGATCGACGAGTGGAAGAGGAAGAAGGAGAAGCGGCATGCGGCTGCGAAGAAGTCCTTCTACGAGGAGCTGGCGACGGAGAAGTCGTCCGACTCGTAGATCAGGGTGTAGCGACCCGTCTTGGCGTCGCGGGAGAAGTGCTTGACGTCCGACCAGCTGGCGACCAGGCGGCTGTGGGTGATCCGCCAGGAGGTGTCCGAGATGGTCGCAGCCAGGTTGCTGTCCAGCTCCAGGGTGGTCTCGTCCGTGACCGAGAGGACCTCGAACTCGCCCTGACCCGAGATGAAGACGACGTCGCCGGTGACGACGCCGTCCGTCTGGAAGGTCGCGTCGGCGTCAACCCACGTCGCGTCGCTGACGCTTCCGCCGCCGGCGCTTCCTTCGGCGCGGAGCGTCCCGTTCAGCTTCTTGTCCAGGTCGTCGCTGTGGATGGTCTTCTTGATGATCATGAGCTTGCACCTGTGTGTCGAGGCGGGAAAGGAGGTCGTCCTTGAGGAGCTGATCCGCCATCGGGTTCGAGGCCCAACCTACCACCCTGACGTGGAATGTCGCCAGCGCCTCAGCGGGCTGATCGGCAGGTGCGGTGGCCTTCACCGGGATGGGGGCACCCAAGGCCAGCCTGGTCTTGGAGTCCTCGTAGGAGGTGTAGTCCGCCTGGACGTCCACCTTCGGGAAGCCGTCGTCGTCCTTCGGCTGCCTGCGGAAGGCGTGGCGGAAAGAGTCCTGCAGCTCCTCACCGAACTGGGCCGAGAACTCGGTGAGCTCTCCAGGCGGCCAGAAGTGGTAGATCAGGTCTTCGCCCTCCTCAGAGAGTTCGACCTGGAACGTCTCGAAGACCCTCAGATCCCAGTGGAATCGGGCCTGTCGGAGATCAACCCCGCTCGACGAGCTTTGCTGTGACATCGATGACCTTCTCCTCTTCCGCTTCCTGGGCAAGAAGATCTTCGTAGGAGGGGATCCTGCGAGTCTTCTTCCGCTTCCGCATCCGGAACGCCGAGAGTTCCTTCTTGATCGTATCAGCAAGGCCGGCACTGCGCATGTCCCGACGCTGCTGGATGGCGTCATCGGCCACTCGAGCCAGGGCGGCGATTCCCATGATGTGGGTGCCGCTGAGCTTCGTTCCCTCCGCCCGGGCGATCTGCACCTGCTCATTGGCCAGGGCGATCACGTTGTCGTAGAACTCCTCGTCCTCGATCCGGTGTCGCAGTCCCAGGATGCCGTAGGTGGCTGCCATGTCGCCCGAGTAGGCGATCAGCTGGGTCTGGTTCTCGTCTTGCACCTGGAGGAAGGCGAAGATCCCAGACTGGCTCATCTCGGCCAGGTTCCAGAAGAAGTGGGCGTAGAACTCCAAGGCCTTCAAGCTGGGGACACGGAGCTCCCCGTACTTCAGGACCATCTGATCCCGAGCCTTGGACACGTTCCACTCCAGGAGGAGCAGGTGCTCGAGGTCGGGGCGCGGTCCGGCCTCGCCGGTAGAGGCGTAGAGGAAGTCGATGGCCTTGGTGGTCTCCGGCCCCTGCTTCCAGAGGTCCAGGATCTTCCGGTCCCTGAGCCACCGGTACAGCCGAGTGTTCGTGGGGGTCAGGTCTGCACGCCAGTACGAGGGGATGCCTCCCAGCTCACGTCGGAGCTGGTTGAGATCTGACTCCTTAGGCTGCACCAGCGACTTCGACTGGCAGACGCTCATGATCTCTGGATCAGTGAGCTGTCGGGAGAGGAGGTAGAGCAGGTACCGGCGGTGCGGGTACTCCACTACTTCCGCCAGGGCGCTCGGACACGGTGGTCGATGGGGATGCCCTCACCCCCTTCCCGCAAGGACTTCTTGATCCCGCGACCGGCCCCACGGCCGATGTTCTCGGACTCGTTCGTGATCTCGTGCACCAGCTTCTTGGTGTGCTGGTCCATGGCCTCGCTCAGCTCCCTGCGGGCGTTCTTCACCACCTTCTGGGAGCTGTTCTCGAACTGATCCCCGAGAGGCTTGGCGGCCTCCCTCGCTGAGTCGATCACCCAGGCGCGAGCCCGTCCCGCCAGGTGAGGGAGGGTGGCCCCTACGGACCCGCCAAGAGCGGTGGTGCTGATGCCTCGAAGGACTCGGAAATCCCTACGGTCCTTCCACTCCTTCGAGGAGATCAACCCCTGGCGGAGTCGGTCGTCGTCCTTCCACTGGTCGTTGATGGCCCCCTCGAAGCCTCTCTTCGCACCCAGGGCTGCACCCATGCCGGACGTGATCGCGACGGTAGGGATCTTGTACTTGGCCACCTTCTCCATCTCGGAGGCGAAGGCATGGAGCTTGGACATCGGAGGTCTCCTACTGGATCTTGCGCCGAATCTCCATGAGACCTCCGATCACATCGCTGAGGCTCTTCATGGCACGACAGGCCGCGGACTCACGTACCTCGTCCAACCCCATGCGGCTGGCGACGACGATCTCGGCGAGCTTGTTGGCGGTCTTCTCGAACTCCGGGAGGGCTTCGATGAAGGCCGAGACGTTCTCGGGGGTGATGAAGTTCAAGGAGAGGACAGCGTCCAGGTTCTCCCGGTCGATCACCACGGACGCCTGCTTGTAGAGCAGGTGCGCCTTGGGCATGCACAGCAGAGCGACCTCACGCACCAGGTCGTGGCGGAGGTGGTCCGTGTTCCTGACCACGGCGGCAGCCTGCTTGATCATCGCCGCAGTCGCCAGCTCCTCGGACACCACCCGGCGGGTGCCAGGGATCTTGAGAGGGCTGGAGGCCGCGGCCGACTTCTCCAGGACGGTGGGGATCTGACCGCCAGGGACTCCCAGAGCTCCCAGGGCGAAGCCTGCCTCCTCCACGCTCATGACCCGGTCGTAGCCGGCGAGCTCGGCGTTGCGGCCGCGCAGGCTGTAGGACGTGCCGTCCGAGACCACCTCGACGGCGTTGATGTCCATCGCCACCTTCTCCGCCTGGAGCTGGTTGATGAGCTCGGGGTTGTCCTGGACACTGATCTGCTTCCCACGCAGCGGGAGGAAGACCATCGATCCGGGGATGGCGTACTTGCCGGGGCCGAGGCTGGCGATCTTCTTCAGGCTGGGGGAGGGCATCAGCTCGATGGACTCCCCGGTGCTGACTCGGACGGCCAGGTAGCTGGCGACCTTCTCGGCGCCCTCGCCAGTCGTGACCCGGTTGGTGATCTTGACCGGCTCGGTGGCGATGCCCTGAGCTCCGGCCTGGTAGACGAAGACACCCAGGCCGGAGGGGGTGCAGGCTGGGAGGGTGAAGTCCTTGACGTGTACGCCGGCCAGCTTCTGGAGGGCGTGGCACTCCTTCCCGGAGAAGACCGCGTGGTCCAGCATGTCGCCGTCGAAGGTCAGGGTGCGGGGTACGACGATGCCCAGGATCTCCCTGGTTCCGGAGAGGGCCTGGTAGACGCCGACGGTCGACGCATCCTGAGCCCGCTTCTCCATCCGAGGACCGTCCGTGGTCGAGTCCAGGGTCAAGACCAGGCTGCCCTTCTCGCGGAGCGTCGCCATCTTCTCCATGCCCAGCAGCTGCTGGACCTCGACGACGTTCCGGCGCTCCTCGACGACTCGGAAGCAGCGGGAGTTGGCGTGCTTGACCAGGTAGCCAGCCCCATCCTCTGTGATCTGGATCACGTTCGGAGGGGTGTTGACCCGTCGCTGGACTCGGATGTCGCCGGCGGTCTTCTCCTTCCCACCGCCCACGGCGAGGAGAGCGGCCTTCAGTGCGGGAGTGCCCTCGAAGATGGTGCGGAGTCCCTTGGACGATCCGACCTTCACGAAGAGCGCCTTGCGGTCCTCCTCTCGGATGGTGTGCGCCACCTTCTCGAGGACGGAGCTGGTCTTGAAGAAGCCGCCGGAGCCACCGGATCGGCCGGAGCTCGTGGGGGGTCCGATCTGGTTGCCGATCCCTCCGCCGAGGACGTCGCCCTTCTTGGCCGGCGTGCCGAAGACGTCCGGTTGGAACAGCACTCGCTCGACGGCCTCCTTGGTCATGGGCTGGAGCTGGCCGTCGTGCGAGAACACGTCGAAGGGGGACAGGTTCTTCTCCCGCACGATGATGGGGAAGACGACCAGGCTCTTCTGCTTGATCGCTGCGTCCTTCTCCATGCCCATCGGGTAGACCAGCAGCTTGCCGATCCCGTAGCCGCGGCTCCCGTCCACGCGCTCCAGCTCCGCGTCCATCTCGAAGGACTTGAGGAAGGGCATGTCCTTGTAGGCGGCGGAGATGATCTCAGGAGCCCAGTCCGTGGGCTCCTTCTGGAGCCGGGTGTCCAGGGCCACCTTCTCGATCCCCACGGAGGTGTCGACAGTCAGGCTGATGTGCATGGGAGATCCTTAGAAGTGGGAGGTGACTTCGTCGATGGTGTCTTCCACCTGAGCACGCCTCGTATCCTGACCGTCAGTGTGCTCGCTAACGGTCACGCCGATCAAGTCGAAGAAGGACTGCAGGTGGTTGATGGGGTTGTCGGCGGTCACGACGCCTACGATACCACCGAAGATAGCCTCTGATCCCAGATCGGGCTTGTTGTCTCCGGCGAGGGCCTCGGCGATGAAGTTGTTCATGCCTCCGGTCGCGCTGTCGGGATCTCCAGCATCCAGAGGGCCTACCTGGATCCAGATGAAGTTCCCGCCCTCGAGGAGAGTGGCCAACGCCAGGAGCTGTTGGATGATGTCTCCGACCTCGATGGCGAGCTCGGCCAAGATCTCCGCCTTCTTCGCCAGCAGCTCGGCCAGCTCCTCCAGGGGGTTGCCGCCCGGCATGCGTAGAGCGTCGACGACAGCACGCAGACGCTCCAGCAGAGCATGGATAGGCGGAAAGATCCGAGCCATCGGGATCGACATCCACTTCGGGAAGGAGCCGGGCTTGAAGGACCAGTCGTTGATGGTCTCGTCGAACTCGTCTCCGAGGGCCATCTGAATGGCGTCCTTGACAGAGTTCGGGCTCTTCACCCAGAGGTGCACCGCCTCGGAGTAAAGAGCGGACTTGGCCCTCATCAGCGCCCTCGTCTGGGCGGGTCCGTCGAGCTTGGCCTGGTCGAAGATCTCCTTGGCGTCGCTGAAGTCCGTCAAGGCGTCCAGCAGCTCTGTGATGTCTCCGATGTTGTCGAAGGACGGGACGCCGAGGACGTAGATGAACCCCGCCACCATGGTCTCGCTGTCCGTGAGAGGTCGGAAGGGATCCGCCTCGTTCTGTGCACTGGCCGCGATGTCCAGGAGCCAGCCATCGAGACCCGTTGCCTTCCAGGGGAGATCACGCGCCTCAGTCCAGTTCGGAACTCCTCTTCTCCTGTCGTAGGGCACCGTCTCGATGTCCCAGACCCACTCCGGGTTCCAGGTCATGTTGACGTGAAAGGCCAGCGCCGCGTTGGTCTGGAGGATGTCGAGGATCATCGCTTCGAGCGTGTCGATCGTAGCGTTGAGGATCGCCGTGATGATGTCGCTGTCCGGCAGCAGGAAGGCTGCGATCACGCGCAGGGCAGCCGCCACCGCTGTCAGGAAGCCGGCGACGGTGTTGGAGGCGCTCTCGACGGTCTCCGCCAGGCTCTCGACTGGCGAGAGATCGATCCCGGTGAGTGGACTCCATTCAGCCACGGGACTTCGCCGCCTGCTTCAAGAGCTGCTCCGCCTTCCGAGCCTCCACGAGAGCCTGCTCCTCCAGGTGCTTCTGGACCGGACGGAGGCTCTCCGCCAAGGCCCGGAGGGAGCTGGGCTTGACGTTCTTGGCCCACTTCGGCTTCTGATCACTCACACCACGCTCCCGGTCACCACACCAGCTGCCGCCGAAGGCGACGCCCCTCCAACGTAAGGCACGGAGGACGTCAGCGTCGAGAGGCCCAGGGCGTAGGCGTCTGCATAGTAGGGGATCGACGCCGCGAGGTCCGCATTGATCGGTGTTCCCGGCACGTCCTCCTGACCGAAGACCCCCGTGGCCTGCAGAGCAGCAGGGAGGGTCGTCAGCAGGCTGCCCAGCGCGGTGGCGTAGATGTCTGGGTTCGAGGCGATCACGAAGACCGCTGTCCCGGTACCCACCGTCGTGGACGTGTCCCCCTGCAGGAGGGCCAGGGCCGGGATGTTGAAGAGCATGTTCTGGATGACGGACTGGGCGAACAGCGCCGAGCTCGCCCCGACCCAGGCCGAGGAGGCCAGGAAGGCGGCCGCGGCTGACGGAGCTCCAGGCAGGGTGAAGGCGAAGGGCGCGGCTGTACCTCCGGGAGCGGCTGTGCCGGAGATCGCGCCCTTCCACTTGAGCGTCGAGATGGTGGTGGCCAGGCCGCTGGCCAGTCCCTCGATCAGCTTCTGAGCTGGGTTGTGGGTCACGACCCCGGTGGCGGCGTTGCTCCTCATGGCGACCGCAGCGGTGGGGAAGAGTGCGACGTGGCCGGTGAAGGTCAGATCGGCCAGGCCTGACCCTGTCAGAGGCATCAGAGGCTCTCACTGACGAATGTTGAGGGCAGAGCCACGGGGCTCGGGATGCCGCTGGCGCCGACTGAGCTCGCTCCCAGGATGGGAGCACCCGTCACGTAGTCGACGGGGTGGGTGAGGGTGGTGACGACTGCGCCGGCGGCGCCCGCCATGCCCATGAAGACTGTCCCAAGCTGGTCGATCGAAATCTCCCCAGCCGCTGTGGTGATCTGGATTCCAGTGGCGTTGATCTCCACCTTGGACAACTCGCCGAGCATGTTCTCCAAGAAGATGGCTCCGGTAGGGGAGATCCGAATCTCTCCGAAGGGGGCCAGCTTCGTGAGCCCCATCGTGATGCGGAGGTCGCTGGTGATTCCGTGGATGCCGATCTCACCTTGGTTGCAGGTGAGCTGGTAGCCCACATCCTCGCCGGAGAGCCAGTTGGCGTTGGTGATCGTGACCTCCTTCTTCCCGCTGATGATCTCCTTCGTGTTCCCTCCGACCTTCTCTCGGTAGTCGGCACCGGCGGTGATCTGAGCTGTGCCCGTGGCGACCTCCGCCAGGTCTCCGTTGACTGTCCTCTCGACTGCGCCCTTGATCTCTTCAGTGAGCCTGCCCGTGGTCCTGGTGACGGGTCCGCTGATCGTCTCCGTCAGGCTGCCGTTCACCGAAACCGCCCTGTCCGTACCCACGCTGAGGGAGTCGGACCTGTGCACGACCACGTTCCTGGAGCCGTAGTCGACGGAGCTGATGCCTCGAACCTGCTGGAAGAAGTCCGCAGCGATGAACTCGATCTTCTTCCCCTCCAGGTTGACGAACTCGCCTCCGCCCTGGATCCTCTGGCAGTTGCCGTCCTTGTCGATCCAGACCTGGTAGTTGTTGTTGATCAGCAGACGGCCGACGATCTGGCCGTTGCTGCCGTTGATGACCGCCTGGGCGTCCTCGTCAGAGATACGACCCAGCCCCAGGTCGATCATGGGGTCCTCGTCGGAGAACTCCTTGACCTGCAGCCGGAACTCGACCGGGTCCTTTCCCGAGCCGTGGGAGTCGTCGCTGGTCCTGGACTTCCACTCGAGCTTGCCGCCGGCGGCGTTCTGCTCCCAGTTCGAGAAGAACTCCCGGATGGTGTCCTGCAGAGGGAGGTAGATCCTCTGGCTCATCTGCGTGGAGCCGATCTCCAAAGAGCCGCCCTTGCGCAGGATGATGAAGGGGTTGGACCCCGGCCCGGAGATCATCTGATCGCCCTGACCGAGCACCGGCCTGTTCATCCGGTGGTCGTTGGGGTCCTCCTCGTCGTCCGCGTCGTCGAGCTGCCTGGGGAGGCTGGCGCCGGCCATGATGAAGGGGGCCTTCTGGTCGCTGGGGCGGCAGAGCCAGACGGGCGTGTTGACCTCCGGCATGAAGAAGTTGCCCTGGCCGTCCGCCCCCACGTTCATGGGGTTGATCGGGACGCCCTCGTGGACGCAGTTGTCCGGCGTCACCACCGTGCACGTGTAGGAGGTGTTGTTCACCTCCTGGATCATCCCCATCGTCACCTTGGACTGGTGCTGGTGGATGTTCGTGGATCCCTGGAATCGCCTCTTCCACATCAGTACTGCCCTGCCCAGTCCTTCCCGAGTACCTCCTCACCCTTGCCGAATTCGGAGGCATGCGCCGCCGCGGGGATCGGATGGTAGCCGTGGATGTCGCTCTTCCAGCCCTCTCGTACCGCACGCTCCATGGTGTCGTTGAGCTTCTGGAAGTTCAAGCGTGCCATCCAGTCCTCCTGCATGGCCAGCGGCATCTGCCCGACACCCTTGAGGGTGGGCGTGTATCGCACGTCCTTCTTGGACGGACCGGACACGTCGTTCCAGTGCTTGATCTCACTGATGCGTCGGAAGTCACCCGGCGACCAGTCCGGGTTGTCCCCAGGGTCGTCGACCTCCGCCAGGTTGGTGATGGCGCGGACGATGACCTCGATGTTGCGGCGCTTCACCTTGGCCGCGTTGTTGTGCAGGACGCTCTCGATCTCGTCCGACATCAGGTCCTGCACGTCCTCGACGTCGCGGAGCTCCAGGAGCTTCCGGGGATCGACCACGCCATCCGAGAGCGCGTCGCCCTTCCGGACCTCCTGTCCACGGCGCACCATGAGCTCGTGATCACCTCGGACGTAGTGCTTCTTCCCTCCGATCTCCACGTCCCAGCCGCCCTGGGGAGCTTGCCGGACCGTGGACACCTTCCCGCCCCTCTCAGCCAGCGGGGCCGAGTCCGGGAGGTTCTTGGGCAGCGTCAGGAGGTTGTTCAGGGTCTGGAAGGTGTTCGCGGAGCGGGCTGACCGGCCCTTGGCGATGCCTCCGGTGTGGAAGGTGTTGAGGCTGAGCTGGACGCTGGGCTCTCCCACGGCCTGACCGGCGATGACGCCGATGTTGGTGCCGATGTCCGACTCCTTCCCCATCTCGTTGAGGCCCAGGCACTTCTGGCACACCCCGTTCTTGGCCCGGCACCGGAGGGGAGAGCGGACGGGGAGGTCGGACCTCTTCGACTTGCGGGCAGCGGCGACCACGCTGGGCGTGACCATCGACCCGGCCTTGTGGACCTTGCCGTCGAGCTTCACTGAGGTGGAGAGGTAGCGGTCGACCAGGTCCCTGTTGTCCAGGTCCAGCTTGATCCCCGCGGTGGTCCCGCAGTCGCCCTTGGAGACGACCTGGTCCATCGTGGTGTTGTTGATCCGCTTGGACAGGTAGCCGGGGTCGCGGACGCCCTGCACCTTCTGCACAGCGCCCTTCCGAGCTCCGTGCATCGTGGTCCAGTAGGAGCCCAGGTCCATGCCCTCCGAGTAGCTCCGGTCGATCATGAACGGGACCACCCGGCTCTTGGCGTCCATCACCAGCGCAGGGGTGCTGATGATCTGCTTGAGCTGCTCAGGCTTCCCTCGGGATCCGGAGATCACCATCTCGTAGATGTTGGTGGGGTTGTCCCTGAGCGCCAGATCGCTGAGCCTGTCGATCTCGTCGTCCACCTTCTGCAGGTGAGCGATGGCCTTCGCCTTGCCCTTCTTCTTGTCCTTGGTCGTGGACCGGATCCGGTCGGCCTCGCGCTGAGCCCCGTCGATCATCTTGTCTCGCTGGGACTTGTTGACCACCTGGAAGTCGTCCAGGCCGATGGAGAAGCCGATCTCGTAGCTGTGGTCGTTGCCGATGTCCTTGAAGCGGTTGGAGACCTCGGCGTAGAGGTCCGGGTGGTTCTTGGCGATGTCGGCCAGGATGGTCTTGGTCCCACCCTTGTCCATCAGCCGCATCTTGCCGACAGGCTTCTTCCCGGTCTCACGCATCTCGGCAGGGAGCACGGCCTCGATCTCCAGACGACCCAGGGTGGTCGGGTCTCCACCCACCTTGATCTGGTCTGTGAGCTTGATCTTGCCCTGCATCTTGGCCCGCCGGGCGTCGTGCATGTCCTTGAAGGCGTGGGAGGTCTTCCTGCCCGGCTTGCTCGCCAGGTACATCCCCAGGAGGGCTTCATGCCCTGGGGTATACATGACGGATCCGTCGGTCGGGTTGAACAGGTTGTTCGAGGGGAACATCTGCGTCGCCTCCCGAGCCGCCTTGCTGGTGACCGGCAGGTAGACGCTCATGGCGTCGCCGTCGAAGTCGGCGTTGTAGCCGGACGTGACCAGCGGGTGGATCTCCAGGGCGTTGCCCTTCACGATCCGAGGCTTGAAGGCCATGACGTTGAACTTGTGCAGCGACGGGTCCCGCTTGAGCAGGATCGGCCGGTCCTTCATGACCCGCTCGAGGGTCTTCTGGGCGGGCACGGACTTCTTGTTGATGGCCTCCCTGGCATCCAGTGGGTTCCAGTTCATCCGGACGAGCTCGCGCTGGACGTAGGGCGCGTAGAGGCCCCAGGCGATCTTCTCGGGGACGCCCAGCTCGTCGATGCCCTGGTGGGGCTCAGGGATGATGATGGACCGGCCCGAGTAGGCCTGCCGCCTCTTGATCAGCGTCTTCTGGAAGTAGCCGTTCTTGGACCGCCCCTTGCGGGAGCCGTCCTTGCTCTTGGTCTGCCCGGAGATGATGTCCAGGACACCGCGGTACTCGCGGGTGAGGCTGGGCCCGTTGCCGTTGAGCGCCGAGAGCGCGTCGTAGACGGCGACCCGGTCCTCGGCCAGGCCGTACGACGGGATCCCAGCCTTCTTGGCGTCGGTCATGGTCTGGTTGACCGTGCCCAGGTCCTTGTAGAGGTAGTTCAGATCCGTGTTGGAGAGGGAGCCGTCGTCGTTGACCACCGGCGGGCGGAAGACGGGGGGCAGGACCGGGACCGCCCGCATCATGTAGATCGAGGGGTCGAGGTTGTTGTCCTCGAGCATCTTGAAGACGCGGAGCCGCTTGTGGACCTTGGAGCGCGACCCGGCCTTCAGGCGCTTGGCCCGCTCCTCCAGCTCTGCTCGCTCCTTCTTCACGTCGACCTGCTTGAGCATCTCCTCGAAGGCGGCGCCGCCGACCTTGCCGTTGACCTTGACCTCCCCGGCCAGGATCTTGCGGTAGCGGGTCTTGTCGATGTCGAGGACCTTCTGGACGGCCTCCTCGAACAGGGGGTTGGGGAGGGGCTCCGCGAGCTCGATGTGGCTCCACTTCGTGCCGTTGAGTCCCCCGGTGGTGGCCGGGTCGAAGATCCGTCCCACCTCCGGCTTGATGTCCTTCCCCATGACGGCGCGGTTGGGCTTCGTGAGCTTGCCCGAGCTCATCTTGCGGACCTGGGCCTCCGTGAAGGGCATCAGGGAGATCTGCGACCCCTCCTTCACGGGGTTCACCCGCATGGAGCGGAGGTAGTTCTCGAACTTGTCGTAGGCGAAGGGGACCTTGGCCGGAGGGATCCGCTTGTTGTCCCGGATGGCGTCCCAGAGCGCGTCGTTGCGCGTGCTCTTGTAGGCGTACATCTCGTGGAGGTTGTCGCGGGCGCCGTGGGCCAGCATGGCGTAGAGCCCCAGCTCGCCCAGGGACTGACCGCCGTGCGGAGCTCCTCCTGTCGGGGCGTGGTGCACGTCCCACCCAGCTCCGGGGTCTCCGGACCTGACGGCGATCTTCTTGCCCGCCTGGTGCTTGAGCTTCACGATGTACTGGCGGCCGGTCAGCACGTCCTGATCGAAGGGCTTCCCCGTCTTGGGGTTGATCAAGGACTCCTTGTCCGTGAGCCCCAGGGCTGCCAGGTCCTTCTTGACCATGGCGAGGTAGTCGGTGTCGCCGTCGAAGTTCCTGACCCGGTAGGTCTCGCCGGTCTTCTCTGCGACCTTGCCGGCCGCGGTCTCCAGGACCTGACCCAGGTTGATGCGCCCAGGCACGCCCAGAGGGTTCAGGGCGATCTCGACGTGCTTGTTCTCGCCGTCCTCGTCCATGAACGGCATCTCCGCATCCGGGACGATGCGGGTGATCACGCCCTTGTTTCCGTGTCGGCCGACGAGCTTGTCTCCGATCTGCGCAGGCTCCTCGGTCTTCACGTAGACCATGATGCTGCCGTCGCTGCGGCGCACCACGTCGCTGACCACTCCGGGGTAGGGCTTGTCCCAGGTCATCGAGCGGTTCCGGAACTTCCTGCTCCGCCCGCGCCGGAACTCTCGGATGTCCTTGAGCTGCTGGCTGGGCGTCGGCGGCTTGAGCACCAGTACCAGCGGGTCACCCTCGACGACCTTGGAACCGATCTTGATCCGTCCATCGTCGTCGATGCTGGCCAGCTGATCCTTGTCGAAGTCGCTGGGGTACTGAGACAAGAACTTCTTCCGCTCGGTGATCGCCAGCTTGTCCAGGCGTGCCTGGTTCGGGTGCACGTGGAGCGAGGTCAGCTTCTTCGCCGCCGTCTCGCTGATGACGATCCCATCCTCGAAGTTGTAGCCCTGGAACGGGATGTAGGCGGCCCGGAGGTTGGTGCCCAGGGCCAGGGTACCGTCCTTGGTGAAGGTGGAGTCGACGAGGAGGTCCCCCTCCGCGACCTTGTCTCCGGCCTTGACCTTGACCTCGGAGTCGTAGAGCGAGCCGCCCGGCAGGGCGAAGTCCCGGTAAAACTGGACCTCGTGCTTCTTCCCCTTGCGGTCCTTGATGATCACCGCGTCCTTCCGGACCTGGTCGACGGTGCCTGCGATCGGTGCCTTCCGCGCCGAGTACTCTCCGAAGATCTCCTCGAACGACTGGTCGCCGTCTGTCTGCACCTGGACCAGGGGAGCCTCCCGCTCCTTCAGAGGCACGGCCTGCTCCGCCTGCTTGGCGGCAGTCATGGCCCGGTTGCCCTGGTTGTTCTGCAGGAAGGGCACCAGGTTCGAGCTCACCCCGAACACAGCCCGCGGGCTGGGGAGGATGTAGTCGACCTCCTTGGGGCTCACGTAGGTGATCTCCCCATCCCGGAGTGCCTTGACCCGCTTCCCACGAGCCTTGCGCCCCTTGTACTGGTCCGGGAAGGAGATCACCTTTCCAGCGGTGTCCGCCGGCGACAGCTTCTCGGTCCTGCCGGTCCTGGCGTTCTTGAAGCGGGAGACGACGGTGTCGCCCTTCTTCTCCGTGCCGAGGGCCAGGGACAGGGTGATGCCCGTCTTGTCGCCCTCCGGCGTCCTCACGGGGTCCAGGAAGCCGAACTGGCTGGCGTTCAGGAGCTTGGCCTCGTCCAGGACGGCGAAGGGGTTGGCGATGCCTCCCTGCTCTCCTAGGATGGTCGTGGCGGTCTGCCCGGCCAGCATCCCGAGCGGGTTGGTCTGGTCCGGCTCGTTGGCGAGGCTCTGGCTGAAGAACTTCTTGATCGACGGCGTGACGGTCCCGGAGGGGACCACCTTCTTCAGATTGCGCCGCTTGTCGATGTTCCACCGGATCTTCCGCTGGATGGTCGAGGCGTCCCTCCGGATGCGTCCTGAGATCAGGTCCTCAGCCGCGTTGACCGACTGGAATTCCATCGAGGACTTGTTGTCCGGCTCGCGGTCGCCGCGGGAGATGGACAGGAGCTGCTTCGAGGATTCGATCAGCGTGTCACCGTCCACGCTCTTGAAGCCCTTGCCCAGGGTCCGCTTGGTGGTCTGCTGGTCGACTTCCGTGCGGGCCAGGTGCTCGGCGAACAGGCCGGCGTGCTCGGCGGGGTTCTCCGGCAGAGATCCGTGCACGGCCTTGTAGAACTTGCCGTAGACCCGCTCGGGCTTGGAGTAGCGCTTGTTGCGCTCGAGCAGCTTCTTCCCCCAGGCGCGCTCCAGGGCATCGTCGGAGACGCCCGCCGACTTGAGCAGGGGGTAGGCCGCCATCTTCGAGGTGCCGACGTGCACCAGGAACAGCGCTCGCTTCGGATCAAACTCCATCTTGAAGGAGCGGCCGCGCCTCCCCTCCTGTCCGGTGAGGGCCTCGTGGTTCCCGAGGTTGAACTCCGCGTAGAGCTTGTCGTCTCGGCTCCTCCGGTGGTAGACGCCGGGCCGGAGACGGAGCTGGTTGAAGATCTGGTACTCGCTGCCCTTGTGGATGTAGCCGAATCGGTCTGTAGTCCGGGGGAGGTGCCCGACGATCACCTTCTTCCTGTCGATCTCCTTCATGTCGCCGTCACGGCCCTTCCGCATCAGGGACATGTCCGCGTAGATCGGCACCTGCCAGGACTTCCCGCTTCGGATGGCCTTCTGCTGGTCCCGCAGGTCGGAGGCACTCTTGGTGTCCCTCACCTCGACGGAGTGGACCACCAGCTTGGAGTTCTTGGTCTCAACCTGGAGCGCCTCCTCGACAGCCTCCGAGACCTTCGCGGAGAGCGCCTCGAACTGCTGATCCGGATTGAGGTGGGGCATGTTGATCCAGAGAAGAGGGTGCCGTCATTCTGGCATAAGAGCCATGAAAGTAACCTGGAGGAAGAAGCCTATGGGCAAGGACAAGGACCCCCGCGAGGAGTCCAAGAAGCGTTTCGGCAAGCTCAACGACCGGATCACCAAGAACCTGTACCCCGACAAGGACGACAGGGACAAGGACGACAAGGACAAGGGCGGCCGATGATCTACTGCTTCATGTGGGGCGTCGCCGTCGGCGTCGCTTTCGGCATCGCCGACAGCTGATCAGATCCCCGCGCCACCTGCGCGACGTGGAGGACGCTGCTCTGGGAGCGGCTGCTGCTCCAAGGCGGTCATGACCGCCATCTTCTGCTGGACCAGCTCAGAGAGCCTCGGGCTCTGCTGCGCCATGTTCTGCAGGTAGCCGGCCCTCTCCTGGTCCGGCATCCGCGAAAGCCTCTTCGCGAGGGCCTCAGCGTAATCGATGAGGTTGACCCCGCCGCCCTGAGGCGGCTGACCGGCTGCGGGGTTTCCTTCGGGTGTAGGTCCGGGCTGCGCGGCCATCCCCTGCGGGTGCTGCATGCCAGGCATGCCACCCTTCTCCTGCATCTTCTTCTGGGCCTCCTGCATCTTCTTCTGGGCTTCGATCTGGTACTTGGTCTGGATCTGCTGCATCTCGCCCTGGATCTCAGCCTTGTAGAGCGAGTCGAGCTTGGCCACCTCGAGGTTGCGCCTGAGCTCCGTCTCGATGAGCCTCGTCTCGTCCAGGGCGTCCTTGTCGAACTCGGACAGCAGGGTCTTGTCGCTGATCTTCTTGAGCTGGTTGAGGCTCATGAGCAGCTGCTTGGACTGGAGGTCATCCGCCATCTTGAAGGCCTTCATGTGGGCCTTGGGCTGCTTCCAGGACATGAAGCGGGCGATGTTGGGCAGCAGGAAGTGGTTGAGGAAGCGGTGGTGCTCCTCCCGGTAGTTCAGGAACCGGTTCTCCAGCATCCGGAGGGTCACGCTCGACCCGGTCCAGCTCATGCCTCCGAAGACGAACTCCTGCGGAGCTCCCATGCCGGTGATGATGTGCTCAGACCAGACCCGGATCTCCTGGGTCGGCATGAGGGACCGGCCGTCGCCGCCGATGCGAGTGTGCCCGATGGGCAGCGGCATGATCGGCTTGTAGTTCGGGTCCTGCCGCCAGCGCTTCAGCTCCACCTCGACCCGACGCTTCCAGTCGGACAGGTTGACCATCGTGTACGGGCTGGCGTTCGGATCCTGTGTCGAGGGGAACAGAACGTCGAGCGGGACCAGGTGCTCGAGCATGACGGCCTCGTTGGCCTTCTTGAGCACCTGCAGGTAGAAGCTGTCCTTCAAGGCCGGCAGGATCGGCGGGTAGGCCCAACCGGAGTCGTTGTCCTGCACCGAGGGCGTCGGCGCCTTGAAGTGGTAGAGGTTCCGCTCGACGAGCTCGATCGGGCGGCGAGTCTTCATCGCCTTGATGAAGGAGTCCGGCATCTCCTCGAGGTAGTGCCGGTGCTTGGTCAGAACCCGCTTCCTGATCCGCGCCGGGATGTTGTAGTAGTACCGGGTCCGCTGGGTGATCGGGTTGAAGTCGATGTCGACGTCAGACGGGTTCCACCGCAGGAGCTTGATGTCCCGGTAGGAGTGGTACCACTTGTCGTCGACCTTGGCGGGGCCGTTGTGGAAGCACGTCGGGCAGTTCAGCGTGTACTTCCAGCTGGAGAAGTCCCACTGGACCTTGAACTTCAGCCTCTTGATCCGCTTGCTGAATCCGCAGTTCCTGCACGTCAGGTACTTGTGGAACGGGTAGACGATCGACACCAGGCAGTTGCCGTAGGCGTGGTAGTCGAGGCCGGCCTCGACCTGGAAGCGGTGGATGTCCAGGACGTTGTAGAGGAGGTCCTCCCACCGCTTCTTCTGGTGATCGAAGCCCTCTCGCTCGTCGTAGTCGAGGATCACCCGCGTGATCGGGTACTCCGCCATCTTGCGGATCACCGCACTGATCAGCGGGTTGGCCAGGGCGTGGTAGCGGCACCACCGGAACAGGTGCTTGACCGTGCTCGGCAGGTCCATGTGCGCCACGTCCCACCAGGGGGACGGGTAGCGGAAGTTGGACGTGCGCCCGTCCAAGTTCCCATGCTTGTAGCCTGAGAACCTGAAAGAGCTGCCTGGTCCGAACGTGCCGCCGAGAGCCATGAACGTCTACCCCTGCACCCTACGGGCTGTGATCTTGGTGGAGGGTGTCTTCTTGGACTTGCCTCGGATCTTCTTCTTCTGATCCTGCATCTTCTTGATGGCGTAGACGCTCCCCGCGGGGATGGCAGCGTAGGTGCCGAAGGCGAGTCCGGTGCGGCCCAGGTACTTGGGGATGCGCTTCATCCCGGCCTTCCGGGCAACCATGCGAGCTCCTCGAGCTGTCGCCCGAGCCTCCTCTGCCACCATTGGCGCCTGACTGGCTGCGGAGATCCCGGTGATCGCCTGCCCCTCTCGGATCGCCTTGAGACGCTCCTCCTTGGACATGTTCCCCTTGTCGCGGGTAGCTCTGTGGATCCCCACACCAGTCCCGAGTAGGGAGGGGATCATCATCAGCTTGCTCGCCTGGTAGGCGCGGGTGTTGTGCATGACCTTGTTCCCCGTCGCGTGCCCAGCTTCATGGGCCAGGGCGTCGAGGCTCATGTTCTTGGGGCCGATGACGGAGTTGGGCTTCAGTCCCATCCGCTTGAGCTGTTCGGCCTGGGAAGTGGTCAGGTTCTTCCGCTTCGTGATGTAGGCCGGAGAGCCGTACTCGCCGCGCTCTACGCCCTTGGCCTTCAGCTTGGCCTCGATGGCGTCGATGGCCTTCTGGTCCTTCTCGGTGGACCTTCCCAGAGCTTTCAGGGCTGCCACGCCGACGCCCGTCTGTCCGAGGAGGGACAGGAGGGGGATCTTCGCTGGATGGCTCAGAGAATCGTCAGCGGCGATCTTGGCCAGCTCCAGACCGAAGTAGTCCAGAACGTCCATGATCAGCCCCCACCCGACTTCTTCTTCTTCTTCTTCTTCTCGGAGCCACCGCGAGCCTGGGCCAGCTCCAGCTTGTGTCGAGCCTCTATGATCTTCTGCTTCTGGGTCTTGTTCTTGCCGTGAGCCAGGTAGGCGCCGGCGGCGCCGCCGACGCCCGCACCCACGAAACTCAGCGGGTTGATACGCCCGCCTCCGACCGCGGTACCGAGGTAGCCGCCGGCGATCTGACCTCCCAAGGCACCACCCCAGGAGCGGGCCCTCTTGCCCTTCTCAGCACCGACAGGGGCTCCGAGGGCAAGGATGCCGGGGATGGCACCGCCGACGGCTGCGCCTTCGCGAGAGCCGGCGATCTTGGTGAGTTCATCGTTGAACGCGAGGAAGAGTCGAGGGTTCACAGCTGGAGCTCCTTGATCTGCTGATCGATGAGGCGATTGTAGCCTGCCAGCGTCTCTCGGACACTGATCACGTTGTTGACCTGGACGTCGACGAAGTCCTGGGGATCTTGAATCATTCCGCTGGACCTGTCCAGCCGAGCTCGCACAGCATCGTGGTCTCGGACGATCCGCCGACCACGATCATACTCATCCAGCTCGTGTTGGAGGATGTCAAGGGGCTCCTCCAGGAACCATGTAGCATCCTCCAGGCAGCAGGACAGGGCGTAGCCCGTGACCTCGCCTGAGAACTCGTGCTCCTTGATCAGGGCAGCGGTGGTCAGGATGACTGCGATGCTCTCCGCCTCCAGAGGCTGGAAGTGCGAGAAGACTGGGATCTCCCCCACCAGAGCCAGGCCACAGTTCTCGAAGATCTCCATGTGGAGCCAGAAGCCGTCGTGCCCCGCCATGATCCTGGCAGCCTGGATGCGTTCCCAGGTCAGCGGTCCGGGATCTCCCCACCGCTCGCCCAGCTCCAAGCGCAAAGCGACCGAGTCCCAGGCGAGGAACTCAGGTCCGAGCTCCCTCAGCAGGAACTTCAGCAGCGGGTAGAGGTGCAGTCCGCGCTCGTCGTCGAGCAGCCGCACCCGCCTGGCGACGGCTTGGGTCATGTGTTCAAGAGTCCCTGTAGACGGCGGTCCTCCATGGACTTGTACCTGTCGGTGATCTTCTTGGAAGCCCCCATGTTGCGAGACCTGACGGAGTGCCAAGAAGCTCGGTCGAGTGCCTGGGCAGCTGGCTTCACGTTGGGCTTCACTCCAGCCCCGCCGTGGGCGCGGGCCATGGACCGCCAGCTCATGGACTCGTGAGGCCGTACCGACTTCAAGAACGACTTCGCCCTGGCGTTCATCGTCCCGATCTTCTCGAGCTCGTCAGAGAAGGCGTGCATCAGAAGCGGGTTCATGGTCAGCTCCGAGCCTCGGTGGCGAGGCGGGCCAGGGTCACCTTGTCAGGAGCAGGCATCGAGTTGAAGACGGCGACTGGGTTCTTGCAGAAGCCCTGCCGGACCTTGGCGCCGAAGGCCTGCTCGACGAGCTCGGGGCACTTCTCGGCCAGGTGGCAGATGTCGGCGTCGGTGGTGCGCTCGACGCCGGCCTTCAGGATCTTGCTGGGGGCGTCACTCGACGCCGTCTTGCTCATCCCGAACTGGGTCGGACGCATGAAGAACGTCGAGTACCAGGGATCGGGGATGTGGCTGTTCCAGGCCTTGTCCAGTCCGCAGTCCCGGTCGAAGGTCTCCAAGGTCTGGGCGAAGGTCTCCGGATCCAGGTGATCCTTCGCGGCGGCCACCTTCTCCAGGAGGGACACGGCGTCCGGGTCGTTCATGTCCATGAGGTAGTGGTGCCGCACGTCGATGAAGGCCTGGAGCTGGTCGCTGTACCCAGGGCTGGCGTAGCTGGCGATGCCCGCGCCTACCGGCAGCCCTGCACGACCCTTCGCCGCGGCCGTCTTGACGGCGAACTCCCGGCGCTGGCGGAAGGTGAACTTGTGCTTCTCGGTGTCGAAGTACTTCTCGGCCGCCTCGGCGTTCTCGGCGTCCTTCAGCGGGTAGAGCTTCTCTCCGCTGGCGGTCTCCTCGAGGGCGTACTGCACCTCGGCCCGAGCGTCGGCGTCCTGCGTGGTCGGTCGGATGACCGCGGCGGGGCGATGGCGGGAGATGTCGACGACGTTGGTGGCGATGTCCTCGCTCTCGGCCAGCTTCTCGATCAGATCCGTGACCGGCATCCCGTAGGACTCCATGGCCATCTTGAGCATGACCGCCGCCGTCTTCTGCGCATCTCCGGGCAGAGCCTCGTGGGTGCCGTGGAAGTAGACCGAGCTCAGCCAGGCGTTCCCGGCGTCGCTGATCGGGTAGCGGGGGATGGTCTTGTCGCCGTCCACCATGACCACTGCGAACTGGTTGGGGTGAGCGTCGCGTGAGACCGCGGAGGCGGTCTTGACGAAGTCGGGGATCAGGCTCTGATCAGGGATCAGCTCCTTGAGAGTCCCGCCCATGTCGTCGTAGAAGTCGAGGACAGCAGCGCGCATCAGGTGTCTCCGGGAGAGCAGGATCTTCAGTCTACCTCGTATAAGAGGTCGACACGCACCCATAGCATCCAGCAGCCTCAGGAGGCGAGTAGATCCAATGAGCAGTAGTAACCAGAGCCTGTACCATCAGCTCCTGAAGAGGTCCAAGAGCGGAAGCTCCGAAGACAGCTCCAGCAAGGGCGGACGGTACGGGTTCGGAGGGTCCAAGGGTGGGGGCGGCCGCCGCTTCCACGGGACCACCAAGAAGAAGAAGAGTCAGGGGCAGGATCGAGAGAGGTCCAGGGACCGCGAGCATGCGGAACCTGTGATCCGCGAAGGGCGGGTCCTGCGAGCAGACGACACCGACAGGGACCTGGCGTACAGGCCCCCCGCACCGCGCCAGGATCAGGCCATCACCTGGCGTCCGCCCACCTTCGCCGACATCATGGTCGACCTGGGACTCCGCATCGTCGAGGTGGGCATCGCCTCCATGGCGCAGGAGATCGCCTACTTCTTCACCCGCCGCCGGTTCATGCCCAAGTACCTCCGGCAGGGTTGATGGATCGCTCCGATTCTGATAGCACATAGTATCACCCGCTATCAGGAGTCGGAGTGGCTGACAAGGAAGACCCTTACGTCCCGATGATGGCGTACCCACGACAGTCCCAGAAGGACTGGCTGGACGAGCTCAACAAGAAGACGCGGGTCCCTACGGCTGCCCGTGTCCGAGAAGCTCTCGACCTCTTGAAGGAGAAGCACTCGCCCCAGACCGTGAAGCCTCAGGAACAGGGGTAGACGACTGTGCTGGGGCCACTGATCTGCAAGCTCAGGAAGCGTCTGCCGCACTACGCGAAGGCGTCGAGGTTCGCCTCGGCCCTTGGATGCACCCGTGAGCACTATCGACGGATCGAGGCGGGGACCGGATTCCCTTCTCGGGCCTTGATGACGCGGATCATCGCAGAGTTGGAGGTCGGCGACGACCAAGCTGACGGCCTCTGGATTGCCTGGGGCCTGTCGAGCATCCCGAAGGGGGTGAGCGGCAACCTCCTGGTCCTGCGACGGGACCAGGCGGGACTTCAGACCACCCAGGCCGTCCTCGAGGAGCTCCTCCTCATGTACGACCTGAGCCCCGAAGACGGAGAAGACTTGAAGAAGATCATCACTGAGACCTTGACGAAGGAGGAGACCCTGTGGCGCGCCTGAGGCTCATGCGCCCGGACCGCGGCTACCGGAAGGACTTCCTCTGGCTGCCTAAGAAGAGCATCAAGAACCTGAGGGGGATGAAGTCCGCCCTCTCCTTCACCCGAGAAGGTGAAGCACCGATCTACGCCTGGGACGAGACGGACACGCACCTCATCGTCCCTCGGGAGTTCATCCCGGTCAGCCACTACCCGGAGCTGAACTTCGAGATCGAGGACCGCATCGACTGGGACTTCCCCCGCGTCGACTTCCGAGCCACCAGCACGCTGCGTGACGCCGTCCAGAACCTGGCCTTCAGCGCCTTGGTGGACAACGGCAGCGGCATCCTCTCCCTGAGCTGCGGCAAGGGGAAGACCGTGATCGGCCTGCACGCCGCGGCCGCCGTCGGGATGCCGACGATGATCGTGGTCAACACCTCCGACCTGGCTCATCAGTGGAAGAGCCGGATCATGGAGCACACGAACCTTCGAGAGAAGGACATCGGGTGGATTCAGGGCAAGAAGTGGGACTGGGAAGGCAAGGCGATCTGCATCGCCATGGTCCAGACCCTGTCCTCTCGGGTTGCTGAGATCCCCGCAGAGCTCAGCCGACACTTCGGCGTGGTGATCTACGACGAAGTGCACATCCTCGGAGCCCCCTACTTCAACCTGACCGCGGGGATCTTCAAGGGCATCCGGTGGGGACTCTCCGCGACCTGGGAGCGTAGCGATGGCCTCGAGCAGCTCTACATGTACCACCTCGGGGAGATCCTCTACGAGAACCTGGACCACGACATCATCCCTGAGATCTTCTTCATGCAGACCGGCGTGAAGTTCCCCAAGAAGATGGGGGAGATGAAGAAGCTCCGGGACGTGACGGGCGAGTTGTCCATCCCTAAGATCCACTCCTGGCTCTCAGAGCACCAAGGCCGGAACGCCTTCATCGGGGAGCAGCTCGACTCCGCCCTGGATGAGGGACGGAAGATCCTGGTCCTGGGCGAGCGCATCCCGCAGCTCCGGATGTTCCACGGCGCGTACAAGCCGAAGGCGGGGCTGATCTACGGCAAGGTGAAGGGGAAGGACCGCGAGGCCCAGCTCCAGAACTACGACGTGGTGTTCGCCATCGCAGCCCTCGCCAAGCAGGGACTCGACCGGAAGGAGCTGGACACCCTGTTCATCCTCCTGCCCTTCACCGACGAGGGGCGCTTCCGTCAGATGATGGGCAGGATCCAGAGGGCCTACAAGGACAAGTACCCGCCCTTCGTGATCATCTTCGAGGACGAGAACGTCAAGACCCACCAGAACATGTGCCGGAGGCTGCGCAGGCACCTCAACGCACTGAAGTACCCCTACCACATCGTGAAGGCAGCCTGATGGACTCAGACACCAAGATCGAGATGCTCCAGGCCTTGCGACTCCAGTACGTCGGTGGTCAGGACCCGGATGATCCGGAGTCGGTCATCTCCCCCTGCCAGCGATGCGACCTCTGCCGGCCCCGAGCTCGGCAGAGGACCCACGTAGTCTTCGGAGGTCCCAACGTCGACGCAGACGTGATGATCATCGGAGAGGCTCCCAGGGGGAAGGAGGACCGCTACAACGGCCTCTTCTGGGAGGACACCCCTGTCGGCGCCATGGTCGACAACTTCCTGAAGTCCATGAACGTCACCCGCGACGACGTGTGGTTCGACAGCATGGTCTCCTGCCGGGCGACGGAAGCGGGGGATGCCTCCAGGGACCGGCCGCCGAACAAGGACGAGCTCGCCGCCTGCCGGGAACGCCTCTACGAGGTGATCCGCATCGTGGACCCCAAGGTCGTCATCCTCCTGGGCAAGGCCGCCCTCAAGCTGGCCAAGAAGTGGGGGGACTACGAGGACAAGGAGCTGGTGCCCTGCAAGACGGGGATCACCTCCATCGCCCAGGAACCGGACCCCCTCCGCCTCTGCGTGGAGATCCCAGGCGTGCTGCGGCCCGTCCGCTTCTCGGCCTTCGCAACCTTCAACCCCGCCTACCTGCTCCGACTCAAGGACGCAGACCTGAAGCGGACGAATTCTGACCTGGAGATGGCCTGGCGGGTGTGGCGACACGCCTTCCGCATGGCCGACTCCTTCAACTACGTCTACGAGGGGACCATCCCCCCGCAGCGCGGCATCGACACGGAGTGACCCTTGAGCATTGAGACCAAGATCGCCGAGACCAAGAAGGCGATCATCAAGAAGGCCAAGGCCCTGGCCAACGTCCTGCAGACCCTCCGGGAGTCTGACGAGTACATCCAGGAGACCCAGGCCGACAAGGTGGCAGAGATCACCAAGCTGGAGAAGCGGCGGGAGGGCATCGACAACAAGATCGCCCAGCTCCGTCTGGCGATCGACGAGGCCGACCCCGAGAACACCCAGCTGGTCGAGGACAAGCAGAACGAGGCGGCTCGACTGGAGAAGGAGATCAAGGCCCTCGCCCACGGCATGCCCGTCGAGTGCCTGATGAAGAAGGGCTTCAAGGTCGTCGACGACGAGGACAACGTGTCCGTGTCCGTCACGGTCTCCAAGGCCCAGATCGTCACGGCCTTCAACGCCGAGGCCCTGCTCGAGGAGTTCCCCGAGCTCGTGGCTCAGGAGATCGACGGAGACTTCGTCGTGGTCCGCACCATCGACGCAGCTGTGCTGGAGCGCCTGGTCGAGCAGGAGGACGTCTCCAAGGACGTCTACAAGCACCGGACCACCGCCAAGGCCAAGAACCCCAGCGTCCGGATCGCAACGTGAGCGACTCCTCATCCCCCTACGGCTTCCTCAGGCGCAAGAAGGGGGCCCGAAAGCGGGCCTCCGTGACACCTCGGAACGAGGACGAGCGGGTCATCGCTGACCGCGAGACCACCGAAGACGGTGGCCAGGGCGTGCTCGCCACCCAGCCCATGGGGTCCGTCGGACTCTCCCTCACGGTCGGCATGAGCACGAAGTTCGCCCGCGAGAAGATCGAGATCACTGTCTGGGAGACCCAGCCGGTGTTCTTGGACCCGGCCGACAAGCGGCGGGCTCGCGAAGAGATCAACGCCAGCTTGACCAAGGAAGCCGCCGAGCGTCTCGACGCCGCGGTACGTGAGTTCTTCCCACACATGCTCGAGGACGACACCGATGCCGACTGAGTACCCTCCCGGAACCGGGCCCGTCATCAAGGGCGTCGGGGTCATGGAGCTCAACATCAAGCTGGGTGGACAGAACCCGGTGGTCTTCTACGGCGTCGCCTACCTGGACGGTGGCGGGCAGACGATGGGCCAGGTCCGCTGCAACGTGATGAGCCCGGAGGCGCAGGCGCTCCTGGACGCCTTCGTTACCCAGCTGGAGTCCGACTTCATCGAGGTCTCGGGCACTGAGCTCCACGATCCCGAGAGCATCATGGAACCCTCGGGAGACGGCCTGACCTACCCTGCGCCGTGAGGGAAGTAGGGTCGTTGACCGCCCGGTACTCGTCCAATAGGATGGGTGGGCTGAACTACTTCCGGCGCTGTTGCGGTCTTCGCAAACCTCCTTCAGCAGCGCCAGGAAGGCATACCCTTCGGAGCGGTAGATGAATCACGACATGGCGCTCGTTGCGCAGGTGTTGGAGACTGGGGACTACAAACAGGCCGTCAAGTCCGGCCTGAAGAAAGCGATGCTGGGCGACCGTGCAGCGCTGTACTGGGACATCCTCGGGGACTTCTACGAGGAGCACCGGAAGGTCCCCTCGGTGGACCTGTTCAAGTCCCTCTGCCCCGACTACGATCACCATCCGACCGACGATCCGATGGACTCGCTGGTGCAGGAGATCAAGACGATCTACCTGGGGTCGGAGCTCAACCGGATCCTGAACATCCTGGTGGACGAGAACTCCTCGGACCCCTGGGAGGCGAAGAAGACTCTGGTGCGCCTGGCAGACGAGGTCAACTCGCAGCACCAGCTCAGGAACACCAGGGTCGTGGCCGGCGAGAAGGGCGACTACGTCCTGAACATGCTGAGGCGCCTGCGCGACGGCACCGGGATGCTGGGCATGAAGTGGCCCTTCAAGGCGCTCAACGCCTGCACACCTGGGATCATGCCCGGCAACGTGATCTACCTCTACGGTCGGCAGAAGTCGAAGAAGACCTGGCTCCTCCTCCAGATGGCCCTCCACTTCTACTTCATGGGCCACCGCGTCCTGCTGTTCACAGGGGAGATGACCACGGAGGAGCTCCACTGGCGTCTGGCAGCTCTGGTCCTGGCGATCCCCCTCAACGACTTCAACAAGGGCAAGGTCACCCGCCTGGGCGAGGAGACCATCAAGGAGGTCATGGACGAGCTGCTCAAGACGGGGCGGCTGATCTTCTCCGAGAGCTACGAAGGCCTGGCCGAGTACAAGGCTGAGATCGAGGACGTGCAGCCGGACATCGTGCTGCATGACTACTGGAAGCTCATGGCCGACGACCTCATGGAGCACCGGAGGATCTCGGAGAAGGCCGCCGTCGACCGCACCATCGACGCCCTGGTCAAGTTCCACAGGAAGTGCAAGATCCCCGCCATCGTCTGCGGTCACGCCAACCGAGAGGGCGACAAGTCCAAGGGGAAGGGCAGCACCGAGCACGCGTGGAGTGACCACATCACTCGCCGCGTCCATGCTGCTCTGCGGGTGATCAAGAGCCCGGACGAGACCAAGCTGGGCATCGTCGTCAACGCAGGCCGGAACATGCCCGAGGACGTGGTCTTCACGCTGGACGGGACGCTCTGCTACAACTTCGGCGAGGAGCTGGACGTGGACCACAACTGGATCTGGACCAGTGACGCCGCGTCCGATGCCTCGTCGGCGAGTTCGACGAAGAAGGACAAGGAGCCCGCGTCCACGTCGGCGCTCGACGCCATCAAGAAGGGAGCCTTCAGGGGCTTCAAGAAGAAGAGGAGCTGAGACAGATCACAAGGGAGAGGAAGCGGCAATGAGCAGCCCTGTACGGCAGCTCGCGGAGCAGTATCTGCACAACGTCAGGCCGAGCGGGAGAGGCAACTTCCGTGCAGCTTGTCCGTTCCACGACAGCGCCTCCGCGAAGCGATCGTTCTACATCTACGGAAAGTCTGGAGGATGGGCCTGTTTCGGCTGCGGCCTGACAGGTACGCTTCCGAGTCTGCTCTACCGCCTTGGGATGTCCAGGGAGCGGGTAGATCAGGTTCTCAACGGCGTCAACTACTCCAGCTGGAAGCCGGAGTCTGCCGAGCGCCGCGGCCGCATCAAGGCCCAGGGATGGGACGTCCTGCCCGAGTTCATCTTGGGAGCCTGGGACTGGTGCCCCGAACGGATGATCTGGTGGGGCTTCTCCGAGGAGATCCTCCAGGAGTTCGACATCGGCTTCGACAAGGTCCGCAAGAGGATCACCTTCCCGATCCGCGACCACGCTGGCCGACTGGCTGGGGTGAGCGGCCGGGCCGAACCGGGAGGATTCCCCCGGTATAAGGTGTATGACGCGACCCCACCTTCCAACGGAGTGAGGGCCGGAGAGCTCTACGAGGTCCTCGAGAAGAAGGCCTACACTCCAGACAACCGGCGACACGTCTACGGACTCGACCGGTTCTACGCCGCCAGGCTGCTACGGCCTGACGAAGACCACCCTCCCCTCCTCCTGGTCGAGGGGTACAAGGGCACCCTCTGGATGGTCCAGAACGGGTTCGATCACACGGGAGGGCTACAAGGCTCCTCCCTGACCAGGCACCAGGAAGACGTCCTCGGAGCCATCCGAGGGACCAAGTACGTCCTGCTGGATCACGAGCCGGGGAAGGCCTTCCCCGACGAGAACGGGCGCTGCGCTGCGTACTGGATTACTGAACGCTTGTCCAGGTATGGTAAGGCGTTGGTCTGCCAGTACCCAGAGGGAACCGAACTCGGTACCAGCCCCGACGATCTCACCAAAGATCAGCTACAGCAGTTGGTTGACACAGCAACCACTACGGCGAAAGCCAACCTCCACAACCGCTCCGGCCTCGATGGCTGGACTCGCACAACAACGACAAGAAGGATCAGAACATCATGAGTGGATTCCACGCGTTCCGCAAGGCGCAGAAGAAGAGCAACGCCGCCTCCTCCGGTGGCGGGGGCCGCACCCCCTGGCAGTCCTACATCCTGAAGATGGACACCGGCGAGACCGCCGGCATCCGCGTCCTGTCGCCCGGCGACGAGGGCTTCTTCATCTTCAAGTCCCACGGCTTCCCGCAGCAGATCTGCACGGCGGAGCTCCCCGGCTTCGACGGCAAGTGCGTCTACTGCCACTACAACGAGCGGGACAAGGAGTTCCGTGACGCCTACTACGCGAAGGTCCGCACCGTCGCCTGCGTGGTCGACTTCCGCTACTTCCACTGGGACAACTCCGGTGAGAAGACCCTGGTGCACCCCTGCGCCGACGCCGAGCCGAACCCCAAGAAGGTCCGGTGCCGTCACTGCAAGAGCACCAACGCCGAGCTCAGCGCCCGCCACTTCGGTGGCCAGAAGCGCTGGGAGCTGACCAACGACCAGCGCGACCAGCTCGCTGAGGTCCACGGCAAGCTCCAGGCCGTCTGCGTGGCCCAGAGCGACGAGGACGATGCCGAGAGCGTCTGCGGCCAGCGGATCGACGTGCTGGGCTACCAGTGCGGCAACCCCGAGTGCTCCGAGCTCATCATCACCGAGCGCGACATGGAGACCCACGACATCTCCGAGGCGCTCGAAGACACCTACGAGTGTGAGGAGTGCAACCAGGAGAACTGGCTCGAGCCCATCCTGGTCTGCGAGTCTGGCGACCACGAGGCCGAGCCCGGCTCCATCTTCGGCAAGATCGTCGAGGTGACCTGCAGCGGCCGGACCGTGAAGACCAAGAGCGGTGACCGTACCCGCAAGTCCTACAACTTCGACCGCAACGTCGCCCCCTGGAGCCGGGTCGAGGACGACCTCGCCGCCTTCGGGCTGTCGGACGAGGAGATCGAGAAGACCTCCAAGCACGACGACCTGCTGAAGCGCTTCGCACCCTTCCGCCTCGACCCCGGCGAGTACGGCAACGAGGCCGAGTACGTGGTGGCCGTGCTGGAGAAGCAGGTCGAGAAGATCAACGACAAGGTCAAGAAGGAGCGCGACAAGATCTCGCTCCCCGATGGCTGGGGTGACAGCGACGACGGTGGCGGCGGCAAGCGCAGCACCGGCGGCCGCCCCTGGCAGCGCAAGCGGTCCTGATCTGCCCCCACGAGGTCGGTCTCGGCGGGCGCTGCCTGTCGGGGCCGACCTCACTGGAGACATGATGTTTACACCGCAGATCCAACGAGCATTGGGCGAGGGTTGCCTCCGCCTGATCAACGACAACCTCTACATCGGGAACGGCCGGTGGCTGTTCCGGCTCTACAGCCCTGAGCTGCACATCCCTCAGCAAGTCCTGGACCTGGCCCACACCGTCGAGGACCTGGAGGGGAACCACGTGCTCGACTACCGGGTCCTCAACGCCCGGTCGATCGACGTGAAGAACGAGAGCTTCCTCCCAGCCGGGATGCGGAAGCACCACCCCCTCTACATCCGACTGGACTCACGCCTACCCGCTGACGGCGACGAGATCGAGGAGATGTTCGAGAGCACCCGCGGGCACGCGGAGGAGCCGAGGCTCGACCTCATGTCCCTCTACCGCTCTGGCGAGATGCGCACCGTCTACGAAGGGGCGATGACCTACGACCCCAACAAGGAGCTGGGCGCCCGCCGGACCAAGCTCGCCAAGGCGTCCAAGGCGTCCGCCTACTTCTACGAGGGAGACGAGGTCGTCGTCGGAGTCCCCGCTGCTCTGATGGAGATGCTGTCCTCCCTGGACTTCGACCTCTGGATCCCGATGGAGAAGGAGAACGAGATCCCAACCATCGGAGGGTGGAACAACGAGCTGAGGGCTGAGATCCTCTTGGGCCCCGTCAGCGACCTCCACGTGACGCACACTCCCGACGGCCGGAAGCTCAACTCCCGCAAGGGGTGCATGCTCTGCTGGTGGACGGAGGAGCGGGCGATGCAGGAAGTCAACACCACTGTGGGCTTCGACCCGACCCGGTACGACCAGAAGAAGGTGATCTCCGCGTGGCTCTCCGGCGAGATCAACCACCCCCACATGGGCATCGATGCTCTTCGCTGGCAGGGTGTCCCTGAGGACATGATCCGGACCCACCTGGAGAAGGTCCAGGAAGCCTCCTGGCCTGTGATCTACAAGGGACACATGGAGACCGCTGACCGCCTCATGACGCGGATCATCGAAGAGACAGCGAGCGACAAGGTCATCCCGGACTGGCAGGTCCGGAGCTGGAAGTCGGAGCTGGAGAGGCTCTGCAACTTCATCGAGGCGATGCAGCCTCTGGTAGAGGAAGAGCTGAGTCTGGGAGTCATCCCGGAGATTGCAGAAGCCCTGCAGGAGGTTGAAGTCGCATGAGATTCCGCAGCGTTGCCCCGAACCCGATCTACGTGGACACACCGGAGCTGGTGGAGTCCTGCCTCAAGCGGTGCTTCCGCTCCAGCCTCCTCGCCATCGACACCGAGACCATGGGTCGGGAGAAGGACGGCTACCTGAAGCTGGACGACCAGGTCGTCAACATGGGGCTGAGTCCGGACGAGGGGAGTCGCTTCTTCGTCCCCCGCCGGCTGCTCCACCACTTCCGGGTCCTCCTGGCGGATTCGTCCATCCCGAAGGCGCTGCACAACTACAAGTTCGACGCGCACCGGCTGGCCAACGCAGGCTGCGAGATCGAAGGACCCCTCTGGGAGACTCTGATCTTCGACTTCCTCTACGACGAGGACATCCGGGAGAATCGGCACGGTCTCGATCAGTGCTCGATGGACTACTTCGAGATCCCGATGGCCAAGTACGCGGACATCGTGGGCAGGACGGACCCGCGGACCCTCGTCCCTGGTCACGAGAAGTGGCTCCGCTACCTCGACTACGGCTCTCTGGATGGCTGGGTGACGAGGAAGCTGGCGCTCCTCCTGGCCGACAAGCTCCAGAAGATCCACCTGTTCCGGGTGGAGGCCTACGAGCAGGAGCTGGATGACGGCCGGATGTCTCCGGAGGAGGTCGAGGAGCTCTGCAACCGGACCATGTGGGACCACTACTGGGACTACGAGGAGCCGCAGGTCAAGGCCCTCTACAAGATGGAGAGACGGGGCATCACCATCAACGATGCCCACCTGGAGCGCATCGCGAAGGAGCTCCAGCTGGAGATGGACGAGGCCGCCGCTGAGATCAGCCGCATGGCGGGCTACCCGCTGAACCCCAACAGCACCAAGCAGATAGGGAAGTGGCTGTTCGAGGACCTGGGCCTGACTCCCCTGGGCCGGACGCCCACTGGCAACCCCCAGGTCGGGGAGGACGTGCTCAAGCACTTCGCCGCCCAGGGCGTCGAGGGCTGCCAGGTGGCCATGCGCTACAAGAAGGCCAGCAAGCTCAAGGGCACCTACGCAGAGGGCCTCCTGAAGTGGCTCCACAGCAACGGGCGGATCCACACCAACTACAGCCCGACCAAGGTGACTGGACGCCTGGGCTCCAACAGCCCGAACCTCCAGAACATCCCGCGCCCCGACTGGGACGTGAAGAAGATCCGCGCTGCCTTCATCCCCGACTGCGAGGACGACATCCTCCTGGACGTGGACTACGGCCAGTTGGAGATGCGGATCCTCGCGTCCGCTGCTGAGGGATACGGCGACTCGACGATGGCAGACGGGATCAGGGGTGGCATGGACATGCACTCCTTCACCGGTGCCAAGATGATCGGCATCTCCTACGAGGACTTCCTCCAGGGGAAGAAGGACGAAGATCCGCACATCCTCGCAGTCCGCCAGGCGGCCAAGGCCATCAACTTCGGCATCGTCTACGGCATCGCGGCACAGGGACTCTCGATCCAGCTCTCCGAGGCGCTGAAGCGTCGTGTCGGTGAAAGCGAGGCCCAGGGCTACATCGACGCCTACTTCGAGGCCTTCCCCGGCGTGAAGATCTACATGGCCGCGCAGAAGAGCTCTGCTCGCAACGTCGGCTACGTCCAGACCATCGCCGGCCGCTTCCGTCGCCTGAGCGCTGCTCGCAGCAAGAGGCCGATGGAGCGTGGCTACGCCTACCGACAGGCGATCAACGCCCCCATCCAGGGCTCCGCGGCCGACGTAGTGAAGGACGCGATGATCAAGCTGGAGAACGACGTCTACCTCAGGGATGACCTCGGATGCACCCTGCGCATGCAGGTCCACGACGAGTTCGTCTTCAACGTGAAGAACGGCGCCAACGATCCTGATCTCATCGCAGAGTGCACCGAGATCATCAAGGAGACGATGGAAGCCTGCTTCTCGCAGATCCTCACCGTGCCGCTGATCGCAGATCCTTCGGCGGCCCACAACTGGAGCGATGCAAAGGGATGAGCAACACCGACAAGAAGCCCGAAGAGAAGGGGATGACGAAGTACGCCGTCGTCCAGGACCCCAAGGAGAAGGAGGCCGCCGCCAAGGCCAAGAAGGACATCGACAAGTCCAAGAAGGCCAAGCCCAAGAAGTGAGGCGGCTCATCCTGGGCGCAGCGGCCCTCTTCGCGCTGGTCCTCCACCCCCTCCGGACGCTCAAGTCCGTGATCCAGGGAGCTCGGGAGGGCTGGCGCCGAGGGGTGGCCGGTGAGCCGAAAGAGCAGATGCCCTCCATGCGGGGGCACGTGGTGGACGTGGAGATCGCTCCTCGGAAGCCCTCCCACCGAACCTACGGGTTCAGCCACCAGATCATCGAAGTAGGAGAGACCAGTGCCCTCGCAGTCCGCAACGAAGAAGGCCCGTAAGAGGGGCGAGAAGCAAGCCCTCGGCGACCCCGAGAAGGTCATCGCTGACCTGATCAGCACCATCAACTCGAAGGGGGACGGCCAGATCGGCACGGTCCGAGGGAAGCACGGCATCAAGGCCGAGGTCTCCGGAGCTGTCCCTTCCGGCTCCATCGGTCTGGACAAGGCCATCGGCGTGGGCGGCTACCCGGCCGGTCGTGTCATCGAGATCTACGGCCCCGAGTCCAGCGGCAAGACCACCCTGGCCCTGCACGCCATCGCCAAGGCGCAGGAGATGGGCAAGGTCGCCGCGTTCATCGACGCTGAGCACGCGCTCGACTCCGAGTACGCGGCAGCCCTGGGCGTCGACCTCGAGCACCTCCTCCTCTCCCAGCCCGACTGTGGAGAAGACGCGCTGCAGGTGGTAGACGACCTGATCCGCACCAACAAGGTCGGCATCATCGTCATCGACTCTGTGGCGGCGCTCGTGCCCAAGGCCGAGCTCGAGGGCGACATGGGCGACTCGCTGCCGGGCCTCCAGGCCCGGCTGATGTCCCAGGCGCTGCGGAAGATCACGGGCGCCATCAGCAGGAGCGACTGCGTGGTGATCTTCATCAACCAGATCCGCTACAAGATCGGCGTCAAGTTCGGCTCCCCCGAGACCACCAGCGGAGGCAACTCGCTGAAGTTCTACGCCTCGGTCCGTCTGGACATCCGCCGCATCGGCTCCGTGAAGAAGGGCGAAGACCTCACGGGCAACCGCACCCGCGTCAAGGTGGTGAAGAACAAGGTCTCCCCGCCCTTCAAGAAGGTGGAGTTCGACATCGCCTTCGGCATCGGCATCGACGAGGCCGGCGAGCTGCTGGACATGGGCATCGACAACGGCACCCTGGTCCGCTCCGGCTCCTGGTACTACGACGGTCCCAAGTCGGACGGGAAGGCGGTCGGCCAGGGTCGAGATCGAGCCAAGAGGAACATCCTCGAGGACCTCGACCTCTACAACCGGCTGAGGGCGGCGGCGCTCGATGGCTGAGGCTGAGGTCACCTGCAACTACTGCGATCAGTCGGGCACGGTCATCGTGCACGACGTGGTGGGGAAGACGGCCGAGTACGAGGACCGGATCCCTCACCTGGAGTCCTGCTCCATCCGGAAGAAGCTGGAGAGCGCGGCCCTGCCCACCCGGCAGCCGCGCCACCTCAAGAAGAAGCGCTGGGTGAAGCAGGAGCGCCGCGCAGCTGAGAAGCTGGGCCTCCACGCAACCCCGGCGTCCGGGGCCCTGGGTGAGGACGGCGACGCCCGCGAATTCCACGGCATCCGCCTGGAGTGCAAGGGCACCGACTCGGACAGGTTCTCCTTGAGCCAGGCCGTGTGGTCCAAGCTGGTGACCGGTGCTCGACGCGCCGATGAGATCCCGGTCCTGCAGGTGGAGCTCCGCGGCTCTGCTGGCCTCTGCCGGTTCTACATCTTCGCCCAGGGCTCCTACGCCATGGAGTCCCAGGAGCACAAGCAGAAGTCTGTCCGCCGGGGGCTCCACCTCCGGAGAACGGATCAGGCTCGCACCCCCTTCCACGTGACCGCCTTGGACCCAGTCCCTGTCGTGGTCACTGAACGCCAACTACTCGAGGCCATCCGTGCAACTGAGTGACATCGTCTACGAGGTCCTGCGGGAGTCCAGGGATGACCTCCTCCCTCTGGAAGTCCAGGACCTGATCAGGAACGCCTGCTCCTACCGCAGCTTCCTCAAGCTGATCCGAGAGGAGCAGAACCAGAGGGGCCCCTCCCCGGAGGAGATCCTCCTCATCGAGTCCGCAAACAACTTCCGGGGCTTCTTCCAGAAGTACATGTCCGGCGCCTTCGGTGACCGGTACTCCCCGCCCGAGGAGGTCTGGTACGAGGGCGTCGTCCGTGTCCGCTACGAGGGCATGCTCGACAACATCCCCGTCTTCCTGGAGACGCTGCCCTACAAGCAGTACCAGCAAGGGCAGATCCCCAAGCGCATCCAGCACGCCATCGCGGCGCGAACCCACCTCCTGGGCACAGACATGGCCTACGTGGTGATCATGGATCAGAACACCCAGGGGTGGAACGCCTGGCAGCTGACCGGGGACTTCAACGTCGTCGGCGAGCTCGCGCTGCAGGACGTCGGCTACCTCAAGAGCCTGGCTGAAGGCATCGCCGACAGCATGGGGATCCGGACCGAGTGCGAGGCCTGCCCCTACGAGCAGGTCTGCGACGTCGACAACCACATGAGCTCTGTCCAGAGCTTCCCGAGGGTGGCCTACAGGACCACGCACGACTCCGAGCTCATCAAGGAGCTGGAGAAGTACCTCTGGGGCCTGAACAAGAAGAGCACAGGTCGCAAGACCCACGTGATCCACCCCTCGGAGCTGACGACCTCGAAGTGCGACCGCGCCATCGCCTACGGGCTGCAGGGTGTCGCTGAGCGGCGGAGCATCGAGCCCGGCCTTCGCCGGATCTTCGACATGGGTCACGCGGCCCACGACCTGGTCCAGATGGCCATCAAGTACCACCTCGGGGACGAAGCCATCCTCGAAGCCAGGTGCACGCACGAGCACCTGAAGATCTCCGGCAGCTGCGACATCGCCCTTGAGGACGACGCTGTAGAGATCAAGACGATGTCCTTCAAGGGCCACGACAAGCTCAACAAGCAGAAGCCCGAGCACGAGGACCAGGACACCATCTACGCCACCGCGTTGGAGAAGGACCACCTGCGGTTCCTCTACATCAACAAGAACTCCGGCGTGATCAAGGAGTTCAGGAAGAAGGTCAGCCGACAGCGGTGGCACAAGCTGGCTACCCGAGCCTCTCGCATCGTGAAGGCTGTCGGAGAGGGCGTCCTGCCCGAGCAGATCGACAAGCCCTACATCTGCAACAAGTGCAAGTACGCATGGCATTGCAAGCCGGAGATCACTGGAAACAACAGGAAGTTCAGACGATGAGCGAAGAGAACAGATCGCGCTTCAGCGCACCTGCCCAGATCCGAGTCGACGAGCTCATCAGCATCTACGACGGGATCCTCCCGGCCGTGGACGCGATCCTCGCCGACAAGGAGATCACCACCGAGCTCCCGCAGCCTCGCATGCCGCTGGGGATCGAAGACTACCTGGTCGAGGCCGACAACGGCGACCCGGTCCTGCCCGACGACCTGACGGTCCTGGGCGACAAGGAGATCGGGAAGCTGTTCAGCTTCTTCACCAACTGGACCAACTACGTCCAGGGGCTGCTCACCACCGCCGAGTGCGCTCGCGACGTGATCAAGTCCAAGGTGGCGACGCTGGAGAAGGCCCTGATCATCACCTACCAGGAGGAGGACTCCCGACTCTCCGACGCGAAGGCCAAGGCGAAGATCCGCCTGGACCGACGCTTCGTGGAGGCCGAAGCTGCCTACCAGCGCTCTGTGGTCCTGGCCAAGCGGCTCTCGACCCGGTGGGATCAGCTCAAGCGATCCGAGAAGGTGATCTCCCGAGAGCAGACCCGTCGAGCTCAGGAGCTGGAGGCACTTCAGCATGAGCAGCGCGGCGGCCGCACCTTCGACCGGAGTCGAGGTCGTGGAGGACCTCGAGGAGGCGGCGGGAGGTACGACTGATGGAGTCCCTGACCCCAGAAGCCTTGATCTCTCAGCTCCTTGCAGAGCGGTGCGGAGGTCGGTGCCTGGATGACGAGGAGGACCGCCTGGCTGTCGCTGAGTGGGTCCTGGACTTCATGGAGGTCATGGCGGAGGGGCCTCAACCCCTCGCCACCTTCAGATTCCCAGATCCCCCTCCCAGCGCCAACAAGATCTACACCGTCAACCGAGGGCGGAAGATCTTGATGGCCGAAGCCAGGAAGTGGAAGAACCGCTTCGTCACCAGCAAGGGTGGGGCTCATTTCCTGGAGCTGGCTTCCTTGGATCTGAGCGACCATGATCAGTTCCACCTGGAGATCTGGATCTACCTTGATGAGGAGGAGATCCGGAACGTGAAGTTCGGCCAGGACAAGAGGACCAAGTACCCCTACGCAAAGGTCGACACCTCCAACTTCTTCAAGCTGGCGGAGGATGCAGTCACCGAGCTGCTGGGGGTCACCTGTGACCGGCAGAACTTCAAGATCTCCGCGCATAAGAGGGTAGCCGACGACCGCGGCCGTAGGATCGTCATACACCTCTTCCCCTACAACTCTCACCCTGATCCCTTGGATGCTGCCCCGGCCGTGGGTTAGCCTGAGATCGGAACTGGAAGCGGAATGTCGCGGAAGAAGAAGACTGGCTGGGACTTTGATCCCCAACGACTGGACGAGGTGAGCCTGAGCGAACTCGTCCAGATCGCACGGTACATGGGCCACACCCATGCGACCCACCAGGTCCCCCGAGAAGAGCTGGAGAACCTGCTCCTCGGCGAGGACTTCGAGGTGGAAGATCCCCTGGAGATCATCCGGGAGAAGACCCACGAATACATCAAGGGCAACGCCGTGTTGCTCTCCACCTTGCGCTGCTCCTCGCATTGCCCCACCTGCCCGCACGAGCGGGTCGTGCACTGCTTCGCGATGAACAGCGACCTGATCTTGCCCCCTGAAGAGAACCCCATCACCTGAGAGGACCAATGGCTGAAATCACGATCCACACCGAGGTCGCAGACGCCAAGAAGCGCAAGGAGCAGATCCGTCTGCTCCAGCTTGTCATCGGCTGTGTCGACGGAGACTACATCCGCGCCGTGACCACCATCCGCCGGCCGGAGATCCCGCCCATCATCGCCGCCAAGCGCGCTGGACTGTTCGACTACGGGCAGCTCCTGGTCGAGACCTCCGCCGGTCGTCGCTGGCCCCCTGCTGCCGAGGTCCTCGAGGCCATCAAGGTCGCCGGCGACGGTGAGCTGACCGTCGAGTCCCCGGAGTGGCTCGCCATCCTGAAGAGCATCGGCATCGACGACGTCGAGAAGGTCCACGACGGCACCAAGGTCAAGAGCCCGGAGCACCTCTTCCACCTGGTGACCGAGTTCACCATCCTGGACGACGGCGGCCGGAAGACCAAGCCCATGCGTCGCAAGAAGGCCGCGCCGAAGAAGAAGGTCGCGCCGAAGGTCGTCGAGGAGGTCGTCGAGGCCCCTGAAGAGGTCGAGGAGGCTCCGCCCGCCGAGGAGAAGCCCAAGGTCCGGAAGCCTCGTGCCCGCCGGAAGCCGAAGGCTCAGCCCGAGCCGGAGGTCGAGGAGGCGTCCAAGCAGGCGCCCTCCATCGACACCGACGAGCTCATGGAGCAGATGGCCGGAGCCTTCCAGGCCCTGGACGGGGAGATCTCCAAGAAGATCGACCACGCCACCCAGGAGCTGACCGGCCGCGTGGACGTCTGCCGCGAGGAGATGGCCCAGGCCCACGGCGGCCTGTTCCGTGCCCTGCAGCTGGTGGCCAAGCTGGGGCTGACCGTCTACCAGCGTCAGGAGGACATCGCCCTCGATCCGATGGGCGATGCCGCCGAGCTGTCGGACGACGAGATCTCCGAGCTGGAGGAGCTCGTGGGCTACCAGCTCGACGACCTGCCGGAGGTCGCTCCTGACCCCGACGAAGAGGAGGAGGAGGAGGTCGCTCCCGAGGAGGAGGTCGCTCCCGAGGAGGACGACTCTGCTCCCGAGGAGGCCGAGGATGAGGGAGGTGACGAAGACTCCGACGACGACGTCAACGTCATCGAGCTCTCCGACGAGCACGCGAACATGTCCGACGAGGAGTTCGCTGGACTCATCGCGGACGTGGACGACATCGAGGTGAACGACCTCAACATCCTCGACGACTTCAGCGTCGAGAAGATCCGGGCGCTCGCGCTCCGGGTCGGTGTCCCCGGCGCCAAGTCCATCAACCACCGCAAGCTGCTGATCACCCGTATCCGCGGCGCCCTCTCTCCGGAGTAGGCTGCGATGACGGCGCCCCCTCCCAGGCGGGAGGGGGCGTCAGTCCTGGTCTTCTTCGCCCATGGCCCGCTCGAGCACGTCGTCAGGCAGCGTGATCATCAGCCGTAGGAGCTTGCGCAGCTCTGGCGTCTGCGCTGCCCACAGCTCGCGGAACTCATCTCCGGAGGCCTGAATGGCCTCCTGCTGGGCGTCCAGCTCCTTCTTCGCCTTCTTCTTCCGGCGCTTGAAGGTGGACTCGGTGATCCGGACAACGGTGTCCGACTTCGCGTCGTACCGGGCCAGGCGAGGGGGGATCTCCTCGGAGGCCTGGACGATCTTCTGTCCAGGCTGAGGGACGATGGGGCCCTTGACGAGGAGGAGGACTTGCTTGGTCGAAGTGTCGACGAGGTAGTCAGTCATGGATCAACCGTAGAAGACGATGACGTGGTAGTCGCCGCCGTCGAAGACGCTGCCGAGGTTGCCGCCTGCGAAGTCGCCGTCGATGAAGACGTTGCCGGCCGGGTCCACAGCGACGACGGCCTTGGCGGTGGTGGTGGATGCCCTGTTGAGCTCAGCCACGTAGAACTTGCCGGCGCCGGCATCCTCGACCTTCACGATCACCCCCTTGATGCCGACGATGCCGGTGGCGATCGTGACGGCCACGGCCGGAGTGCCGAAGGTGCCTGAGTACTCGGCCCAGCGCATGGAACCGAGGGGAGCTCCGGCGGTGTCGTAGAAGGACAACCCACCGCCAGGGCTGAACTCGAAGCCCTTCCCAGAGCCCATGTGCTCGAGGCGTAGGTTGCCTGGGGCGAAGCCCTTGAAGCTCCACTGGTTGCCCGCACCGTCGTCGATGAGCAGCTCCCGGATCTCCAGCGTCCCGTCTGCGTGCAGGATCGTGAAGGGGGTGGGACCTCCTCCAACCTTGGTCTGGAGCACGACGTCGGGGCCGCCTGGCCAGTCCAGCTCGATCGGCCCCTTGGCAGGTGATCCGGAGATGTCCGGTCCAGCGTCGTAGGCGTCCTGGAAGTCGACGACGCCTGCGTCGCCCTGGGGACCCTGCCCGCCTGAGACGTTGATGAACTCGACGTTGGCGCCAACTCCTGGCTCCTTGCCGGCCTTGAACGAGACCATGTGCACGGTGTCGCCAGCAAGGCCAGGTTCGTCGTAGTCGATGCCGGCGATCTTCACGATTCCGTTGACGTGCACCAGCAGCTGACCAGAGCCATTGATGTACCCGAAGCCTTGATCGTAGACCTCGTAGACGAGCCCCGTCCCTACCGTCGCCAGGGTGTTGATCGTCACGTTGAAGTTGTCGATCACCTGAGTGATCTGGAAGACTCCATCCCCCTGGATGTGCAGGAAGGACATCGAGTCCGGCTCACCCAGGGTGTTTGGGATCCAGGTGTTGAACGCCGCCGTCGGGGAGTTGAAGTTGGTGCGATCTCCGATGAGGACGATGCCGTCCGCGGCCCCTCCGTTCTCCCTTCCGATCGGGTACGGGTGAGGATTCAGACGGCCATCGGAGAGGGTGTCCACCCGATCAGTACCCTGCTCGGATGTGCCGATCAGCTTCGACTCACCGTGGTTGAAGATCGTCCCGTCCCTGACGTAGAGGCGGTCGTCCAAGCCTCTGAGAGCGATGGGGATGATGTCGTCGGCGTTGAAGATCGAGTTGGCGATGTCGTCTGTGATCATGAAAGTCGCAGACGGGCCCGACCTGTCTACGATGATCCTGGCCGTCTTCCCTGCTACGTCCAGCCCGCCGACAGCTCCGGCGGGGATGGTGTGCGTCCCGACGCTCTGGACGTAGATCGTGATCTCATCGGTCCAGGAGAGGTTGTTCGTGGAGGCGTCCCACGTCCACGTCCCTCCACCTGTGATGAAGATCCCCCTGTCCTGTCGGGTGTTGACGATGGACTCGGCGTCCTTGGTCTGGCTACGGCCCAGCGTCGCCGGCTCTGTGGTGCTCGGAGAAGACATCAGGCTGTCCAGAGGCTGGTGTTGGTGCTGTAGCGGCCTTCGACGTACCCGGTCAGCCAGACACCCTCGAAGGAGTCGAACTCACCGCCGCTCCCTGGATCCTCCAGCTCCCAGATCCAGTCCCCGCTGTCGCTCAGACCGATCTCGAACTCGTGCGTGTAGTACCGGCCCGCCACCAGATTCATGGTGTGCATCCGGTAGGACGTCGCCTCCTGCCCGTAGCGCATTTCGATGTCGCCAGAGGTCGAGGCATGCAGCTTCATCAGCACACGGACGGCGGCCACACCGGAGTCTGGGATGTCGGTGCCTGGGACCGGCGTGACTGTCTCCTGGGAGCCCAGAGACAGCGTGGTCGGAGAGGAGAGCTCCGAGCCCTGGGTGTAGATGTGGACCTGGCTGCCGATCTTGGTGAACAGCGTGAACTTGCTGACCGCGTTGACGTAGACGCTGGTGAGGAACAGGTAGCTCGAGTCGCTGGGGTGCTTACCGTCGACCGGCGCCGTCAGGGAGAGCTCTCCCTCTGGTCGTCCTCCCGGAGAGGCCCCTGCCGTGATGTAGACGTAGTGCCAGGTCGAAGCCGTCAACACGTCCGACCCGTACATGTCCGTAGTGTCCACGTTGATCAGCGACGTGGTGCTGTCGGAGATGTAGGTGACCCCGCCGATCACTGCCTTGCCGTAGCCGACTCGGATCCGAGTGTTCGTCTTCGTCTTGATGACGTCGAAGCCCTCCAGGCGGGAGGTCTGCTTCAGCGTAGCCATGATGTTGGTGGCGTCCGGATCTTCGGCTCCAGTGAGGGCCGCGGCGAGGTCGCTGTCCACGTCGGAGAGGTGGGACAGCTGAGCGCTCAGACCGATATGGATCTCCCCTGGAATGGAGTCGTCCAGGTTGATGCCGGCGTTCTGGTGGAAGGAGAGAGCCCCTGTCTGAGCCCCCTGAGATCCACCATCGACCTCGATGCTCGCGACTCCTGCCGCGACAGTGGCAGTGATCACGATGGAGTTGTTGCCGTAGTCGTAGGCCAGGCTGACGCCTGATCCCGACTCGATCTTCACGTCACCATCGAGGGTTGCTCCGCCGAGGCCCTGGATGCCTACGGAGTCGACCGGGCTCGGCCCCTCCCCCTGCAGACCAACGAAGGCTTCGAGCCAGTCGTTGGTCTGCGGCCAGCTGTAGGGGATCGCATGTGTCGCGGCTGGGTGGTAGGCGGGCTCGGACACGGCCTGGCCGTCAGCCAGGAAGACGATCTTGGAGCCGGTGCTGCTACCCTCGTCCACCTCGAGGTAGCGGTCTCCGTCGTCGAGAGATCCGACCAGAGATCCTGACGGGTAGGAGCCAGACCAGTAGGCGTCGCTGCCCTTCACCTTCTGCCCGTTCATGTAGACCATGAGCGAGCCGTCGCCGACCTTGTAGTCGCGCTCTGGGTAGGTGCCGCCTTCGGTGAGGTCGTAGACCTGGGTGGCGTCTCCGTAGGCCCGGTACATGAACTCCACGCCAGAGCTCACACCACCCAGTCGGCGGCGATCTCCGTCGCTGAGTGCGGTTCCGTCCCAGAGGTAGATGCGGCCGTCGACTGCGTCGTGGTAGGCCAGAACGAAGACGTTGTCGCCCAGGCTCACTGACCCATCTGCGACAGCCGAGAGGGTACCGGAAACGTCCACCGCAGACCCGGGAGCCCTGGTGAGCGTTAGGACCAGGAACTCTCCGGCGGCCACGGTGGCGTTCCCGGCTGGAATTCGGTTGTTCCCTGCGTAGGCGGGGAACGAGAGCACGAGCTGAGCATCCCAGGTGAGGAGCTCCGCCGTCTCGTCCCAGGTGATGAACCCGCCGCCGTGCAGGAGGAACTGGAGGTTCTCCTTCTGGTTGGTGTGGACCAGGGTGAGCTCGGACTGCTGCCCGTACTGCGTGTCGGTGAAGCCGTTGGCCGTGAGGCTCTCACCTGTGAGGATCCGCCGACCGTCCCAGAGCACCAGGCCGTTCGCGTCCCGGTAGGCCAGGAGCTGGTAGTCGAGCCTGTCGGTGTTCCCCGTCACCAGGGTCACGAAGGCCAGCATGTTGGCCGAGATCCCGATGGTGGGGTTGGCGCCGTTGGTCTCCCGATCCAGGACGCAGTAGGCGATGTTCCCGGCACTGGCCAGGGTGATCGCTGTCGCCGAGGCGATCACGTTGTTGTTGGCACCTCCGAGCTCGTTGAGCATCTTGAGGGTGAGATCGGCCGTCCTGGTGAAGGAGCCCGAGACGTGATCCCAGGCCAGCGTGCCGCCGCCGGCGATGACCATGTTCCGGTCGGTCTGCAGCACGTCGAGCAGGGCGTCGATGCTGCGTGCCAGGCGCTGGGCGATCCGGTTGGTACCCGTGGCGCTGGAGAGACTCCCTGACTCGAGCTTCTCGCCGTACCCGATGAACTCGGACGCGGCCAGCATCTCGGCGTAGGTGCGAAGCTGGTCAGAGGTGCTCATTGATCAGAACCTGAGCGTCCAGCGGAGCTGGAGCGTGAAGTCGTTGTTCTTCGTGAAGGCCGTGAAGGTCTTCCGGGCGTAGGGGTGCGTGCCGTCGTTGCTCCAGAGCATGGCCTCGGAGATGGTCTGGTTGACCTCGGACTCGCTCCACTGCGCCACGAAGGTGACGTAGGGGTTGGTGCCGTCGAACTCGACCTCGGTGACCGCCTTCGCGGAGTCTGGCGTGAGGGCCGTGTCGAGCTCGCTGTCGGAGCTGGCCTCGGCCGTGGTCCCGGAGCCCAGCTCGATGTTGCCGATCTTGTAGTCGTCGCCGCTCAGGTTCCCCGTGAAGGTCGAGGGGACGATGAGCCGACGCATGATGTCGCGGCCGGAGTAGGGAGGTCCGCCCACGAAGCCTGTGACCACGTTGCGGCCAAAGACCGGACGCCAGATCCGCTTCTTCTCGCGGTGGTGCACCTCCCCGGTGTCCTTGTGGATGAGGAGGATCTCGACCCAGCCACGGGGTCGGAAGTTGTCGAGCAGGGCGTCTGCGTCCTTGCGGAACTCCCTGACCCACTCACTGATCTTCTGGAGCAGTCTTCGCATCGTCCTTCTTCCGCGGGAGGTTGGGGGAGGCGTGCTCCCGCTTGTCGTCCTTGTAGATACCCGAGTGGGGCTCTCCTCGCCGTAGCAGCCTGATCTGGAGAGTATCACCTCGAGGCTTGAGGAGGTCAGCGAGCTTCATCAGATCGGCTCCGCAACAGTGTCCGAAAGCTGGCCGCCGGCGGTGCCGTTCCAGTCGGTGAAGTTCTGGCTGCCACTGGGTAGCCCGACAGCCAGAGGAAGAACACCATCTCGCCGGATGGCCTGCGTGGTTCCAGAGTTACCTGAGTAACTGGAAGTCAGCGTGATGTTGACTCCTGAGATCGTCAAGATCTCCGCCACAGGTTCCCCGCCAGGAACCGACTGAATCCAGTCGCCCACGGCGAGCTCGCCAGTCCCGGTGGCGGAGAGGTCAGAGCTGCAGACCACGGCGCCCGAGCTGTTGGCGAAAAGCAGGGTGTCCGAGAGGACATTGGCGGCGATGTAGGCCCGCACCAAGGTCTGATCTTCAGTAGCGACCGGAGTGACCTGGATGCTGTCGTTGTCGATGATCGAGGTGACCTCGTGCCAGGTCCCGTCCCTGGCCACGATGAACTTGTCCGTGGTCGAGCTGTTGTCGTGGACCTCCCAGTCCTCCCCGGAGAGGCCCGCGAAATCGGCATCGTAGGCGAACTTGAGATTCTCGTCGTCCGTGACCTCCGTGATAGTCACGTAGCCTACGGCTCCGATCTTCAGCCGGGTCAGGTTGGTCGGGGGAGTCGCGGCGCCTCCGTTGGGGATCGAGGTGAGGAAGTTCTCCCCGGTCACGGTGAAAGTGATGGGACCAGAGCCCGGACTGTCGGTGTCGCCATCCCCAGAGCCAGAGTCCCTGAGCAGGCCGAGCTCCGTGATGTACTCGACGTTCCCGTTCCCCTCGACACCAGCCGAGAACTCCGTAAAGGTCGAGCGGCCCGTCAGATGATCCTCTCCGTAGCCAACCGAGAGATCCACCACGAACGTGAACTCCTCCTCCGGGCACTGCTCGAGGAACTGGTCGTGGAAGGCTTCTCGGTAGTCCGGGTCCAGCAGCGTGAGCTGGTAGACCCCGTCGCTGCCTCCGAAGACCGTGTTGAAGGTCAGGGCGTCGTCGGCGCCGACGTTGGACACCTCGCCCCAGATCTTGAGCTGCCCTGTCGTGAGCCAGGCGACGCCGGTATCATCATCAGTCAGAGGTGCGTCCAGCGTGACCTCCGTGGAGCTGTCCACGGACTGCACCTCGTACTCGGTGCCGTCGATGGTCATCATGTCGCCGTCTTCGACGCCTGCGAAGCCCGTCACTGTGTCGGTGAAGGTGTTGGATCCCGATGTCGCGACGCCGTCTGCCCCGGAGAGCTGCAGGGCGACGGCGACGTAGGTGTTGGTCAACGCCCCGGACCCAATCTCAGTAGTCCAGGCTGTCCCTACGCCAGCTCCGGCTCCTGAGCCGTTGGTGAGGGTGGCCGTGCCCGTCAGGTAGTACCTGACCTCGGAGTCGCTGTAGACGCCCTGGAGCTGGGCGGAGGTGTAGTCCTTGCCCGTCTCCCGCATGGCCGCGGAGGTCTCTCCCCACTCGTCCACGCCTTGATCGTACTTCCAGTCAGCCTCCTCCCCCTCGTAGATCGCGTCGTCGTAGGCCACCAGAGGAGGCTCGTCGCAGGGGATGTCGTAGAGGTTCAGGGCCAGGACGAACTTCAGCTCGTCGTCCAGGTCGACCTCGTCGGTCACGTCCTTGTGGACGACGAACAGCGCGGACTTCCAGGTGGGCTTGATCGTCTCCACGAAGGACGCGGCGCCTGAGAGGTCCTCGATGTCGAAGGCGTCGATGTTGAGGAACACCGCGAAGGTGTGGAACTTCTCCACCTCGTGCAGATCGAAGTGGATGAACCACTCCGGACGGGAGAGGTAGTCCTTGATCTGCACCCCGTCGCAGAGGGGCTGGAAGGCCTTGACCTCGTCCCCCACGACCAACGAAGTCCCCACCAGCAGCGGGTAGAGGTAGCCTGTGCCGTCGATGGTGAGCTCACCGTAGTCGCCGGAGTAGGCCTCGTTGATGGAGTCGACCTCCCCCGCCTCCTCGGCGATGGGCAGGCCCAGGAGGATCTGCACTCCGGCCTTGATGGAGCTCGGGGTCGGGCCCTGGTAGTAGGCGTAGTAGAGCCCGCGGACCTTGGAGCGGTAGGTGGCGCTGGACTCCTCGTTGCCCAGGCCCACGTGGGCGCCGAAGTTGTTGTAGAGCACGTCCTCGTCGTAGGTGCTGTACTCAGCCCACATCGCCGAGGCCGGCGGCTCCTTGAACTGGAAGGCTGATCCGACCACCTCGAAGTCCGTCCCCTCGTAGAGGTAGACCTCTGGCGTGGTGACCTGGTCCTGCAGGATGGGGGCGGACAGGAGCGTCTCCTCGACGGTCGGATCGAAGTAGATCCAGGTGTCCGTGTAGCCGGTCAGGGCCTTCCTCCGTGCCTTGGTCGGGATCGAGCCGCCGAACAGCGTGCCCCCAGACCCGTCTGAGACGTAGCGCAGATCGATGGCGGCCGTGCCGAACTGGTCCACGGTGAAGGTCGGATCTCCAGCCAGGTTGGGGAGGTCCAGAGACACGCTGGTCCTCTGGAGCTTGCCCACGATGGAGTAGGTGATCCCCGAGCTTCCTGCGGGCAGAGACGAAGAGGCCACGACCAGGGTGCCGCCGGCGACCGTCACGATCTCGTACTCGTCGGTGTCAATGATCAGCGTGTCTCCGGCGACTACGCCGTCGTCGTCGAAGTCCTGACTCGAGTCGGAGAAGCCCGCGGTGTAGATGTCCGAGGAGTCGGTCGAGTCACACTCCCCTTCGGTGCCCGTGGCCTTCTCGGCCTCGAGCTCGTGAAGGGTCAGGGTCAGGATCCCGTCCTTCGCCTCGTAGCTGGCCTCGAAGCTGTACTCGGTGTCGATCGCCATCTCCCAGGAGCCGGTGGTGCTGGTGAGCACTCCGATCTGGGAGTAGTGCCCGACGAAGGGGAAGAGCACGCCGTCCCCGTCCGCCACGGCGCCGACGACCAAGGCGTTGGCGATGGCGTTCTTGTCGGTCGAGCTGAAGTAGCCGAACTGCGCCCCGGACCAGATCGACACCTCCGAGAAGGAGGCTGTCACCGACCAGGAGAGCGAACCATCCTGGGTGGAGGATCCGTTCAGAGCTGTCGTGGACTTGTCGTGGCCGCGCCTGTTGACCCAAGAGCCGTCCAGGCGGAAGTAGGTCCCGTCCCACTCCAGTCGATTAGAGACACCGACCGTCGTCAGTCCTGGATCCTTCGTGAAGGTCTCCGTCTTGATCAGGTCGTAGAGGATCCACTTCCGCTGCTGATGGACCGGGATGTCCTTCAGGGAGTAGGACGCGCCGGCCTGCCAGGCGTCGAGCATCAGGCCGGAGGTCGTCCTGATCATGGCCTCCCAGGAGTGGGTGAAGACCTCCCGGTCGTCCATGAGGGCGCGGTAGGCGGAGGGCAGGAGCTGCCAGATGAACTCCCCGCTGACCTCGTCGGCGTAGACCGGGTCGTAGCCCTTCTGGGCATCGGAGATGGTGGACTCAACGGTTGATCCACCGAAGTCCCCGCCGAGGAAGTACGCCATCAGGCCACCTCAGATTCGTCGTCAGGTGGACCTTCCGTGTTCCGGTAGGAGACGATGCAGTTGACCACACCTCCCAAGTCGTCCTGGTCGAAGTACTGGAAGGCCTGGTGGATGCTGGTGTCGATCTCGGTCACCACGCAGTCAGCTCCATCCACGGCGGACACCATGACGTTGCCCGTCTCCGGGTCGACAGAGACGTCCACGCAGGAGGAGATGTCCCCCTCCAAGATCTCGTAGGTCGGTGTCAGGATCGAGGTGGAGCTGCCGTAGATCAGCTCACCCGCTGAGAAGCTGACGCTGGTGGCGTCGAAGACGCTCTGCAGCACGAGGAACACACCCTGGTCCGTGGCGACGTAGACGGAGCTCCCGGAGATGCGCACCTTGTTGATCTCGGCGATCTCGACATGAGTCAGCACCACCTTGGTGGACCCCGAGCCCGTGCGAGGATCGAGGGCGCCAGCCCCCGTGTACCAGTCCTCGTTGGAGACCTGGGCGACGAGCTGCTGCCCGTTGGCGAAAGCCAGGACGCCTCCAGATCCGATGAAGATGCTGGGGACGGGCCGGTGGCTCACGTGGATGGAGCCAGAGTCTGTGAGATCGACTTCGGGATCCACGGAGATCTGTTCGTCTTGTACCTCAGTGACCGTGACCTCGAAGACGGGCCCAGAGGACGGGGTCAGGATGAGGGTGTCTCCGACCCTGACCTCGTTGGCCTTCCAGACCGCGGGCCCGGAGGGCTTCCTCAAGTACGGGGTGTCGCCGTCGCCGTCGTTGTCGTCGTAGGCCTCCCAGTCCCCAAGACCGGTGACCAGGAAGTCGTCGTGCTCCTTGGCCTGCGGCGAGCTCACCAGCGAGGAGAGCAGCACGATGCCCGTCATCCCCCTGGAGTGCCCCACGGCGGTCACGACGATGCCGCCGGACGAGCTCTCCGAGACGGCTGCCCCCACCACGCCCACGTCGACGCAGAGACAGTCGCGGTAGGTCGCGTACTGGGTGTAGACCTCGGCCTCGAGCATGCCGTCTACGTTCCGGTCCTGCAGCGTCACGCTCCCGGAATGGTGCGAGACCACGGTGCCCAGGTAGAAGGAGCGGTCGTTCCTGAAGTCCCCGATCCGGATGCCGACAGAGGTGGCCACGACCAGGAAGCCGTCGATGAAGGCGGCCTGCCTGATCTCGGTGGTATCGTCCCCTAGGAAGGTCCCGAAGCTGAAGGCGGTGACGCCGTCATGCGGGACGAACCGCATCCACACGTCCAGGCTGTCCGCGTCGAGGATCACCACCTCGGAGGCCGTGGTGACGACGAAGATCCTGTCCGGGAAGCGGTCCAGCGTACCTCGGTAGAGATCCGCCTCCTCGTGCTCTCCCTCGGAAGACCAGGTGGCCTTGAAGGGGAGGTGCGTCGGGTCCGCGGCGCCGTCGGTGTACCAGAAGCCGTCTGCGGCGTAGCCGGTGAAGCTGGAGTCGGGATTGGCGAACGGGCTCTTGGAGACGTCGACGAACCTCATGTCCAAGATCTCCGCACCGATCAGGTGGGCGATCCCTTCGTTGTCCAGAGTTCCTGTCGAGATAGTGGCCATCAGAGTTCTGCACCCGGTCTGCCCAGGTGGATTAGCATACTGCACATGGACACGCAGACACACCGCCCTCGACTCAGCCAGGAGGATCTCCTCGATCTGGTGAAGGACCAGAAGGTCGTGCCGGGTCTGCTGACCCCGAAGCGCTGTGGACGCTGCGACTGCCTCATGGCCCCCGAGAGGACCCTCGAAGGCGAGTCACGCTTCATCTGCCCGAACTGCCCCGAGACGGCTACGAGTCCTCAGTAGAGGTGATCGAGTCGGTGTCCGCGAGGTAGTGGTTGATCCTCGTGGTCGAGTGCTTGTCGGTGATGTGCTCGCCGATCCACTGGCGGTTGCGGCCGCAGCTGATGACCGATCCCTGCAGCGGCATCTTCACGTACTCGGCGCCGGCGGCGTAGAGCTCATCGACCAGGTCCGAGATCTCGAAGTCGTCCTGCGGGTCCATGGCCAGCAGGAAGTCGATGACCGCCTCGTCGGCGTCGTCGGCGTCCAGGTCGGTGACCGGAGACATGATCACCACGGAGGGCATCATGTGCCGGATGAGGATGTCCTCCCCGACCGGGCGGTTGTCCTCGTGCTCCACGTAGTCCTGCAGGTCCTGGTAGCCCTCGGCGTAGTCGTAGGTGAGGCGGAGGACGTAGGAGGTCGAGGTGCTGCGGAGATCCTTGGTGTCGTTCACGTACCTGGTCAACGCCATGTACGTGTGCTCCTTGGTCGAGTAGGCGAGCTCGCTCTCCTGGGCGTGGAGGTAGTAGCCCTCGGCGAAGAAGCTGTCGGTGCTCGAGGTCACCGCCATGAAGGTGTCGATGTCCTGGTTGCCGGCTGATCCCTTGGCCGTCGCCTCCGCCTCGAGGTCGATGTAGTAGAGGCCCGTCTCCGCATCCAGGGCCATGCCCCGGCCGTCATCAGAGACCAGGTCAGCCTCCAGGCAGCCCTCCAGACCGTCAGGGCTCGACAGGATCACCGTCCCACTGTCCTCGCGGATGTCGAAGGTGGTCTTCCCGGAGCCTCCGTCGTAGACGGGCTCGCTCATGATGGTCCAGTACTCGGCGCCACCGTAGAGCCGGTTCCCTGGCTTCAGGTTCGGATCGCTGGTCAGATCCCCAGAGACCTCGCAGGAGTTGCTGTCGATGGTGTAGTTGCCGCTGGAGACCGAGACGTAGTCCACCAGGTAGGTCACCACGCCATCGGGGCTGAACCGGAAGTCGGGGCCGACGAAGAAGTTGACCGGGTCCTTGAAGTAGATCCGCACGGTGCCGGTGGCCTTGGTGCTGGCGTCACCACCCTCGAAGGCGGTCAGGGCCTTCATGGTCAGGATGTTGGCCAGAGGGATCGTGTCTCCGGTCTCCGTGAGGTCCAGGGAGTCCAGGAAGGCCACGCTCTTGACCCGCACCAGGGGGAGCTCCAGGTTGGCGTCGGCGATGTTCTCGGTGACCTTGACGTAGTCGCCGTCGCCGTCGGTGTAGGCCGTGAGGTCCGCGCTGCCGGGGATGACGAAGACCACATCGTCGTCGTCGTCGGTGACCACGCTGCCGTCGCTCTCGGCGACCAGGTTCCAGAGCGGGACCGTGAGGAGGTAGGCCTTCCCGTCGTTGTGGACTGACCGATCCACGTAGGTCACGATCTCGTAGGTCTGCTCGGACAGGGCGGGATCGATGGAGGAGGCCAGCGTCAGGGTGGTCGCGGTCCTGCTGTTGATCTCGATCACCTCCTCCCCCAGCTTGAGGAAGTCGCCTCCGGAGACGCCTCGGGAGGAGAACCGGCCGTACTCGTCCCGGAACGTCGTCGTCGGTCCAGATCCGGGGTTCGTGTAGCCGTGCGTCCCGGCCCAGACCCTGAGCCCCTGGTCGGTCACGTTCTCGATGTCCAGGGACTCCTCGGTGGGGGTCGTGGTGAACAGCCAGATGTCGGTCTTGCCACCGATGTGGACGGTCTGGCCGGACCCGACCAGGCTCGGGTCCGCGCCGACGTAGCCGCCGGGGATGCCGGAGATGTCGACGGGGCCTGTGATCACGTCCCGGAGCATGAGGCTGTCGCCCATGCCCACGATCTCGATGTCGTCGATCGAGCTGAACTCCGCCTGCAGGACGGTCCTGCAGCCACGCAGGACGGCCAGGTTCCGGATCGTGATCGACTCCTTTGCCCTGGTGATGCCCTCCAGCTTGGTCTCGTCGTCGTCGCCGGCGGTCGCGGCGGACTTGTTGGTGACCCGGACGACTCCTGCGATCCCCTGCACGGAGATGATGGACCCCTTGTCCACGTTGTAGGACTCGCCGGCGGCCTCGGCCTCCAGGGTCACGTCGAAGTAGTAGAGCGAGCCCTCCTGGTTGAAGCTCATCGACGTGCTGGTGATCGTCTGGGTCTGGGTCGGGAAGAAGTTCAGACCGCTGCCGGTCGAGAACTGGCTCAGGGCTGTCACCACCACGGTCTGCGCGGAGGTGAAGTACATGCGCGCCGTGACCGTGGCCTTCTCGCCGACCTTGAGCTCGGTGAAGAAGTTGGCCAGCAGGGAGTTGACCTCCGGACGCGTCATGGCCTCGTAGTTGTCCAGGGACGCTGCGACCTTGATCCCGGCGAGCTCGCGCTTGTAGGGCTCCATGCCCACGGTCAGAGGCCGGGCGATCAGGTCTCTGGTCCCCGAGCCCTCACCCACGTCGATGCCGTCGATGTTCTCCTCGAGGTGGGCGGCGACGAGCAGCTCGACATCTGTGGCGAGGGGGTCATCTCCGATCCGCTTCATCAGCGGGGTGATCACCTTGGTGTAGAAGGCGGACCCGCTCGACGTGTCGATGGAGCTGTCGTAGTCGGACACCAGCTCTTGGATCAGCTCGATCATGGTCGTGTCGGCCATCAGAATTCCTCAGAGCACCAGGGGCACGGAGACTGCCTGCCCTGCGTAGGTGGTCACGCTCAGGTAGGCCACAGCCTGCTGGCTCTCCGGGTTGAAGGATACCCGAGTGAACGTGAAGGACAGCAGCCTCTCAGACGGCGGGAGAGCCCTGCCAGCCTGGGCTGCGATGAACTGGGTCTCCGTCCGGGACGCCGCCTCCGTGAAGACGGCGGCGAGCTGGGCCTTGGAGCTGGGATCCAGGGTCAGGCCCAGGGCCCGGAGAACGTCTCCGCCCTCTGCCCTGTTGAACCGGTTCGAGCCCGAGTTGGAGAGCATCGACTTGACCAGCTGCTGGATCAGCTTCTGGACGCCCGTGACCTTGGTGATGTTGAAGGTCGGGGTGAAGACCAGGCGCACCCGGTTCCCAGAGGTCCACCTGGACGACACGATGGTGATCGCCATCTGACTGGTCGTGGTGTCCTCGAAGCTGTCGCCAGGGAACACCAGCAGGGTGCGGTCTGACACCGCCGAGAAGTCCGTGATGTCCAGGCCGTTGATGCTGACGGTCTTGGCGTAGCGGACGTCCCCGTCACAGACGAGGCGTACAGCTCGCGGGTCCGAGTCCAGAACCTCGGAGGCGGACAGAACCCGGATGTCGTCTGCGATGGACAGGAACTGGATGTCGAAGCTCACTCGCCCTCCACCGTCTCGAATTCATCAGGGTTCTCGATCATGTAGTCGAGGGCAGCGTCGGCCGCTTCCTTCGTCTCGATGATCCTGTCCTTCTTCGACCCGGAGACAGCGATCCACGGGAGGGTGGGATCAGTGTCGGTGATGAGATCGCTCTCCACCTCTCCGTTGAGCTCGAAGATGGCACGAGAGAGGGCCTCGTCCAAGCCCATCTCCGCAGCCTCGTAGGTTCTGGTCTCCGCTGCCAGGTACTCGGCCAGGTCGGCCAGGGCGATGCGGATCTCCACCTCTTCCGGGACCGTGGTGGACGTGTTGGTCCCGGAGTAGTCCGAGGAGGTGGACTCGTCGGGGTTCTCCCCTGCGACGTTGCTGCTGGCCGCGGAGCTCCCTGACGACGTTCCCGACAGGGCGGTGGACTGGCCCAGTGTGTTGACGGCCACCGCGGCCGACGCGGAGTAGGAGCTGTCCCCGGCCGACATCTCCGACAGGGCCTCGAGGTCTCCGGCCTTGATGGCGTCGACCGCCTTGTCCATGCTGAGCTGCTCGAACAGCGCGGTAACCGCGGAGGTCTCGCTGTTGGCCGGTACCTCGAAGGCAGTGGCCACGTCCTGGATGGCCTCGATCTGGGAGTAGAGACCGTCGCTCTCGTTGAAGATCTCGTCCAGGACGTAGGAGACGCTGTTCCGGACGATGCTGTAGGTCGTGACGGTCTGACTCGACTCGAACTCGTGGTACAGCGTGAGGGCGCTGTACGTGGGGTCTGAGTGATCCACGGTCTCCACGTAGGAGAAGACCTCCCCGTCGTCGGAGAGCGTCATGTAGACCTGATCTCCGGCCTGGATGTCCGCCTCCTTGGTCACGTGGAGGGTCGGAGTGGTGTCGTCGGCGTCGGAGTCGTCCTCCAGCGTGGCCGTCCCTCCCGGTGATGCGACGATCTCGACCTTGGCCTCGCCGCCGAAGTCGGCAATCACCTCGGCCAGATGGAGCTTCAGGTCGTCCAGGTCCTCGTCCAGGTCCAGCTGCTCGAGCAAGTAGCGGAGCAGGAGGAAGCGGCCCCAGGCCTGTGCCCCGTTGCGGGTGATGACGAAGGTCTGGTCCGTCAGCCCAGCGGAGATGCGCGGGTTGAGCTCCACCGTCCCGGCGCCGGCGTCGACCTCCTCGATCTCGTAGACCTCGGATCGGCCCCAGACCGTGAGCAGGTCCCCGGCCTCGACCAGGCTGAGGTCGATGGGTGAGCCCTCGGTGTCGTCACCTGGTGTGAAGGTGACGGTCTTCATCTCCTCGAAGTCCAGCACCTTGTAGGAGACGGGCCCCTTGGACAGCGGCATCCCCTTGTCGATGATCACAGCCTCAGCAATGCCATCGCCGTCGAGGTCGCTGACCCCCACGACCTTCGCCTTGATCATCTGACTGCCCATGACGTGCACGGTGGAGCCCTCGACCCAGTCGTCGGGGACGGAGCCGGTACCGAAGCCCCCGTCCGCGAGGAAGGCCGCGTCCCGGTCCACCAGGTAGGTCGTGTCGAGATTGGTGCCGGGGAGCACCACGAACCAGGTGAGGTCCTTCCCGACCGAGGCTGGGAGGGAGGTCCGGAGCTTGAGGACGTGCTCGTCGGCGATGTCCACGATCTGGACTCGGCGGGAGCCGGTCACCAGCTCCATCCCCGGCTTGACCGTGTCGAAGATGGCGTAGCTCAGGCCAGACTGCCCGGCGTCGAGCTGTGCGGAAACCTTCACCTCGCTGGCGCTGATCACCTCGATGATGATCACGTCCTGCTGATCGGGGCCGTTGGGGTCCAGCCGGATGATGTCGCCCAGGGCAGAGCTGCCAAAGGGGCTGTTCACGGTGTCGGTGAACACGTCCGTGGTCAGGCCTCTCCAGATCTCCCAGTCCTGCCAGGGGGTCTCCAGCACGTCCACCCGGTCCTTGATGCGGATCGTGTACGCCGGCGACGTGGAATCGTAGGGATCTTCCCGCACGGCGAAGTAGACCTGGTAGGCGTTCCCGTCGTGCACCAGGTAGCAGGCGTCGCGAGAGCCGTCGTAGGTGATCGTTCCCGCGACGCTGTTGTCGTCCCCGTTGTCGTCGGTGAAGTCCAGGAAGTCGATCTTGCTCCCGTAGCTGTCGCTGAAGGCGAAGAGCCAGGTCTTGTCGTCCTGGGGCGACACGTGCCAACCCGTGTAGAAGGCCGGGTTGTCGGCGTCGTTGGGGAGCGAGTCGTCCAGCTCCAGCCAGTAGAGGCCGATCTCCGGATAGGCGTTGCGGTCGTCTGGGTTGTACTTCAGGTTGTAGTCGCCCTCGTGGGACGACATGGCTGAGGCGGTGATCACCAGCTTGTAGCCAGGGCTCTCTGCCAGGGTGTCCTTCAACAGCCCGGCGTAGACGATCACGTCCTGGCTGTTGAAGAAGTACGTGCTGTCCGGGGAGATGTGCCAGGTGATCTGGGTCGAGTGCTCCGTGAAGGGGGTGTCGACCTTGAGGTAGTTCTGACCCACCACCTCGGAGATGGTGTGCGCCTCTCCTCCTATGCCGATGGGCGTGCCCGTACCGGAGCCCTCGTGGAGGTAGAGCTTGTCGCCGGCGACGATGCCCTTGGTGAGGAACTCCCCGTCCGGATCGTAGAACAGGTCCGTGTAGTCCTCAGGGTGGAAGTAGACCTCGACCTGGGAGTCCTCGAATCCTGAGAACACTCCATCGATCTGCACGATGTTGTCGGAGATCAAGGCTGTGATCTCGTAATCGCCTTCGGCGTCCCCTCCGGTGTAGACCCTGGCCACGTCCCCGACCTGCACCAGGGCATCGAAGAAGCTCCCCGCGGTGTAGATGTAGTCCGGTCCGATCGTGCTCGTATCCGTGACGCTGGCCCCGTTGTAGACGATGCAGAAGACGTCTGTCTCGTAGCTGGCGATCGTGCTGTCCAGCATGATGCGGTCTTCGGAGATCACCGAGTCCACCTGGAACAGCTCCCGGTAGTCGCCGTCCACGGACTTGAGGTAGACGTAGTCGCCGATGGCGACGCTGTCGGTGACGAAGGTGGCCGTGCTGTCGTAGACGACGTAGTTCGAGCAGCGGGCCTTGACCTTCCAGTTCTTCCCGGAGAGAGCTGGCATGGATCGAGCGGACTCATCCACGGTGAACCAGGTCGAGACGATGCCGTCGATCCTCCAGTAGACAGCGTCGGCAGAGACGCCAGAGATCTCCAGTAGATCGCCTACTGACACGCCGAGAGCGGTGAAGTCAGCGACGTTGGTGTCGAACCAGCGGTTGCTCGCGCTCTGGCCGGAGGAGGTGAATTGATCGTGAGTGGAGGGGTAGGTCCCGGCCTCGGCGTTCGCCACGCCGCTCTTGCCCAGAGGCTTCCCTCCGAGCTGACCGTCGACCGGCTTCATCTTGAAGGGCCACTTTGTCCCGGACTTCTGCCCCGTGAGGGCATGGTCAGACGTGACCACCGAGCTCTGCCGCAGCTTCTTGCTGTTCAGGCCGTTGGTCGAGCCGTCGTCGTCCTCCAGGCGTCGATCCGTGAGGAAGATGCCGCCGCCTCCGGAGACCACCACGTTGGAGCCAGTCGCGCCGTCGCTGTACTCGGTCCAGAAGCTCTCGCCGGTGTCCTTGAAGTAGGTCCCGAGCATGTCCTCGAGGACCAAGTACCTGTCGTCCGAGGTGATGTCGTTCGGGATCTCAGGGGTGGTCGTGAGCTCCGTCGCCGTGACCGTCAGGATCCGGTAGCACTGAGCGGTGTGCACCAGGAACAGGAAGTGGTCTGGCTTCACGCCGTCCACTACGAAGGCGGCCCCGGAGTCCCGGAAGGTGTCGGTGAGGATGTCGCCGTCGCCGTCGTCTACGGCCTCTCCATGCCCACCTGCTAGAGGGTCCAGGTGGATGCGGCCGCCAGTCCCGAATCGAGCCCCAGAAGGCAGATCCACCACACTGATCGGCTCTGGTACGCCCTTGCCCTGCCGCTGGAGGTAGTCCTTCGGCGTGGAGCCCTCGATGGCCGGGACGACCATCTTGGTCCCGGTGTAGTCCGGCGCGGTCTGGATGATCTTCAGGACTGCCCGGCTGGCTGCCAGGTCGATGAGGACCTGCTCCGCCAGGGCGGCCTGCTCGCTGGAGTTCGCCCCCTCCAGGTCCTTGATGGTCTGGGCGAGCTGCTTCCGGATCGCAAGGATCAGCTCGGAGGCGACCTTGGACTTCAGGTCGACCTCGAGGAAGGCATCGACCTGGGCGAGGAGGTCGTCCTTCTTGGCAAGCACGTCCAGCCACAGCGGCTCGAGTCCGGCGTAGACTGCCTTGGCCTCGTCCCTGATCACCACCCGGTTGCGGTTGGTGACGTTGGGCATCACCTCGTCGGCGACGAAGTCCTCCAGGTCGCCCGTGAAGCCGTCCAGGTAGTTGTCGCTGAGAGTCCCCTCGGCGACGGAGCCGGAGAGCTGGGAGAGCTTCGTCCGGGCGCTGCGCAGCTTGGTGAAGTCGCTGATGAAGTAGGGGGCCTCGTCCCGGAGCGACAGCAGCAGATCGTCGCTGGCGAGCTTGGCCATTGCGTCGAGGATGCTCTGCAGGTCCTCGCCCCACGACGTGACCGCCATCGACAGCGGGTAGAAGGGCGCCTCGATGTCCATGAGCATCGACGTGCGGGCGATCTGAAGCGCCCTCTCGACGACCTTCTCCTGGTCGAGAGCCCCGGTGTCTGCATCACGGGAGACCTCGAGCGTCCTCGGGAGGAACTTCTCGACGGCCGCCTGTACCTGTTCCGCTGTGATCGCCATGAAGCCAGTCTATCGGTTCTCGACTACGCCAGCATGAGCGCTCCGTAGATGCGCCTCCTCTGTGCCGGCGACATCTGGTCCAGGTGGCCCTTTCCGGTGAGATCCTCGGACATCGACATGAACGCCCCGGAGCCGGGGAGATGGCTATCAGATTCGATCCCCTTGGACTTGGCGAGTCTGTGGATCTGAGCCGGAGAGGGTCCGGAGCCCGGTCCCCGCTTCTCCACCCCAGCTCCTACAGCCATGCCAGCTCCAGGCATCATCAAGGCCAGCGTCAGCTTGCCCTTCTTGAAGTACTCGTGCCGGCCTCCGTCTCCCTTGATGCCGGCGGCCTCACGCTGCAGACGGGACGCCCTCTCCGACCCTCTCGAAGCTGGGAAGCCGCCCTTCGGGGCGATCTTCACAGAAGAGATCGGAGATGCTCGAACCTCCTCTCCTGGGAGCTCCTTGAAGCCTTTGGAGAGGACCTGATCGATCTTCTTCGTCCGGTAGAAGTCTGCCTGCCAAGCCCCACGCTTCCTGGCCATGAGCTGGGCCTTCACCACCTTCGGGTCCTTCCTCATGTGGACGAAGACGTCGAAGCTACCGGGATCGGCTTCGGCGAGCATGTGGGTCTGCTCGTAGACTCCGGGCTTGACCTGCTTGCGTGAGAGGGTTGAGATCTGCTGCGCAGTCATGTTCGGCTTGTCGTAGTGGAAGACCCTCGTACCGGCTTGCTCCGCCAGGGCCTTGGCCGTGGTGCTCTTGCCCGTACCTCCGGTACCCGAGACTGCGATCCGAGACTTCTTCGGATCCACTCCTGCGTCCTTGAGCGCCTTCAAGATCCGGGCAGCCTCGTCCTTCGCTCCTTGAGGTAGGGGTCGAGCTGCATCCACCTTCCGAGAACCTCCCTTGCCGACTCCCTTGATCATGGCCCGGAGATTGGCCCGAGTGCCCGGAAGTCGACTGAGGCCCAGAGCCGTTCCCGCCGCGGCTCCGATGGCGACCCCTCTCCAGGGGAACTTCCGCCTCTTCCGAGAGGCTCCCAGCTTCTCGATCTCGTCCCAGAAGTAGGTCGCTGACGTGGTGGAGATGTTCATCAGGACACCGTGACCGTGATGGTGGGGAGGGTGATCGTCGGGTGCTGGAGCCTCTCGATCACGTCGCCATCAGGCTCCTGGTACTCGTTGACCTCGTCGGTGTCGACCTCGGTGATCTCGATGGTGACGGTCCCGGCCTTGAGGGCGCGGAAGGACAGGTTGGCCACCTGCACCACCACCGTCTCGTCGCTGATCTCAATCTCCAAGGCCCCCTGCACGGAGCTCCCCGCCTCCTCGCCGTTGGAAAGGGTGGTCGTGATGTCCAGGGTGAACTGCTCCTCGACCTCGGCCTCATAGTCATCGCCGTCGTCGAACTCGATCTCGGTGATGTAGGGGAAGATGAGCGCCACCAGGTCGATGGAGCTCTCCTCTGGGACCACGACGGTTCGGACCAGGTCCGATTCCCTGCCTGGGATCTCGATCCTGACCGTAGCGCCCTGGTAGAGGTCGAACTCGACGTAGCCGTCGCCGTCCGACTTGGCGGTCTGGTGCTCGTTGAGGATCAGCGTGTTCGAGCTCACCGCTGCCGGGATGTGGATGTTCCGCACCGTGAGCTTCTCGCTCACCAGAGCGTCGCCGTGCAGGTCCTTCAAGTAGCCGGACACCCGACACATGTCTGCGTCGGGTTCGCCGCTGCCGGAGATCGCTGTGCCTGTGACCGTGTACCCCATCAGGATCCTCCTCGGGCCTTGCCTGTCCAGTAGGCCTGTCCAGGCCCGCTGACGTGTCGCTTCCCGTCTGGGGTGAAGCTGTAGGACACGTTGTCCTTCCCGAGGACCTCGGACATCTGACCCTCTGCTGTCATCCTCGAGGGGACCTTCACCACGCGCTTCTCCCCGATGGGGACGTCGCGAGCCGCCTTCCCACCCCAGGGGACGTGCTTCCGGGCCTTCCTCGCCCTGTCCAGGTAGAGGTCGAAGCTGTGGGACTTCTTCTGGCTGCGCAGGCGCTCCAGGACGGCCTCGGCCTCCCTGTGGCCCTTCAGCGTCTGCTCCAGGTCGTGCGCTACCTGGAGCTGCTCTGTGGAGCGGCCAACGCCCTTGACCTGCCCCTGGGCCTCCCGCAACTGCTTGATCCTCGCCCCGGAGCCAGAGACGTTGGACTTCTGCTTCCGGATGGCGATGTCCAGGGGCTTGAAGATCCTCTGGAAGGCCTCTCGGCTGAGTCTGGCGTCCCTGGCGGTGAGATGCTTGCGTCGGATCGCGGAGGCCCCCAGACTCAGCGCAGCGGCTCCAGATCCACCCATGACGGCTGCCTTGCCCAGGCGCTTGAGGAAGTCCTGCTTCTCGCTCTTGGAGAGGTCCCTGCCGTAGATCTGACCGTTCTGGAGCCAGTAGCGGGGCTCCTTCGTCTGGAAGGTCTTGGTGGCGAGGAAGCCTCCAGCGCCGCCCCCCACGACCAGGCCGGCCAGAGCTTCCAGAGCTCTGGCCTTGGCAGGCGTCATGGCGGCAGTCTTGATCTGAGGCATCAGCTGATCGTCAGGGAGAGGCTGGAGGAGGTGAGGTACTCGCCCTCGTTGTCGGGATCATCCTTCTTTACCCGAACGGTAGCCGGTGAGTCCAGCTCCTCGGGCACGACGAAGATGAGCACCGTGCCGTCGTCGGAGACCGCCTCGGGCGTGACCTCCTCACCACCGATGGTGACGATGGGGTTGTCCCCGTTGAAGTACGAGCCCTTGATCGCCACAGAGTCGCCTTCGGAGGCGGTGCTGGGGAGGAGCTCGGAGATGACCGGCGTGACGTTCTCCCAGGCCAGCACGACCACGCTGGTGGGGTTCTCCTCGGAGAAGTCGTAGCCGCTCTTGGAGAAGCGGGCGTAGTAGCTCCCGGTGGGCAGGTCGAAGGAGACCTCGCCCGACGAGTCCGTGAGCGCCTTGCCGACCAGGCCGGAGCCGGTGCTGGTGAGGAGCCGGACCAGGACGCCCTCGATGGGGTTCTCCGAAGCATCCTCCACCGTGATCTCCAGAGTGCCCTCAGCGCCGTAGAGGGTCTGCCCGATCAGGTCCTGGGACTCGTGAGCGACCTGCAGGTGGATCTCGTGGGTGTCGTTGTCCACCAGGCGGAGGTAGGTCAGGCCAACCTCCGAGGGGGTCACGACGAGCTCGTAGTACCCGGGGAGATCCGAGTCATCGACTTCGGCCAGGGTCAGCGAGAGGTCTGTCTCTGGGTCCGAGCTCAGGGCGCCAGCAACCGCGGCGGAGATGGTGAAGTCTCCGATCACCAAGCCGGTCGTGTCCGACGAATCGATGATGGGGATGCGGAGCTGCCGTCCCTTGACGGCCTGGTAGATGTTCGGCATGGATCAACCGGCCTTGACGACGGCGAAGGCATCCTTCTTGTCGCCCACGAGGGTGAGGAGGTTGGCCGAGGGCTGCTTGGGCAGGACCCCTCCGCCGTCCTGGTAGCTGTCGAGGGCTGAACCTCCGCCTGCGCTGCTTCCGCTGATCTGATCCATCAGACATCCACTCCCAACGTGGCGAGGTAGTCGTTGGCCTCGTCTATGGCCTGCTGGGTGGTGTTCTCGCTGGCCTCCGTCGACGCGGTCTTGATGCGCTGGAGCTGCTCGACCCGTGAGTCGACCTCGGCGCACTTGGCGTCGAAGACCTCCTTGACCGCGTCCTTGACCGCCTGAGCCTGAGTCGCCACGTCGCTCATGTCAGACCTCGCTTCTTCATCTTGTCGTCGATGCTCTTGCGGAGCCGGCTCACCTTCGGGCCCGAGACGTTCATCCGCCTGGCGATATCCTTGGCCGGGAGCTTGGGCTTGCCGTTGACGCCCAGGGTGTACTCGTAGACCACGCGCTCCTGCATGGTCAGATCATGGTAGATGTAGCGCAGGATGTCCCGCTCCTCGCTCTCGAACAACGAGGGAAGCTGATCAGGCTCCGGCGTCATGGAGGCGATCCGGTCCTGGCGGAGCTCGGTCTCCATGCGACCCACCTCGGCCACGCTCCAGGTGTACTTCGGGTTGTGGGCCTGCAGCGCCTCCGACAGGGTTACAGCGTCCGGAGGATGGCCGAGCTGTTCGGTCAGATCCGCCCTGACTTCCTTGAAGGGGGTGATCTGGAGGGCACGGCCTTCGGGGATCCGCCCGAAGTTCTGGTGCTCGATGGTGAAGGACCGGAGCTTGCGCAGCTGCCAGTTCACCCAGGTGCGCACTCCGGCGCCCTTCTCGTTGTCCGGGTCGTAGGTCTGGAGACCCTTGAGGGCCAGCATCCGACCCTTGGATCGAAGCGCCTGCTCCGGGACCACGAAGTTCTTGGTCTTCGAGAACTCGCTGACCTTCCAGTCGACGTCCGGCTCGAACTCCTTCAGGAGAGGCTCGAGGTTCGCCTCCGTCGGATCTGCTTGCCAGGTCTTCCAGAGTTCGAGCTGCCTCTCCGCATCTGGATTGCGGCGAGCCATTGATCAGTACCCCGGACCGCTGCTTCCGCCACCGTAGCCCTGCTTCTTGTTCTTCTGGATGTCGTAGACGCGCTTCCCACCGACAGCGGCTCCCGTGAGGCCGAGGCCGGCGGCGGTGCCGATGGCTACACGGCGGAGGGTGGAGGATCCGCCCTTCTTGTTGGTGGTGTTGGGGAGATCCACATGGGTGGGCGACTTCCGAGCGGGCTTCCCTTCCAGGATCCGGAGGGCGGAGTCCTGGTTCCCCCGTCCGGTACGGATCGCCTTCTTGGCCGCATCCCTCTCCACCTGGATCTGGGCCGTGGCCTTGCTGCGGGCCGCCTTCGCTCTGAGCCTGGATGCGTCAGCCATTCGGTGATCATCCGTGAAGGGCATGAACTTCTTCCACCCTCCCCAGCCAGTCGCGTTCCCTACTCGTTGGTGTTGCTTGGCGGCTCTGTTCGCCTGGGAAACCAGGCGATGTGCCTGACGGCTGTAGGCGATCTTCTCCATCTCGGTCCAGAAGGCCTGGGCGATGGCGCGTCCGCGGGTGTCGAAGCTGTTCATGTTGATCTACCTGTAGACGACGGTGGTTTTGTTGCCAGCTGCCAGACCAGCGCCGCCTGCCAGCATGGTGCCGGCACCGCCCATCGCCCCCATGACGTTGGTGCGCTGATGCCTATTGAGGCCTCCCCACCACATCCCCATACGGGACTGACCCTGCTGCATGGGACCTTGGATGGGGGCTCCTCCCAACCCGAAATGGCGCTGGGCCCACGGCTGCTCTGCGGCGACTGGCGGTGCTCCTGTCGGAGCAACAGGACGACCTGCGGTTGCAGCGGGGTTGACCGGCTGAGCCGGCGCTCCCCCAACCACCGGCTGAGTAGCCGTGGGGGTCGGAGTCGGCTGAGCTGCCGTGGTGGGGGCAGCCGCGGGCTTGGCTGCGGCCTGCCTGCGAGCGAGCTCGGCTTCGATCTTCTTCTTCCGATCTGCCTTCCGCTGACTCTTGGTCATCTGAGGCTTCTTGGGAGTGGCAGCCTGCGTAGGGGCGGGAGCAGTAGGACGTGCGGCAGTAGGAGTGCCGACGACCTTGGGCTGACTCAGGGCAGCCGATGCCGGTCCACGTGATCGGTCGGCGAGCGCAACGGATGCCGGACCCTTCCGCGCTCCGGCCTGGGCTCCCCCGGGAACCTGGACCCGTGCTCCAGGTCCGGGACCGGACGGAGGCTTCGGCATCTCGATACGAGCGCGAGGGGTACTGGACAGCGGAGCGGGCTTGGCACCGGTGAGGTCGATGGTGGGCTTCCGAATCTTGCTGGGGCTCACCCCGCGGTAGGCCGACTGGAACTGAACAGAGGCGTTGTCAGCGACAGCCCGAGCTTTGTTCTGCACGGTTCGCTTGGCTCGGCCGGCCGCGGCCTGGGCACTGCGTCCGAGGTTCTGAGCACTGCGTCCGGCACCAACCACACCAGTTCCGAGGCCTTCGAGTCCAGCGGCAGCTCCACGACCTACGGCCCGGCCTCCTCGCGCCAGGTGGCCGAGTCCTCTGGCTACAGTACCTACGAAGGCGATCTTCTCGATCTCATCGTTGAAGGAGGCCACGGCGAGGTACTCGTTGGCCCCTGCGCGTGCCAACGCCTCGTCAGCAGCCCGGCGGAAGGCTGCTGCGGATCCTCGGTGGTCCTGCGCGATCTTGTTCAGGGCTGAGGCGTGGGTCATGATCTCATCCTATCCGATGGGGGCGTACCCTTCTCGCGGGTAGGCCTCGATCGAAGGATCTTAGCCGCGAGGGCACCTGTAGCGAAAGGTGCAGCGTATGTCGACCCTGCCGCCAGGAGGCGAGCTGCGGCCCTCCCGAGCTGTCGGTTGCTCGCTCCCATCCGCTTCATGTACTGCAGGCCCTTGGCCGTTGCAGTCGCTTCTTCCGCCAGCAGGGGAGCTCCAAGCAGTAGGGAGACCCCTCCGATGCGCTCCGCGAACTTCGCCTTGGCTTCGATCTCCTCCTTGGTGTGGAAGGATCGATCCGAGGCGCTGTCCAGGACGATCAGGGGAATCACCACAGCAGGGATGCGTGCGATCTCCCCGGCCTTCCGGGCGGCGGGGGACGCGATGGTCTTGCGGCGGAGCTCCCCGGCAGTCGCATGCCCAAGCTCGTGGGCCAGGTCGGAGGCCCTGGAGGCGGACACGACGCCCTTGACCTTCCCTCCCTTGATCTTCTTCGCCAGGGCTCTGGCCTTGGCCTGCGCCTCCGGACTGGCCTCGCTGTGGGTGGACAGCAGCTCAGCGGCCTCTCCAGACAGGTCTGAGGGGTCGAAGCCTCGGTAGTAGGCCGAGGGCTTCTTGCCGAAGTGGATGCTGTCTCCGGACGAGCCGGCGTTGATCCTCTCCAGGCCACGATCGGCAGACATCTGATCCAAGGCATCCTGGAGGACCAGGTCCTTTTCCTTGGCCTTCATCGGACTGATGCCCAGCTCCCAGACCAGGGAAGGGGCTGCGATCACGGCTGCAGCTGCAGCCGTGTGGGCGATGGAGGTGCCCTTCATCATCGGAGGATGGGTCTGGTGCCGCACTTGCTCCCTGGGCACCGGCAGGCCTCGTGTCCTGAGCTCGTCGTTGACCGCGTAGGTCACGGCCCGTCGAGAGGGGGTCCTCTCCGGATCCGGCCGTTGCTTGAGGAAGCTCTGAAGCCCCTGGTCAGACACGCCCCGCGCCTGGGATCGGGTGCTCGCGTAGAGCTGCCCGGCAGAGGATGCGGCAGTCAGCTGAGGTTGAGGCTGGTACTCCGAGGACTTCTTGGTCATCATCCGAGCTGCCTCGGAGATGGCGACCGCGCCGATCACTCCAGCAGCGGCACGTCCGGCAGCGGCGCCACCGATCCCCCTCAAAGCCTTCCCGGCGTTGGGCCCCTTCAACGACTTCAGGGTCTTCTTGGCCCCGTCCTCGACGACCTTCTCGATGGCTCCCTTGGGGGCTCCGATCCCTGCTCCGATCAAGGCCGGCACTGCTACCCGGTCCTTCCAAGAGAGCTTCTTGCCCTTCTTCTGTGCCTTGGCGATGGATCTGGCGGTGATGGCTGCGGACCCCAGGCCGATGATGCCTCGAGTCCCTCCGATCTTCTTGGCGAGGTCCTTGATCTGAGTGGAGGTGAGCCCCCGACCTCGGTTCTTGATCCCGGCTTCGAGCCCGCCCTTGATGCCGGAGTAGGCCCCTCCCGCGGCGAGGACCTTGGCTGTCCCTTCCCTCTGACGCCCTTCCTTGAGGTCCTTGATCCCCGAGTAGAACAGAGGCGTGGTGAGGACGGACGCACCGAGGCGTCCCGAGGCCCTGCCGAAGCCGGACTTCCATGCCTTGGCCTTGACCGCAGGCTTCAGGCCCTTGGAGACCGCGACCTCGACCTTCTTGTCGACCCACCCCTTCGGGAAGTCAGCCGCAGACGTAGCGACGGCCACGGGGGCCGCAGCAAGCATCTGCGCCCCGTAGTTCCGCTTCTTCGACTTCTCCTGAGCGATCTTGCAGAGCTCGTAGGAGAAGGCCAGTCGCTCCAGGTCCATGTCCCTACCTCCTGGGAGGAGGCGAGATCAGGCCTCCGAAACGACGTTGTTCCGGTTCATCAGGGCGACGTTGTCCGCGCCGGCGGCGACGCTCTCCATGTGCGGGGAGGCCGAGTTCTCGTCGATGATGAACGAGCAGACGTGGGCCCAGGCGGTGACGCCATCGTGCACGGAGTCGGAGGCCTCCAGGGCCGCCTGGATCTCGGTGCTCGACAGGTGCGAGGTCTCGTCCTCGTAGTCCGTGCTGTCGCCGTTCACGATCAGGACGAGCAGGGCAGCGCCGTCGTCGTCTTCGTCCGCGTCACCGGCTCCATCGCTGTTGCACACGATGAGGGTGCAGTAGGCGGTCTCGTCCGTGCTGAGCGACAGGGCCGTCGCGGCCGTGCCGTCCTCGTAGATGGCTGCTCCCACGCTGCCGCTGGTGGCCAGGAGGTCGGTGTTGGTCAGAGCGGAGATCGTCTGCATCAGGCGCCCGCCCAGCATGCAGCGCAGGGCGGTCATGTCGGCGCTGAAGGTGCCCGCCGCGATCGAGGAGCCCTCGGTGACCACGCCGCCCTCGAGAACCTCGCTCCGCTCACGGAAGGCGTTCACGATCTTCTGGCGGATCAGCTTGAGCTCGTAGCCCCAGCCCTTGCGGGGGGTCCAGTTGAACAGCTTCTGGAGGGCGTTCTTGCCGGTGGCGAGGCTCATGCGGGTGCTCCTGCGGTAGGGTCTTGGCCTTCAGGGGTGATCCCTGTCCGGACCAGGTTGCCCGAGGAGCATAGCACTTTCACTTCTCCTTGCCCAGGAAGGCGTTGACCAGGCGGAGGCGCTTGGCGCTCCGGATCCGGTGGACCGGGTTGAGTCCCCGCTTCCGAGGCTTCCTGGGCTTCTCAGCTGCTGTTCTGACCATCCCTCGCTGCTGAGGTACCGGCTTCTTGGGCTTCATCCACTTGTTGACCTTGACTGCCCCGTAGGTGCCCGCGCCCAGGACACTCAACCCTCCTGCAGCTCGGAGGGCGTTCATGGGCTGGGCCTTGATGCCTTGGATGATCTGCTTGACGGCGCTCTCCTTGTCCATGTCGCTGGCCGCTGAGTTCTTGCCTCCGGTGCCCTCCTCCTCGTCCTCGTTCTCCTCCGGCGTCTTGATCCGGTTCTTCTTGGACTTGGGTGCCTTCTGAGTGATGATCTGCTTGGCCCCACACTTCCGGCAGTGGTTGTCGTCCTCCTGGCAGACGGCTCCGCACTCGAGGCAGTTCTTCCGGCCTTCTTCGCTGAGGAGATCCTCCGTCTGGATCGTCCCCTCATCGGAGTCGTCAGCGGGGAGACGGGAAGACGCGGCCTTGGACTTCCCCTTCTTCAGTCGAGACTGGAACTCCTTCTCAGCATCCCGACCCTTCTGGTACTGGACGTGAGCACCTCCCGCACCGATGGCTCCACCCAGCCCCAACTGTGCGTACCCGCCCGCCAGCTCCTTCCTGGCACCAGGTAGAACCTGCTTGGCTTGATCTTGGGAGATCCTGTTGGAGCTTGACGTCCTGAGAGGACTGCCGGCCTTCAGGGCCTTCTCGGCTTGGTCACGTGCCGCGTCGACACTGGCGTTGTCAGACATGTAGCGGAGGTTCTTCTTCTGGGCCTTGGTCAGGCTGACCCCGCCAGTGGTCTTGGCTGCACGGTTCAGAGTCTTGACAGCCTTCGTCCCTCGGTAGACAGACTCCAAGGGGTATTTCGCCCCACGAACGGCCCCCGATACAGCTCCGCGAGCCATGCCTCGGACGCCGCCACCGCTCGCCAACCCCTTCCCTGCTCCGATCAGCCCGTGAATGGCGGAAGGAACGACGACAGCCCCACCGACAACACCACCGGCAACACCTGCCATCTGCTTCTTCCGATGCGTCTTCCTGCTGAGCCCCTTCCGCTGAGCCTCCTGCCCGTAGCGGCTGGTGTAGGCCCCAAAGGGATCGATGCCGGCCGCGAAGTCCTTCGCGTACCCTGCCGTCTTGATGATCTCGTCCATCTCCTGCAGCATGGCGAGCTCGATCATCTCAGACATCACGGACCTCCTCCGAACCAGCGGTACACGCGGGAGTCCCGCTTCTTCTGCTCGTGGGTATGCCTCTGCTGTAGCACATCCCGGAGCTCCCTCGTGTTCCTCGACTTCCGATCCGCAGTCATGTAGGCGTACTGACCCACGCTGCGCTCCGCCTTCTGGAACGTGATCGTCTGCCAGAAGTTCTTGGGCACGGCCGTGACGTAGCGGTTGACGATCACGCCGCGCTTGTCCAGGGGCCGATGGCTCTGCCCGCCGGCCCTGATGCCGCGGGCCGCGGCCTGGTTCATGCGCTCGGGGTTGTAGTGCGGATCAGCCAGCGCCACCATCGTCGTGTTGCCCAGGGAGAGGCCCTCGGCCCCAGCCCCGGTGATGATGATCACCTTCTTCTTCCCGGCCTTGTAGTCCTCCACGTCCTGCTGACGCCGCTCCTCGGTCATGCCCTTCATGGACTTGCCAGCGAAGACCCCGTGCTCGATGCCTCGGGCCGTCAGTCCAGCGCTGATGACGTCGACCCCACCCTTCACCAGGTTGGTGTAGATGATCACCTTCCCGTCCGAGGTGGTCTTGAGGTGCTTCTGCACGTCGTCCATGATCCGCTTGATCTTCGGAGTCCGCTCAGCGGACTGGGCCGGGGTGAGCTTCCGGTTGACCAGGTGCATGGAGTTCGAGATCTGCTGGGCACGCTGCAGGCGGGTGAAGGCGTTCATCTCCTCCCGCTTGTTGAGCATGATCCCCAGGCTGATCTTCCGGCGCAGAGCCGGGTCCACGCCCTTCATGGCCATCTTGTAGGCCCGGAGCTGCTCCGAGCTCATGGGCACCGCCACGTCCTTGACGTGCTTGGGCGGCTTCTCGGTGGCGTTCAGATCCTCGATGTAGTGGATGGAGCCGCCGATCCGGTTGTAGAGCTGCTCCTTGTTCTTGAGCCGCTTCTCCATGACCTTGCCACCGAAGACGCCTCGCTGGGCGGTCTGCACCCTCTGAGTGTGCTGGCGGTGGAACTGCCTCTTGGTCTTGATCGGAGCCTTTCCGCCTGTGACCAGGTTGACCAGGGGGACGGCGTCGGAAGAGTCGTTCTGGGCGATCGAGGCCGTCAGGCCCATCACGTTGGGCACCCTGGTCCGTGCGTAGGCGATGGCCTTGTGGGTGGAGCTGTCCGGGTTGCCCGCCCGGTGGAACTCGTCCGCGATGAGCGTGTCGGGCTTGTAGGCGTCGATGAAGGCCTGGGGGTTCCGTCGGAAGGCTGAGTAGGACACCACGACGTACTCGGTGTCCTGGCTGACCTTCTGGTTGGCGTTGGTGAGCATCACGCTCTTGGATCCGGTGAACTTGCCGACGCTGTCGTGGAAGTTCTTGCGCAGCCCTGCCGGGGCGATGACCAGGGCTCGCTTGGCCTTGCCCTGACCCTTGAGCTTCTCGAAGGTGGCAATGGCCGAGACCGTCTTGCCGGTGCCCGTGCCATGGGCGGCGATGTGGCCAGAGGTCGGATCCTTCAGCACCTTCTTGGCGAAGTCCGCCTGGTGGGCCTTGAGCTTGACGAAGCCCTTGAGCCGGTTCTTCGTGACCCAGGTACGTCCGGCCTGTTCGTTGCCGAACTGGTCGTGTCCCTTCTGACCGGCCGGGAGCCGGCGCCAGTGGCCTCCTGACTCTGCGATCTTCTGGAACTCGACCTGGAAGGAGGCGAGGGCGACGTTCGACGCTGCCACCTTCCTGAGCTGGTCCGGAGGGACCAGCTTGAAGCGCATGTCGGACTTGCGGATCCTCGCCCGCACAGCGGGAGGCACATCGTGGAAGTTGTGCTTGATGACCCTCTTGAGGCTCGTCGGGGCGACGGCGTCCTTGTGGAACAGGTAGTGCTTCCCGACCCGGTGGGCGTGCAGCTTCCCCTTCCGCCAGGTGGGGGTGAACAACCGCTCGCCAGGCAGTGGGATCGCCATGCGAGTCTTCTTGAACCCACGCTCCTTGAGGTCCCCGATCTCCTTCGCGGACACCGCCACCTGAGGGTGCGTCCAGCCTGGGTTGACCACCTGTTCGATGGCATCCAGGATCTGCTTCTCCGCCTTACCTCCATCCACGGAGATCAGCGGAACAGAGCTGTCCTTGGCGATCTTCTCCATCCCGACGAGAGCCTCGTCAGCGCGGAGTGCCTGGAACCAGCGCTGGGTGCTCATCCTCGAAGTCCTTGGTACAGGAGGCTCTTGGCGTAGGCCAAGGTAGCAGCCTGTCGCCTCTGAAGCAGATCACGGAGTCCGTAGTTGGTCTCCTCACTCTGCTCCACCTGGAGCGTCTTGTAGGTGGCCTCCACCGTCTTCTTCCCGATCGGGACGGATTCCGGGAGGGAGCCGTCGTCGTCGTAACTCGCGATGTTCGTCTCGTAGATGGTCTCTTCGTGCTCAGGAACGTCCACGACCCTCCGCTGCACGGACCTGGTCGATGTGTAGCTGTCATCGACAGGGCTGCTCGGATCGACAGCTGCTGAGAAGAAGCCGTGATCCGTTCCGTAGTCTGCCAGGACCTTGGCCTGGATGGTGCTTTCGATCTCGTCCAGTGCTTCGCCTTCCCCGAAGCTCCGCCAAGAACTGGCCGTAGCCAAGCCCACGGTCTGAGCCATGTCGGCCTTAGGACGCTGGGTGATCGACTGCGTGAACGCCTGGAGGTTCCCTTCGTTCTGGAGGATCGTCTGGTAGAGCAGCTGGAGGTAGGCGACCGACCTCACTAGGGCCTTCGAGTCGTAGCTCGTGACCTCCTCATAGCCCCAGTAAGACTCATCGAATTCAACGTCCTTGAACTCGCCGGTGGGGATACTTTCTGTGTCCCCTGTGGCAATGTCGGTCTCAAAGAGCAAGATCTCCTCCTTCCGGGTCGCCTTGCGGGTCTTCTTGACCTTCCTCCTGGTGATGATGGGCTCGAAGGCCTGCGCCACACCTTCGGATGCCCCGCTTACCAGGTCAGCCAGATCGCCCTCGTTGACGCCGGCGATGACGTCAAACAGAGATCCGCACCCGAAGACGGTCTGGTAGACCTCCTCCCCAATCCGCTCCCAGTCATAGCGGTCGTCCAGGAACCCGTCTGTCCCGCGGCGGGTGACCTCGTAGACGGATCTCCCTTCGTTGTCGAAGTCGGCAGCCTCGTCGTGCTGGTAGCAACCCACCATCGTGAAGTGGGTCCAGCCTCCGTTCTGATCGATGGAGTGCACCACCGTCTGGACGTTGCCCATGACGTGGCGGGTGATCAGTCCGGGGATGCCGACCCTGTCCATCACCAGACCTGGGTAGCCGGGGACCAGGTTGGGGTTGAAGGGTCCGGAGACGTTGGTGGATCGAGTGCTGAACCGGTACTTCCAGAACAGGTAGTCGCAGAGCTTGGAGAGGTACTCCCTACGGCCGCCCTTCTGGACGTAGGCCCCGAGATCGGACTCCCAGGTGAAGATGGGGTTGAGGCCGACGAACTCCTCGTGAGGCATGAGGATCTCAGCCATGCGGTCGAGGTGCCCACCCTCCCGGTACATGACCTCTGCGACCTCAGAGAAGTCCGGGGCGTAGAAGCGCTCTGTGAGCCACTTGGATCGGCCCGTGAAGAACAGGCTCGTGCGGAGCATCAGACGAGTGGGCTCCGCCAAGTAGCTCCTCTGGTAGGCCAGCGAGTTGTACTGGTGCGGGAAGACGATGTTGCAGGCCGGCGGCGCCAGGAACCAGGTGTCCGGCTTGACCACCACGTAGTTCAGGCTGGCACCTTCCCAGGGTTGATCAGATACCGTCTGCTTGGCGAGTTCGGGCGCGGCCTGCTGGATGTCGAGCCCCAGGGCCGTGCCGCCGGGATCGAGCCAGGGACAAGGCATGGTGGTCATGGAGTGCATGACCGTCCCCAGCATGGTGTTGATCATCTGACGGGCGGTCACCATCCCACCACCGCCGCCGACCTGGTTCTTGATGAACTTCTGGAAGAAGTCCAGCTTCATCAGCTTGGCGGCGGTCTTGTCCTCCGGGATGCCCACGATCAGGTCCCCGATCCTCCAGCGGTTGAAGGCCTGGGCGTAGAAGACGCTGGAGGCGAAGAACATCTCACGCAGGACACGCTGGGTGCCAGTGTAGATGTTGCTGTAGCTCTCGGTGTTGCCGTCGCTGTCGGTGACCTTGACCTTGGACGCACTGAGCCAGACGAACAGGTTGGAGCTCACGCCCTTGCCGATCACATCGTAGTTCTTGATCTTGTCCGCGGTGACGCCCATGAAGGCGTTCTCGAAGAACTCGACCCCGCCGTTGCGGAAGTTCAGGTAGTGCTGGCGGATGAAGTCCAGATAGTTCATCGGGCCGACACAGCTCAGGATCCCCGCCCTCTGACCGTCCTGTTTCTGCAGACGGACTGACGCCAGCTCCCCGGCGAAGAGCATCTTCCAGCGACGTGGGTCTGCAATTCCGAAGCCTGACTCACTTCCCTCCTTGAAGGTGTAGTCGGCGTCCTCGTAGTAGAACAGGTGGATCATCGACCGAGGCAGCAGGTCGAACATGTGGTCGGTGGCGATGACCTGGATGTCGGCCTGCGCATCGGCGTTGTCGGCGAAGGTACACCGCGCCCCAACGACGGGGAGCTCGACACCGTCGATGAACAACCTGAGGTTGAGCCTTCGCGGGGTAGTCATCAGCCCACCGCAGGATGATCGTCGATCACGCAGGCACAGTTCGCTACGCCCGCAGAGAGGGAGCTGCTGATCCCTGCCGAATTGGAGTCCCTCGAGGCCAGCGGGAAGGCGTCTGGATCGCTACGCCGTTGGATCTGGGCCGTGAGCTTGTCTCCGCCTTCCGTCTGCTGGACAGCCAAGTCCGTGTCGATGAACGTGAGCGCAGCGCCCGGCTCCTTCCAGAGCTTGCCGGTCGAGCTGTCCCCGATCCAAGAGGCGGTCCTAATGCTCGTCGAGGTCGCTGGTACATCCTGAGTGCTGCCAGACTCCTCGACGAGCTCCCCCGTCGCCAGGTCGATGTAGTTGTACCCTGGGTTCTTGGCTCCTCCGTACCCAGTGCCTCCAGCGAGTGGGTACTCGGGGTGGACCTCCGAGCCTACGAGACCTGTTGCCCGTGCAGTGGTCCCGAAGCGGTTGACGTAGGAGTCGTCGCCCTCGCTGAGGTCCTTGTAGGCCGTGATCAGGAGGGAGAAGTTGAAGGGACAGACGAAGGGGTTGTCGGAGGTCTGCGTGACCGAGGTGCCCAGGATCATCCCCTGCACCAGCACGTCGTCGAAGCCCAGGTAGACCCGAGCCCTGTACTCCACGCACTTCGTCCCGCGCAGGTACTTGCCGTAGTTGCGCAACCACTCGTTCTTCCAGTTGAAGTTCCTACTGTTGAGCAGCATCCCCTGGCACTGGAGGACGATGGGCTTCTGCCCGTAGAAGAAGGCGTAGAAGGGGCCGAAGGTCTCTACGATCTGGACCTTCTCCTGCCTGGTCTGAGACACCGCCTGCAGGATGAAGTTGTGGGTCGCGGCCGAGGTGCCCTGACTTCCGTCGTGCGCCGGCGCCGAGCTGTCCAGGACAGAGACGTGCTTGAACTCAGATCCGTCCATCCTGTAGAGGGACAGGAAAGCGTGCCGGGGGTCCTTGTGCAACAGCCCCTCGAGAGGACGGCGGACGTTGACTTCCTCGAAGGGGAGGGAGTCCTTGTCCCCCTCCATGGCTTCGACGAAGGGGTCCTTCTCCAGGAGGATCACCGGCATCATCCATCCTCGGCCTTGGGGTTGACCAGGAGCGTCCGGATCTCAGGACTCACTCGAGGCGTTTCATCGGGCAGTCCACCGTACTTAGCAGACGCGAAGCCTCGCAGCAGCATCTGCGTGATCCGATCAGGCCCGACCCTGTCCACCAGGGTAGCCGTGACGACACCGTCGCGGGTGACAACGGTGGACTTTCCGAGCTCAGTGGAGGTAGCCATCACCCGCCCTCGCCTTCCAAGAAGTTCTGATCGAGGGGCTTCCAGTCGTCGCCCAGATCTCCCTTCATGTTGCTCACGAAGCGATCGACGGCTGCGACGAACCGGGTGTTGGCCTGGGCGTATGCCGTGCGAGTGTCCCCGATCTCCGTGCCGCTGGCGGAGCTGTAGGCCGTGGGGTCGAGGAGGTTCTTCTGCTTCAGGATCTCGATGACCTGGGCAGCCCGGGCAGTCTCATCCTGGATGCTGCCGATCATCTTGATCTCGTCTTCCGTGAAGTTGAGGCTCTCCCCTGCGGCCTTGGTCTTCGTCGCGTCTCCGGACAGGAGTCCCTGAAGGCCCGAACCCAGCCTCCCTCCACTCGCCCCGTAGACCGTCTCCAGGAGAGCTGCCTCTTCGTCAGACAGGTCACTGTCTGAGAGCAGATCATCCTCGATGAAGCGCTGTGTCATCTCCGAGTAGGTGCTGATCCCTGTGCCGCTTCGTCCCAGTTGATCCAGGCGCTTGTCGTACTTCCCGCCGGCGAAGCCCTTGGCCTCCCGCGCATTGGCCACAGCGCGGGACTGGCTACGTCCTCTGACCTCTGCGTCCGCGATCACCCCGAGCTCTTCCAGCATCCCGCCGGCGCTCTGTCGGAGTGACATCCTGTAGTTAACGTGGCTGTCAGCCTTCAGCGCGATCTTGTGGAGCTGATCGTAGGACTCCAAGCCCTGCATCGCCTCAGCGATCTCCTCTGGAGTTCCTCCCTTCTGCGCCTCCAGGTACTTGGCGAACGCCGCCCGGGCGTCCTTGTCGGACGACAGGGTCTTGCTGATGTCGTCCTCGTCGATGCCGTCGTAGATGCTCTGGTTGTCCAGGCCGGACAGGAGCTTGTTGAGGTTCTGCTCCCCCGTCTCCCGAACGCCAGAGACCGTTCCGAGCCTACGCAACGTCCCCTTCTTGGCGATTCCCGTCTCTACGAGCTTCTCGTCCTGACGCATCGTGGAGGTCAAGAGAGTCCGGTAGTTCTTGTCGGAGATGTACTTCTCGATGTCTCCGGAGCCGCGGAGGCCCGTCTTCGTGTCGCCGCTCAGGGTGTCGCTGGCTGTAGCCAACAGCCAGAGGTTCTGCTCCTCCTTGCTGAGGTCATCCCACCCTTCGGCTTGGTAGATGTCGTTGAGGCGGTCGTAGCCGAGGTCAGACCCGCCGACGATGGTCTCTCGAGCCCGCTGGACGATGTCACCGCCACCTCCCGTGAGCCTGCTCAGGTTGGTCCTCTGGCGGTCGGTGAGCTTGGCGGACTGGGAGATCTTCAGACCCCGATTCATGTCCTCCCTGGAGATGAATCGTCCATCTCCCAGATCGACGTGATCACCTCCCTTCTTGATCGCCTCGTTGGCGCCGATGGTGTAGGCCGAGAGCTCCGTGCGCATCCGCTCTCTGGCGCCGGGAGTGCCTCCGATCAAGGGGCCGGAGTCGCTGGTGCTGACCCCCATTAGCTGGTCAACTGGACCATACTCAAGGGCTGGGGCTACGTGCTCAAGCTGACCGTAGCGCTTCTCCCACCAGGCGGACTTGGCCAGGAGAGCTTCGCTGGCACGCTCGTAGTCCATGTCCCTGCCAGAACCCCGTCCGTAGCGCTCGGCCAAGCGCTGATCAGACTCCCCTCCTCCGCTGTAGGTCCGGGGACGCCAGAAGGTCTCAGCGACATCCCCCCAGGAACGGCTGGCTGCTCCTCCCATGTCCTCGCCCCAGCCTCTGGCGCGAGAGAACAGCCCTCGAGTGAATCCGTAGTCGCCCGAGTTCAGGTACCTGCTGACGCTTGCTCCGATCTTGTGGTAGTTCCGGTCCTGCTCCCAGGCTTCAGTCTGAGCGGCCTCGTACTCAGCAGACGCTTGCGCCTCCAAGAGCTCTGGCATCGCCATCGTCTGGGAGAGCATCATGTTGGCCTCGTTGACGCCCATGCCCATCGTGCCCAAGTGCCTGATGATCCCCTGCTTGTTGTACCCCCCATGGAGCTGCTGGGACTGGGCTGCCGCGATGGAGACCATCCCCATGCCTGCGTACTGCATGGCGTTCTCGCGGGCCTCCGCTGTGCCGGCACGGTGGAGGGTTCCCAGACCCCGATTGGAGGCGCCCGTGACCATGGACTCGAGGGACTTGTCGCCCGACAGGAAGCTGTTGACCCGTCCCATGTCCATCTCGTTGCCTTCGCCGAGCATGTTGGCGATCATCACCCGGCCGCGAGAGGAGCTGAGGAAGCGCATCTGACGTGCCGCCATCCCTGCACCGACCTGGCCGACTCCGCCGGCCTCCATGACGTCCTCCTCGCTGAGGTAGCCCTGCCGCATGGCGTAGGCGACGCCAGCAGTCTGCTGCTGGGCGAAGTCGGATCCGTGACGTCCCTTCATCCCAAGCTGCCTGGCGTACTGGGTGCCGAAGCGCCCGGCGTTGACCATGTCCCCGGTGCTGAGGCCGGACATGATCTCTCGAGCTGTCTGGCGTAGGGAGGCGGCCTTGATGTCCGAGGTCGTGTAGAAGCCCTGAGTGCGGAGCTCCCCCACCATCTTCAGCGCGTCGTCCACGCTGGTCTGCATGGTGGAGGCGACCTCCTTCACCGTGTCCATGATCTTGGTGAAGCGCTCCTTGAACTCCTTCACGTCCCGAGTGGTCTGGAACAGCTTCATGGAGTCCATCTCGCGGACCATGTCCGCCATCTGACCCACGCCCTTGCCGATGTCCCTCCCCTGATCTGCCAGGAGCTTGCCGACATTGGCTCCGTGGTGCTGGTTTCCTCCGAACTGACCGCCGATGCTGGCCATCAGACCCTTGCCCACCATCCCCTGGTGGGCTCCGTGGAAGACCTGTTCACCTGTCTGGATCATCCCCTCTGTGATCGCCAGACCTGCGGCGATGGGAGCAGCGGCCGCTGCGAGTCCCACAGCGCCTGCGCCGGCGACGCCCATGGCGGCTCGACCGAGACTGAGGCTCGCCCTACCGACCCCTGCCGCGGTCTTGGCTCCGGTGAACCCTCCCCAGGCAGTCTTCATGGCCCCGAGAGCACCTCGGCCAGCTGCCCAGGAACCGCCGCCTCCGAAGGCGAAGCCAGCTCGAGCTGCAGGAGCGACGTAGCTGAAGGGCTCCAGCGCCATCATGGTGCTGCCCAGCATGCGCGGGGCCAGGCTCTGGGCCCCGGCCATCATCGGAGCAGCGACCATCGCCGCCATCATCCCGCCGTGGACAGCCACGGGGGTGACGGTGTTCCCGAAGAAGTCTCCGGCCTGGGAGCCGGCCTGAGCCTGGGAGAGCTGTCCGTACTGGTTGACCTGGGAGAAGGTCGTCCCGTACTGGGCCCCCATCCCCGCCCCCATTGCCAGGGAGTGGGAAAGGCCTGGCGGTGAGACGTTGGGAGGTCCCTGGCCCTGCATCAGCTACCTCTGGGCCGTTCACTCCGCTGCCGTCGAGGATCGACGATGTGAAGGTGGAAGCCCCGACCGGTCTTGCCGTAGGCTGCCTCGAACACGCGACGGAGGCTGTTGGCGTGAACCCCCTTCCGTCCCAGGAGCTTGCCGACGTCCGGGTCTGCCACGGTGACTTCGAAGTGCGCCGAGTGGTCCGAGATGTTCTTCTCGATCTTCACGGCATCCCGATCGTCGATCAGGCTGAGGATGAGATCCGTCAGTAGTTGATCGAGGGGCGGGTTCACTTCGGGGACTCCAGATCAGGCAAGACTGCGAGGCGTGCACCAGCACGGAGGGATTCTACACCCTCACCGTATCTGACGCGCACTCGTTCAGCGAACATCAGCCAGTCCTCAGACTCGTAGCGTCTGGCCTCGGCGTCGTCGAAGACCTTGATGCTCTCACCGACCGCGACCTGGTGCAAGGAGCCATCCCGGTCCTTGACGGTCGAGGGCTCCACGATCTGGTAGACGCCCTGCTGGCTGGAGCCGGGCTTGTACCGCCCGCGAGCCTTCGGCTTCTTCCGGAACTTCTCGGTCTCTGCGTCGGACGCGAATTCCCACTCGACGGCCTTCATGACTCCTCCTTCAGCTTGAACCAGAGGTAGGCCCGGAGGACCTCCTTCTCGTACCCAGCCAGGGGGCCGCCGCCAGCGCGCTCAGCGAAGTAGGCACCGAAGCGCTCGATCTCGGGATCGACCACCTGCTGCAGGATCTCTTGGGCCGCCTCAGGGAACTGTGTCCCCTCCGGCGCCTCCATCGTCGTCTTCAGGAGGATCTTCTCCGCCACGTTCCACCTTCCAGTCCAGGATCTTCTTCCGCGCTGCTTCCAGCCCATCGATCTGGGCCTGCAGTACATCTCGTACCTCGTCGATGTACCCCTCGTCCACGAACTCCTCGGTGGAGTTGTAGATCGGGATCTTCGCATCCTCCTCTGTGAGCTTGTTCAGGTGCCCCACGAGCTCGGCGAACACACCCAGCAGGTGATCCTTCTCTTGGAGCTCGAGCAGGGCTTCCGACAGGTTCATCGACCGCCCTTCTTGGCGTTGACGTCGCCGCGGCGCACCGTCTTGGACCAGGGATCCCACTTGAAGTTGTCGGTCAGAAGGCGGTCGATGTCCCGGAGGCAGGGGAACAGCTTGTCCATGTCCGACCGGCCGGAGGAGACCGACCCGGAGGAGCGCTTCTGCTTGATCTTCAGGCGAGGGGCCTTCACGATGATGGTGGCGCCCCCGAACCTGTCGTAGAGGCGGAGGGCCTCGTCCATCGCCCAGGAGATCCACTTCCCCTGATCTGCGCGGAACTTGACCGGGTCCATGAACATCACCTCGGTCTGGTTGTTCAAGTCCTCCTGCAGGGCCTGGAGCTCCTCGGTGTCGACCGTCATGGGGTTGACGGCCAGGTCGATGGAGTTGTTGCGGAAGACGCAGATGGCTCCGCACTTCACGCCGTTCTTCGGTGATCTACTGAGGATGATCTCGATCTTGTAGACCGACTGCAGCCCGGTGGCTTCCGCCAGGCTGTTGTCCAGCATGTTGACCAGCTTGGCCTTGTCTCCGGGGGCTGACATCAGATCCTCTCCTCATCCACGCTGTAGTGCACGCCGCGCACCGGAAGTAGCCTTGATCCATCGAACGCTCAACCTCTCGTTGAGAGATCCTGAACGGGTGGTTGCAGTCACAGCACTGGTACTCCCGACGCAGGTGCTCCAAGCTGAAGTCTGATCCGATCTCATCGAAGAAGCTCACCGCTCCACGGTGCAGTAGCTGGCGCTACAGGTCGCGCAGACGCTGGCGACGAACCCCGCCTTGTTCCGCCTGTTGCACTTGGTCAGGTAGTTGTCCTCCTCCGGCCACTCACGCGCCCGGTAGAGCTTGTGGTACTTCCTGACCACGGCCTCGAGGTGACTCTTGAGGACGGCGGTGGTGCCTCCGCCGGCCCAGTCCTCTTCCCAGGTCTTGGAGACCTTGATCCCGTTGTTGGTCTTGCTCGGGATGATGCGGATCTTGACCATGATCCGCTTGGAGGCCCTGAGGTACCAGAGCCTCCCCCAGATCTTCAGGACGCCGCGCCCAGGCTTGAGGACTGCGATCTCGTGGGAGCCTACGCAGATGCGTCGACGGTCCGCGAACTGAGCTGCGTCAAGACGACCCATCAGCGACCTCGAAGAGAGACTGGCACCGGGTACAGATCCGGACCAGTCTACCCTCGAGGTGCACGGCCCCCAAGTGGGAGGCGTCAGCCTGGCACTCCTTGCACTGCACCCAGTGCCGGATGACGGCGACCTCGTCGCCCTCCGCATCACGGGCTGCTGAGTTCCGCGCCTTCAGATCCTCCCACCACGTCTCGAAGGGCGAGAGGGGGATCTCCATGCCGATCGACAGTGCGTCATGGTTCAGGGTGATCTGAAGGTTGCGGGCCATGATCTCAGCCTTCGTCGCTGCCGAGGGAGAAGCCGCGGTCGAGCTCGTCCTCGTCATCTTCGTTGAGGGGGGCGTCGTGGGTCGCCTGGGAGACGACGCCGGGGCTGCCGACGCGGGAGTTGCGCAGCATCTGGATGGTGATGGGGAAGAGCGGCTTGCCGTCCTCATCCGCCATGGACAGCTTCATCGCGTTGAAGACGTTGATGGCCGCCTCGGCTCCGGGCGTGGCCAGGACGATCTCGCGGAAGGCAGCCCACTGGAGGCGGTCGATGCCGTTGGGGGCGAGCTTCATCTTGCCGTCTCGACCGGCGGTGCCGTAGCGAATCCGGTAGGTCTCGCCGTCCTTCGAGGTGAACTTGGCCACGCCGAACTCGCCCTCGAGGCCGCCCTGGTTGTTCAGGGGGATCTCCAGGATGGAGCGGCGACGGGTGGGCTTCACGCCGGGGGTCATCGGAGCGTCGGGGGTGATCTCCCGAGCGAGACCGGCGTCGATCGCCGCCTGGGCGATGTCACCGCCAGAGTGGCGACGCGCCTTGCGGGTCTGACCCTTCTTCGGAGCGGCCTTGGCCTCGTGGACGGGGGTGGCCGGAGCGCCGCCACCGACTTCGGTGACGCCGGGCGTGGGCAGGTGGGAAAGGTCGGACATGGGGAGCTCCTCAGTAGCTGACGCCGTCTTGCGGCCGTGTGTTCTCGATGATCTTCTTCCGCACCTCCGCGCACGTGAAGCGGCGGTGGCCACCCTTCGTGCGGTCCACAGCCTCGAGCTTCCCGGAGGATTCCCAGTTCCGGATCGTCCGAGGGGTGACCCCGCAGAGTTCGGCAACCTGGGCTGTGGTGAGGAGTTCCGCCATTGCGACAGCACTACCCCGAAGTCGGAAGAAGGTCAAGTTCCGATTTCCGAGTATAAGCACGCGAAACCCATGAGGAGCAGGAGAGTGCCTATGGATCGACACGAAGAGGCCCTGGTTCTGTCGGGGTCTGCCCCGAACGACCTGGACGTCGTTCGTCAAATGGAGCGCATGCCGACGCGCATGTCCGAGGCTCCCGAAGGGCTCCGAGAAGATCAGACCCCTGATGAGGGTGCGGCCGCCTTCGTCCAGGACATGCTGGACTTCAAGTTCGGGGACCTGATCCAGCAGGAGCTGGGACTCCAGGTCCGGGAGCTGCCCGAGTACATGATCGCTGTGGGGCTGATCGGCGGGCTGGACTGGATTGCACTGTGCGGCTGGTGGGCCTGGACCTACACCGGCATCTACCACAGCAGCGAGACCTACAAGTGGGTCTACCGCTACACCAGCTGGGACGATGAGGCGAACAAGGAGATCATCTACGAGTTCGACCCCGACATGATCATGAAGTTCAAGGAGGATCCGGAGGAGAACGCCTTCGAGGAGCGCTTCACGGATCCGGGCCTGACCGACAAGGAGCGGAGCGAGGCCGTCCAGTTCCTGATCCACGACGTCTACAGGGCGATGGACCTGGAGCCGCCTCCCAAGCTGCTGGTGGAGCTGATCCTCTACTGCACCTTCATGTGGGTGCTCAGCGACAACGGCCGGGAGTGGCTCTGCGAGATCGACCCGGTCTGGTCCTGCGTGGACGACTTCGGGGTCGCCTTCCTCGAGCAGTGGGAGAACATGCTCCTGGACCCGCGGAACATGGAGTGCACCCAGCGCGGGCTCGGCACCTGTGCCTTCTGCAAGGAGAACCTCCACTGCGTCGTCGGCGCCACTATCAACGACGACTGGTTCATGGTCTGCAACGACTGCATGTGCGTTGCCATGGACCAGGGCCACGAGGTGGATCAGATGGACAACCGGATCGCAGAGCCTCTCTGCCCGTTCCGAGGAGGCCGGTGCCTGAACACCGAGTGCCCGCACAACCCACTCACGGAGGAGGATGTGGTCGAGGCGATGCAGGAGCACGGCACCCGCCGACTGAACCAGTGGCGAGGCAACCGCCTCGAGTCGAACGAACCTCGGAAGCTGGCCGGTAGGACCGTCGACGAGATCATCGACTTCTTCCGATGAGGGGCAACCGACCGACGCTCTTCGCGGGGCGTCGGTCGGTCGCAGCTGAACTACCCTTCGTTCGCATCCAGACTCTATGGGCGGCGATCTGGACTGTCAACTCCAGAGGTGACAAGTCTCGATCCTGTCACCTCTGGAGTTGGCGAGTCAGTTGTCGACCTCCTCCTCGGAGTTCTGCTTGGCCATCATCTCGAAGAGCTTGTCGGCGGCCACCTGCTTCGGATCGGTGATGGCCAGGGGCTTCGGCAGGGACTCAGGGTTCATGGCAGCTCGGCGGAGCTCCCCCAGGATCACGTTGAACATGTTGACCACGTCGACCGGACTCATCCACATGGCGATGACGGTCGTGCCGTCGTTCTTGCGGATCTCGAAGTGGAACTTCTTCTCCTGGGGGGATCCAGAGGAACTTGAGCTGCATGGTCTACTTCCGGTGCTTGGTGAGGTCGAGGACGACCTGGGTGGAGTCTGAGAGCGGATGCACGTACTCATCCAGGCTCCAGTCCACTCCGTTGACGATGTCGCGGACGACCTGCTCTTCGAGGCCCTTCAGGCCGAGGACGAGCCGGAGCTTCTCGATGTCCGACTTGCTGTAGAGCCCTGCGCGGCCGCGGCCGCCGGCGCCCTGGGACGGAGTCACGATCCCCCGCTCGCGGAGGTACTGGACCTGGCGGGAGGAGCAGCCCAGGAGGTCGGCCACCTGGCTCAGCTTCAGGGCCTGGGAGGAGGTCTCCTCTCCAGCGCCCGGGCGAGACTCGTCCAAGCCGCCACGACCTTCTTGGCGGAGCTCTTCAGGCTGCTGATGCTGTCCAGGATCTCGCACGTGTCGTTCTTGAAGGCCCTGCAGCTCTGGTTGCAGGGCCTCTCCTTGTCGATGAAGCAGGTCAGAGGGAGCGGAGCTTGTCCAGCCACGTCGGCTCCAGGTGCTCCTCGGGGTTCTTCTGGACCCGTGCCCGGATGACGCCGAGCTCGTGGTCAGTGAGCAGCAGGGTCTCCAGCTCCCCGTCTTCGTCCTTCACCAGGACGCGGTTGTAGACCCAGACGGCACCCATCTTGGGGTCGTTGTTCGTCGTCTTGTGGATCTTGCCGTAGGCCTTGTCGCCCGCGGTTGGTGCGGTTGTAGGGAGCTGGTTTGCCATCAGAGCCTCATCAGAGCCTGGAATTCGTCGAGCTGATGCTTCGCGTCCTCCAAGGCGTTGTGTTTGGTCCCCTCCACCATCGGGTCGATCCCCAAGGCTTCCTCGAGGTCGGACTCAGGGAAGCCGTAGTCCAGGCCCAGCTTGCCCATCGCCAGGGAGCTGATCTCGATGAACTCGTAGTGGAAGGGGTTCTCCAGTCCGCAGTGGGCGAAGGCCCTGGTGACGAAGCCCCAGTCCAGCCCGCCGCAGTAGCAGACCATCACGGCCTGGACCTCTGCCAAGGCGGAGTCCGCTGCCCTCAGCTTGAAGCCGCCCTCAGGCTTGGGCTCCGGCGTCGAGACAGCGGCCATCCGCCGTTGCTGGACCCAGGTGTGCATCTTCTGGACCTGGGCGAAGAAGATGCCGTTGATCCCTCGACGCCTCACGTGCACCGGCGCAAAGGCGTAGGAGTAGGCCCTCCAGCAGTCCTCGAGCAGCTCCTGGAGGTTCTCCCGGACCCAGTCGCTCGTCTTCGAGGTGTTCTTGACCGGGAAGACGAGCTCGAGCTCCGAACCATCTTCAGCAACCAGGCCCACCTGCATGAGCCGGCCGTGGACCGGATCCGTGTCAGTGACCTCGACGTCGACGCTGATGAAGACCTGGCTCATTGGATCTGCCTCGACGCACCCACGTCAACCCATGCCTGGGACCACCCTTCTGGACTATCGTAGACCTTCAGAACTCCCTTCATGTAGACCTGGAGATTCTCCCCTCTGAAGGCGGCGTTGAGCTTGCCCTCAAGCTCGGCCCTCGCTTCGTCCGAAGAGCGCTTCCGATCTGAGGCGAAGGTGTGGAGAGGGATGAAGGCACGCCGAGTCCTCCGCTTCCAGCCATCCAGAGTGAAGATCTCCAAGGCTCCGTCGAACTCGATCATGTACCCGATGGAGTTCACCTCCACGTTGCGAGTGCACTCCCCGATGGCCAGCTTCCTTGCGCCCTCCAACACCTTCACAGCACACCGCCTCGGAACTCGACGTGACCCAGGGCGAAGCTGAGGTCGACGCGGGACTTCTCGATCTCGTCGATGAAGACCACCTTGCTCTTCGAGGGGTGGCTGGTGACGTGCACCCGCAGGAAGGTCTCGAAGTCCTTGTAGGAGGTCTCCGTGCTCATCGGCGGACGCCACTTGGCGGTGACGGAACCGTCCTGCCAGATGACGGCCTCGAGGACGCGGCCGGTGCCGGAGACACCCGTCTCGTCCTCCACCCGCTCCAGGAAGAAGCGCACCGCCGGCTTCGAGTCGTAGTGGACCTTGGTGTCCATGAGGTGTCGTTCCACGTTGTTCCGCTCCAGGTCAGGTCTGTAGTCGTCGTTGCTCACGGTGCTCAGGCAGCCCACCACTCCACGAAGCCGTGGAGGTCCCGCTTCTTCCGGGTGTAGGAGCGGACGCCGTTGCTGACGTTGCCCTCGATGGTGGTCACGGTGCCGTCGCCGTTGTCGCAGACGACCATGCCGACGTGACCGGCCTTGGCCGTCTGGGCCGGGTCGGAGTTCGAGCCGCCGCGGGCCATCGTGAAGACGCTGGCGGGCTCGGCCAGCTCGGTCTCCTCGGCGTAGCAGCCCTTGTCGTAGCCCCAGGCCTCGTACTGGCTGGCTCCACCGAAGAACTTCTTCATGGGCGTACCGCCCCAGTTCATCTCGGCCGACCGGGTGCCGAGGCCCATTCCCAGAGCGATCCAGGAGCTGCAGGCCATCGCACACCAGGCCATGCGGCCGTACTTGGCGGTGTCGACACCCCAGTACTCGTTGTAGCCCTCGACCAGGTGCATGATCTCGTCGCCCCAGTTGGAGCCGTCGGGGACCTCGTCAGCGCCCAGGTCCCGAATGGCAGACTCGAGGACCAGGCGGCGGACGCCGCTGATGTCATCGGGGATCTTGTCGATGAGCGCCTGCTCTGCGGACTTGCGGGCGTCGTCGTCCCCGATGTCCACGGCCCGGCTGGTCGAGGCGCCCTCGAGGTAGCCCCAGGTGGTCGGGCCGACGATGCCATCGGCCTTGATGTTCCGGCTGGCCTGGAACTGTCGGACCGCGTCGTAGGTTCGAGCTCCGAAGTCGCCGTCGATGGAGACCTGGGCACCGTGGTGCCGGAGGCGCTCCTGGGCGTACTTGACGTCGACGCCCTTGCTTCCCTTCCTGATCGTAGATCGAGCCATGTCGTGTTCCTCTGAGTGGTCGCAACGAACCTACCGAGCGCTGCCGGGGCGGCGTGTCCCGGCAGCCTCTGTAGATCAGCTGCGGAGCTTGCGGAGCGCCTTCTTCAGGAGCTTGCGGCTGCCGCGCTTGCCGTGCTTCTCCTGGAGGGTCATGCCCCAGTAGACCCACTCGACCAGGCCGTAGAGCATCCGGTCGCGCTGCTCCTCGGAGAGGTCACCCCACTCGGGGATCTCGTCGAGCTTCTCGTCGATGAGCTCGGCCGCCGCCTCGACGGTGACCTTGGCCTTGTCGCTGCCGCTGGCGCTCTCGTCCTTGAGGACCCGGATGACGTCTGCGATCTCGGGGATGAGGTCCAGCAGGAAGGTGAAGACAGACGCCGGGATCTGGCTGCCGGTCAGGGCAGAGAGCATCGGAGCGAGGAAGGAGAGGGTGGCAGCCAACGTGGCCTCCAGGGTGGTGAGCGAGTACCATAGTCGGAACCGATGATCGGTTCAAGGAGAGCGAGTCTATGTTCAAGCCCCTGGTCATCACCGAAGGAGGCCTCATCCGGCTGCTCCGCCGCTACGGCAAGCACATGGGCCAGTCCGACGTCATGAGCAACGCCACGGCTCAGGTCTTCCTGCAGGTCGACGAGGGAGCTCAGCGATGGGACCTCTGGCTCCGGAACAACTGCGGACGCTGTGTCCACTCTCCAGACGCCTGCCGGATGTTCCACCCGACCGAAGATCAGTGCCAGGGCGACCTGACTCCGCAGAAGCTGAGGGACGCACACCTCCTGGTGATCGAGACCGGGAGGGTGACCGAGTGCCCTCTTAGATCAGAATCTGGGTAGATCAGAATCCGACGTGCGTGTAGAGGCGCTTCCCTGATTCTCAATCCGAAACCAGAAACACTAATGGGTAGAGTTCACTGTACTAACCAAAAAACTTACCCATTATATGAAGATTAGAAGAAGGAGGAATAAAGGTAGAGGGCATCTACGCATCTACCGGATCTGTTGGATCTCCTGATCAGCTTGTCAACTCAGGAAGTGACAAAAGCTGGCATAAGGATCTGATCACCAACAGATCACATGGAGAACCCACAGAACATGAGCACTCAGCAGATCCTCCGGACCCCGGCCTCTGACCTGGTCCCAGATCCCAAGACCCCCTTCGTCGACGTGAACGGCGTCTTCGACGACGCCCTCGACTACATCGTCCCCGGAGACATCCCGGTCCAGAACCTCCTCTTCAACAGCAAGCACGGCCTGGGCAAGACCCTGCTCTGCGCCCACCTGATCAAGAAGCTGGGCGAGAAGCTGGGGCTGGCCGTGCCCCTGGTCACCTTCGACTGCTCCGAGGACACTCGGGAGTGGGACCTCATCGGCATGCCGACCGTCCTGCCCGACGGCTCCACGGCCTTCCAGCTCGGACCCTTCCCGCTCGCCATCGACCTGGCCAACGAGGTCGGCTGCGCGGCGCTGCTCCTGGAAGAGATCAGCGCCCTGCCTCCCGGAGCGCAGAAGGTCTGCAACCGGATGACCGACTGGCGGAACGGCATCTACGTGGCACCGGTCGGTCAGATGTTCCGGCTCAACTCCGGTGCGACCCTGATCGTCCTGGCCACCATGAACCCCTCGGCCTACGGCGGCGTCTACTCGCTGAACCAGGACCTCCGCTCCCGCTTCGGCGAGGAGAAGCTGGACCCGCCCACCCGAGCCCAGATGGAGAAGATCCTCAAGAAGGTCTGCCCCTGGGCCAAGCCGGCGCTCGTCAAGCAGGTCGCCCAGCTCAGTGAGGAGACCCAGGCGGAGTCGCTCGAGTACAGCCTCAGCACCCGCGACATGGTCCAGCTCCTCCAGAAGATCCAGCGCAAGAAGGGCAAGCTGGAGTCGCCCCTCCGCCAGGTCATGCACAAGTTCGAGGGCACCGAGATGAACACCGTCGCCGACCGAATCGACGGCATCTTCGCCACGCGCCTCAAGTCGAACGTGCCTGGGCGTCGGGCCTCCCATGTCTGACTCGAAGCAGAAGGTCTACGTCCCTCCGATCAAGCCGGGGAACAAGGGCCCGACTCGGAACGACCGGACCCTGAAGTGGCCGAAGATGATGGAGGACGGCAAGTTCACCGCGGCCTACCGGGCCTTCAGCGAGGACATGTCCGTCTGCTACGACCTGGTCGACATCGGGAGCTACATCGTCGGACGTCGCCTCGTCCTCGTCGCCGGCGGACCCCGCCAGGGCATCACGAAGGCGGCGACGGACGGCACCAAGATCTTCCTCCCCAAGATGCACCCGGCCCGTCGAGTGGCCACCAAGCACGAGCTCTCCCACATCTTCTTCAAGTCGAACCTGGCCCTGCGGCTGGCCTTCGTCCGAGGGATGATCAAGAAGTTCGAGGAGGACCGTGGACGGCCTCTGGCCCTTCACCTGAAGGGGCAGATGACCGACGACCTGTGCTTCTTCATCAACATCCTGGACGACTGGCGGGTCAACAGCCTGTGGGGATTGATCTACCCAGGCGACGGCCGGGACATGGACGAGCACTACGTCGACAAGATCGGCCCGGCCATGATGAAGAAGGCGCAGAAGATCTTCAAGAACGGGGACGTCGACCACCTGTTCACCTACGCCATCCTGCTCTGCCTGGACCAGCCGGCGCAGAGCTCGAAGTGGGGTGAGTTCGAGGACGACATCATCCAGACCCGCGACGACGTGCTCTGGACCAGCTTCCCCTCCTGCCTGGTGGCCTGCCGCCACCTGGTGGAGAAGATCCTCAAGAAGGTCGCCGAGGACATGGAGGAGGCCCCGCAGCCCCAGCCTGACCCGCTCAACGGCCTGCAGGCCGACCCCAAGCAGGCGGGGAAGGACCTGGGCGACGCCGACGACAGCGGCCAGGACCTCTCCCAGACCGGCCCCAACCAGTCCATCGAGGACGACATCAAGGCCAAGCAGAGGGAGAAGGCCGCGGCCGCAGCTGCCGACAAGGCGCTGCAGGAGCTGTTCAAGGGCAAGAAGCCCTCGGCCATCGAGTTCCGCTCCGACAACGCGGGCTTCGACGACAACCACCAGATCCCAGAGCGGAAGGTCACCGATCCGATCATCACCAGCCAGGTCCTCAAGCTGCTCAAGATCGACCCCAAGGACGCTGGCTCCGTCCAGGACTTCCTGGACCGGGCTGGCGACGCCGGAGCTCAGCAGGCTCAGCAGATCAAGAAGAAGCTGGACGCACGAGCTCGCGACCCGCTCATCCAGAAGAGCGACTACCTGAAGAAGGCCGTGAAGGCGGACCTCCAGATCATCAAGGTGAAGAGGGAGCGACTCCGTGCCGCTGCCCTGTCTCCGGAGGATCTGGAGGTCGCCGAGAAGTGGCGGAAGCAGGTGATCCGAGCGATGGGTGCTCTGCAGAACCGGATGGTCCACCAGGGAGGCCGCCTGTCGGTCCCGGACCTGATCCGCGCCCAGCAGAGCGGGATGCCCATCCCCTGCTTCCGGCGAGAGGTCACCGGCCGCGGGTTCGAGGTCATCATCTCGGTGGACATGAGCGGTTCGATGGCCGGGAGCCTGTTCGCTGAGGTCGAGCGGCTGGTGCTCATCCTCCGCCGAGCTCTGGACTTCCCCTTCGTCAAGATGCGGGTCCAGGGCTGGGCCAGCAAGGAGGACGGCGGCGTCACGCTCTACGACTACCCGGTCTGCACGGGGAACGAGGGCCTGGTCTCTCCCGAGAGCCGCGCCGGCGGCGTCACGCCGTTGAGCTTCGCGGTCCAGCTCGCTGGCCAGAGCCTCCGGAACTCCCGCAACGAGCGCCACGTCTTCCTGCTCAGCGACGGCTTCCCGGTCTACCGGCTCAAGAACAAGAGCCAGTACATGCAGACCGGCGCCCTGCAGGAGTGGACCCGAGACGCGGTGCAGGAGCTCCGCAAGCAGCGCATCCGGTGCTGGTGCTGGATGATCGGCCGCCACGTCCCCCGCGATGGTGCGATGGACCAGATGTTCGGCCCTCGGAACTGGCGAAAGATCAACGTCGAGCAGCTCTACCAGGACGGCTTCGACTTCCTCACCCAACAGTTCCTCGCCTACCTCCGGAGTCGTTGATGCTCGAAGACCACCCCGTGATCAAGGAGTTCCTGAAGTGGCTCTACGATCCGCAACCTCATGGCTGGCCCACCTACGCCTCCTACACCGGCCTCGAGGGGTTGGAGTTCCGTCGCAGTCTGGAGGGGGAGCATCCCCACGTCGTCGAGACCTGGAAGCCCGGCGATGAGGAGGCTTGCGGGCAGATCTGCCTCGACTGCGGTTGCTCCAACCACCAGCCCTGCGGTGAGGGCAACTGTCCCCACTGCGGGCCCTGGGCCTCCGGTCGCCAGATCGGCTGGATCCCCCAGAAGACCTGGGGGTTCCGCTGCGATGCCCAGACCCTCGAAGGTGACTGCCACTGGAGTCACCTCTCCGAAGGCGGCGATCCCCCCAACCCCTGCGGCGAGGCCAAGAAGTGCCTCAAGGGCAGGGACGACTACTACGGCTGCGCCGGGAAGGAGCTCAAGACGACATGCACCTGAACCGACTCGAATTCGACAGGAAGTTCCCTGGCCCGGTCCTGGGTCTCGATGAGGTGGGGACCGGAGCCATCGCCGGCCCGATCACCGTCTGCGGCCTGGTCCTGCCGGGCGACCCCGAGGTCGAGGAGCTGCTCTACAAGGCAGGGGCTCGGGACTCGAAGCAGCTCAGCCCCTCTCGAAGGGAGGCCATCGCCGAGCTGGTCCACGATCACTACGTCTGGCACTACATCGTCCAGGTCGAGGCCGTGGACTACAAGAAGGGCTGGATGGCCAGGCACCTGGACGACCTGTTCCGGCAGGTGTTGAACGAGGCCCTGGCTCGAGGCCCCGCGGTGAAGACCATCATCATCGACGGGGACCAGGACCGGGACCTCAGGGGCTACCACTTCCGGGCGATCCCCAAGGCCGACGACAAGTCCCTGACGGTCGCCTGCGCCTCCATCATGGCCAAGGTCCACCGGGACCGGCAGATGGCGGCCCTGGAGGGAGATCACCCCGGCTACGGCTTCGCCCAGCACAACGGCTACTGCACCAAGCAGCACAAGGAGGCTCTCCTCCGCCTGGGCACCGTCGACGGCGTGCACCGCGACAACAAGGTCACCAGACGGGTCAGCGCCTCTCGATCAGCGCTCCCGGAGGCGGAGCGGGACGGGGCTTGGACCTCGCGACTGCGCCGGAGGGAGTCTTCCGTCGCAGACGCTCGACGATTCCGTCCTGGTAGCGGAAGATTCCGTTGAGGGCAGCGATCCTCGTCACCCGCCGGACAGAGCCGTCCGGCAACTCCACCTGCTCTCCTGGGCCGAAGATCAGCGTGTAGCGTTGGTCTTCGGCCTGGAGTGTCCTGGCGATTTCATTCTCCCGTAGACTCAGCTTCTGAGCAGCCAGGGAGGCTGTGCGCGCTTCGGCCACGAGCTCGTAGATGAGCACCTGCCGTCCCTTCCGCTTGGTCCAGACGCCCTTCTTCATGTTGAGCTGCTGGATCCGGGGACTGGCCCCGATCTTGGAGCCGACCTCGACGTAGAGCACGGTCGAGGCGAAGCGTCTGAGCAGGCTGTGGATCGGGTACATGGTCTACATCGTAAGCGAGAGCAGACGCACGCGCCCCGGCCACGCCTTGCGACGCAGCCGGGGGTTGTACGATCAGGGCTGTGCGTTCAGGACCTGCTGGGCGGTCACCTGGGTCTGCAGGACGTGGAGCAGGCTCCTCATGAGGACCGGGGTGTCCTTCCGGACCCGGACCCCCTTCGGAGTCGACGCCGGCCGCTGACGCGGCTTCGCCTGGGGACGGGCACGTGCCCGGCTCACGGGCACGTTGCTCAAGTCCATGCGGAAGGTCAGAGGCTCTCGCTCGAGCTGACGACCGGCGACCTTGCGAGCCGCGTAGACGCCTTCCTCCTCCCAGCCGTAGATCTGGCCGACCAGGCGGTCGAAGGCCTTCGTGAAGCGCTCACCGTCCCGGCTGCGGGTGCTGCGCATGAGCTTCTGCGCGTGGCCGACATCGGTGAACTTGCCGTCCTTCACCAGGTACTCGGCAGCCTCCTTCGAGCTCTGGGCGCTGATCAACGCCTTGACGGTGACCAGGATGCCCCGGTACTCGGTCATGTTGAAGCGCTGTCTCCAGAAGGCGATGATCGCTCCAGCCTGCCGAGAGTCCTCCTCGATGCGCTGCTTCTCGGCCTCCTTCTCGGCCTCGTCCGCGATCCGAGCCTCCTCAGCCTCCTTCGCGGCCTGCACCTCGTCCGCGATCTGGGCCTTCAGGATCTCGTAGGCCCCGATGGCCTGACCGTACTCCTCGTCCAGCGGCCCCTTCAGCTCCTGGAAGATGTCCTGGTTCGCCTCGAGGAGCGCCGTGAGGCCGTCGTGAGCGGCAACGACACCGACGACGTCCTCCTTGTCGACGCACTTCCGCATCTCGGAGATGAGGGCACGTCCGGACTCGATGGCCTGGGCGATCCGCATCTCGTCCTGGTGCTGGTTCGAGAGCTCGAAGAGGTCCTTCGCCCCTCGGTAGAGTTCGTCCAGGACAGAGACGTTGTAGTCCACACGACAGGTCTCGGTCGTCATCACCCGGTCCAGCTCCTTCCAGACCTCGTCGAAGGCCACCTTGGCAGTACCAAAGTCGGACTCACCTTCGTAGGCCAGCACCAGGGCCTCAGAGGTCTCCTGCACCTTCTGGGTCAGCTTCTGGGTGTTCTTGGCCTGGGCGATGGCCCTCTCCCGCTCCATGATCCACAGCTCGGCGTCCAGGTGCGCCAGGATCTTCTCCGCGGTCTTGGCGCCGACCTTGTGGAGGTCGGTGAGCAGCCCGTCGACCTTGATGGCCTTCGACTTCACCTTCGCTGCGATGTTCTCCGCGTTCTTCCCCTTGAAGGGGAACTTGCCCCCGATCTCGATGCCCTGCAGTGCGGTGACGAGCTCTCCAGTGCTCATCATGTCGATCATCCGAAGATGGTCGCGGTGGTTGGTGTCCATGAACCCTCCTGTTGTGTTGGGGATCGTTCCCCTTGGGTCAGGTTCTTATGCGTGGATCAACCTCCTCATTACGCGTAGATACGTCCCGATTCTTGGATAAGAAGCCGAACCCCCAACCAAGGAGATGCACCTGGACTCAGAGCATCACACTGGCGTGTACCAATCAGAGTTCTACCTCCAATGGGCACTGGAGGATCTGGACTCCTTCGACAACATGGAACTCACCTACATGCACTCCGTCGAGCCCGTCATGCGGATCGTGGAGAAGGGTCGAGGCGGCGGCATCAAGAGGCTCATCGCACGGGAGAGATTCCGGAAGCACCAGGAGACCTCGGACTACACGATCCACGCCGACTACGAGGACTTCGACGACGTAGACCACGGCTTCGACATGCTCATGGCAGACCACCAGTGCTGGGCGATCTACTTCGACGGGCCCGGACTTGAGTGGGTACCTGAGATCGAAGACTGTATGGATGCCCTGGAGGCCATCCTCGCCCGCGAAGAGAACACTCTGGTGGTCTTGATCGACGTGCACGGTGGCAACACCTACGTGGTCCGTTCCCCATACATCGCTGAGGGTCGATTCCACCCTGACGCTGGTTACTACGCTTTCGACGAGGTCGTGTCGTTCGGAGAGCACCCAGGACACAACACCCACGAGGCCTACGCGCTCACGCCCGAAATCCTCGAAGCTGCAGCAGAAATACAGAAGACCCTGGAGGGCTACGAGAATGAACATGCAGGTTGAGGACCTCCCTCAGCGCGGAGTCTACCCAGCCACAGAGTCCGTGATCGACTGGCTCTCCCACAAGTTCGAGGCCATCGATCAGGGAGTCTTCGTCCACTTCCGAGGCCTCCGCAAGATCGTCAAGTCCGTGGACAGAGCGGAAGGTGGATCTGTGATCCATCGTCTCAAGGCCAGGTCCGCCCTGCGCGAATACAACGAGACCCACGAGACTGATGTCCGCTGGACCGACGTGAAGCACAGAACCACCAATTACGTCCCGGCCTTCGCCGGCGACTGGGTGGCCTTCACCGACAACTCCAAGTCCATCCTGGAGGACCCGGAAGACGGCTCGAACTACTACATCGAGGACGCCCTCTACGGGGCTCCGATGGACGTCCGCTGGGCGATCATCTGGGATCCGATGGAGTGCATCATCGTGGTCTACCGGTCCCCGGTCCTCAAGGACTGCCTGGACATCGACCAGGAGCAGCTCCTCTCCTGCGGCATGACCCAAGGAGACCGGCTGTCCTTCGTCCTCCCCTCGGAGATCGAGGGAGCCATCCGACAGGACGTGGACAGGATGGAGAACGACAACCAGCCCTCCGGAGTCATCTCGGAGCACGCGCTGATGAATCCCCCCGCACGCGTCGAGAACATCAGCATCACGGAGTTCCTCTCATGGGCGAAGTGGTAGATCCACGAATCGAGAAGCGGTGGGAGGGAGTCCCTCTCAACGCCAGGCCTGGAGGGTGGCAGAAGTGGGACGGCCTCCAGGTCCGTCGCTGGAAGGAGGCGGCGCAGAAGCGATACCGCAAGAAGCTTCAGTGGATGAAGAAGATCACCGAGCTGGCCAGCCGCGAGAGGAAGGGTCCGGTCTCCATCCGTGTCGCGGACGGCGGACTGCCGGTGATCGTCGAGGCCACCTACGGACCCCTCTCGGGCCGCCCGAGCTTCATCATCACGGTCCGGGAGGAGAACCCCCTGGCTGAGGGGATCAACGAGGCCGGGATGCGCATGTCCTACTTCGACGGGTGCAAGCAGCTCCCCTTCCACGCCATCCCCCACAGGCTCTCGGAGCTCCCCGCGGTCTTCACCGACCTGACCACCGAGCACAAGATCATCGGCCCGCGCCGCTTCCTCACGAAGCTGTTCGAGGTCATCGGATACTTCGGCGGCAACGCCACCGTCATCATCAAGCCCAGCAACCTCACCTTCACGGTGGATCCGGAGCAGTTCCGACGCTGGGCAGAGAAGCCGGAGGAGATGCTCTCCTTGCTGGCTGGTCAGATGAAATCTCTGGAGGATCACGGATAAGTGAGCGACACCAAGGACACGCTGGCGGGGATTCGCAAGAAGTTCTCCCGCACGGCAATCGAGCAGATCATGAAGACCAAGACCCTGGACGCCGACAAGCAGCGACGGCTCTGGGCCCGCGCCAGTGCGGGCAAGCGGTTCATCCTCACCCTCCTGGCGCCAGAGCTCTTGGAGCTGCGAGCTCGTCACGATGCTCTGGAGATGTTCGTCCTGGACTTCATCGAGCCTCGGCTGGGTGAAGAGACAGCCGAGAGCCTTCAGGAACGGCTGGAGACCTACCGCAGGAAGGCCTTGGCTGACCTGCCTGAGAACGACCAGCTCAAGCACTTCGCCGACCCGGCCATCCAGAAGGAGATCTGGAAGGGCATCGAGGATGGGATGAAGCGCAGCGTCGAGAAGAGCCAGCGCAAGAAGCTCCTCAGCAGCGCTGGCGTCGAGGAGCAGTGAAGCCAAGTTTCCTCGTACCCTTTCTGTTCGGTCAGAAGGTCGAGGTGATTCGGGAAACCAGAGTGATCTTCGCAGGCGTGGAGTTCTGGATTCCTATGGGGTCGAAGGGTCGGGTGGTGCGAACTACTGCCGGATCCTCCTCGACCTTGGTACAGCTGGAGGACGAACACCGACACCTCCAAATCCCCAACCTGAATCTCCTCCCGATCAACGTGGAGGAGCGCATCAAGACGAGGTTCAAGCGCAGATGAGCGTACAGATCACCATCCGGTTCGAGGACGGCACCCTCGAGACCGTGAGTACCGAAGCCTTCGTGCTGACCTCCTTCGAGGCCGAAGACGGCAACGAGGAAGGCCAGCTCTCCCCCAAGACCTACGAATTCCCTCCCGGCAAGGGCTGGCCGGTCTTCGAGGCCATCGCCATCCTGGGCGAGCGCCTGATGCAGGAGCAGGGTCCGGTCATGCAGTCCATCGGGATGGCCGTGCACAAGACCATGGAGGCCGGTCGCAAGATGATCGCCTCCGCCAACGAGGAGCTTCGGAAGTCGCAGGCAGACGGCTGAGGACCTTCTACGTCTGGAGCGGCTCCCTTCTGGGAGAGGCCGTACAGGCTGAGAACCACTGGAGCGCGGTCGAGACGGCCGTACACCAGCAGGTCGACCGCCATGAGCACTGCGTACTGGGTCCAGTTACCCGAGTAACTCTGCTCTCCCGAGGTGAGTCGGATGACGATGAGTGGATGGCGCCTCCCTACGAGGAGCACTTCCCTGGCCTCTTCATGGACGAAGATGGCCCCCTCGACGAGAACGATCTCGTCTTCACAGTGGCCTCCCTTGAGTAGTACTGTGAGTACCCCTCCGCCGGCCGATCGTGGCTGGCTACCCTTCGACAATCCGCAAAGCAGACCCCCGGCGCCTACGACAGGTGCTGGGGGTTCCCGCCTTGCGACTGGAGAGAAATGAACAAGGAAGAGCTGCTGGCCACGTTCGGCCAGCCCCGACGAGTCTTGGACAAGGGACACATCCGCCTGGTCGACGTGATGGGCGACGACGCTGCCATCGTGCAGGCTGCCCGAGTGTCCTACGGCGAGGGCGAGGGGCTGGAATTCGATAAGCGGAAGCTGATGAGGGACCGGGCGACCGCGTTCCACATGGGTGGAGGATCCGTTCAGAACTGTCGTGGACTTGTCGTGGCCGCGCCTGTTGACCCAAGAGCCGTCCAGGCGTTCTGGAAGGCGGTGGGGGTCCTGTGAAGCAGGCTCCCCCGACGATGGAGGAGGCGGGGCGACCGCTCCGCTCCCCCATCACCGGCCTGTTCTGCTCAGACGACGAGTATGAGAGCGACCGGGAACACGTCATGGATCAGAGACGTAGCGACATCGCGCACGTCGAGAAGACCATCAAGGGGCTCCGAGAGCCCGATGAGCACGTCGACTGCGACGGAGACGGGATCAGCTGCGATTGCTTCGTCAGCGAGATCGTCATGCTCTCCACTGGCTACGCCGAGGTCTGGCGCGACGGCGACGTCGTGCAGTCCGGCAAGGTCGTCTACAAGGAGGATCAGGATGCCTGAGCAGACAGCTCTGGAGCACGCCAAGGCTCGCTTCGAGCACCACCTGGCCGATGGGGAGACCTGGATCGGCATCTTCGAGAACAAGGCTCTGGACAGTGCAGACGCAGGCCGCCGGATCGCCCTGTTCTACGACACGGCCCAGTGGGACAAGGCTGACATCGGAGACCGCGCCCCGGACATGCCGAGTCAGGGATTCATCGGCTGGAAGTACCAGCTGGTCCACAAGGCCAAGACAGTCGACGACGCCATCGCCAACATGAACTTCAATGCCGAATCAGCCTGACTTCCGCCGCCCCTGCAGTGGGTGCGGCGAGATGACGGTCTACGTCTGGTGCCAGAAGTGTTCCAGGAAGGCCAAGTGCCCTCACGGCAAGACGCCCTCGGAGTGTTCGACCTGCGACGTGGAGTCAGATCTGGCACACGACGCGAACCGGGAGCGTGGGAGATGACCGCACAGCAGCTCGACGCAGTGAAGAGCCTGGCGAAGCGGTTCGGCTCCACCCTGGCGTTCACCGACGTGCTTCACGACCCGCAGGGCCTGCCCAAGGGCTGGGTCAGCGCCATCGTCCGCGAGCCCTACGAGATCCCCTTCGTAGGCGAGGACGGTGAGAAGCACTACCACAAGGACTCCAAGATCAAGATCACCGCCGGGGTGTCTCCGGCAGGATCTGTCCACACATGACCTGGTGGACCTACCTGCTGCTCACCAATACGGGCAGCTTCTACTGTGGGATCTCCAAGGACGTGAAGGCCCGCGTCGCGACGCACAACCGCGGCAAGGGTTCCAAGTACCTGCGCGGATCCAGGCTCCCCGCCGTGCTTCTGATCTCCTGGTGCTTCGAGGGGGAAGACGCACACGGTGACGCACTTCGCGCAGAACTGTGGATCAAGAACCAGACCAGACACTTCAAGGCGCAGCTCGCTACCATGGAAGCTCGCCTCGACTCCCCTGGCTGGGCCTTCGCAGCCCGAGAGGGCTTCAGCAACAACGTGGATCAGATCCTCAGGAGCGTGCAATGAAGATCACCCTGTCCGTGGGAGACAAAGCCATCCACGGCAGCGTTCCCTACGAGACCTGCGAATACGTGGAGATCCCCTCCGCAGACTGTCCGCTCTGCTCCAAGCTGGTGGCCTTGGTCGACTTCCACGGCAAGACCCGGGCGTTGGCTCCCAAGGAGATGCTGGCCCAGGCACACAAGGACAACCCGGACTGCATGGAGGAGGCCTACCAGGGCCCGCTCAAGGTCCGGCTCCCGAACCCCAGCCGCGGGCACAGCACCTACTCTGGCGCTGCCGAGTGCACGCGCTGCCGCCAAAAGGTGGGGAACATGACCGTGAAGATCAACACCCTCTTCGGCCTGGAGGAGGATGACCGCGTCCTCAACGGCCGATGCCGGGTCTACTGATGAAGGTGCACCGACTCGACCCCGATCGAGACACCACGCCAGCTCACTGGCTCGATGCCAGTACCCCGATCTCCAAGCTGGCGAAGCTCTGCAAGATGAGCGTGAAGCAGGTCAGGGCCTTCCTGCCAATGAAGATCCCCCTCTCGGACATCAGGACCTTCGACGAAGCAGAGATCGCCCGCCACTTTGGTTGCATCACCGAACCGGAGTGGAGGGAGTTCTGCTACAAATTCCGAGACGATGGCTTCAAGATGTCCGACCTCGGAAAGGAAGACGCAGTCCGGCACGCCCAGGACAACGATCTGCCTCCACCCTTCAGCGACCGAGCTCGGAAGTTCACCACCTCGGATGGCTACGTCCTCCACCACATCCGGGAGATCGGCTGGGTGGACAACGAGGATGAGGAGCTCCGCGACCTGGGCTTCGCCGGCGACATGAGGACCGGCCCGCTGGACCACCTCGCGGAGCCTGTCGAAGGTACCTGGGAGTGGATTGATGCCTGAGTTCCGCGACTGGTCTGACTGCACGATCCCTGATGATCTGCAGAAGACCTTCCACGACCACCTGGACGTCTGCAAGCAGTGCGAGCAGAACCCCTTCGACCTCTGTGAGGCCGGCGCCGCCATCATGCGGAACATCTCCCACCAGATGGCCAAGCGTCCGATCAGGATCATGGACGAGGTCCTCAAGGGCGAAACGTGGCCTCAGACTCTGACCGCAGAGGCCCTCCGGGGAGTCAAGTACGATCCGCTGATCTTCTCGCAGGAGTACCTCGGCGAGCCCTTCGACCCGTTCAAGGACGACTGCACCTGCGGTCACTCCAAGGTGGCGCACACCCGCGCTCACAGTGGCCATGTCGGATCTTGTATCGGCACGGTTGAGGAGCACTGCTACTGCAAGGACTACATCAAGAAGTCCAAGGAGAACAACACCCCATGATCAAGACGAAGGGATTCAGCTGCGGCTGGACCGGCTCCTCCAGCGGACACGTCGCTGGAGCCACTGGACAGAAGGGCAAGGGCCGTGCTGCGAGCTGCCGGTCCTACACCATCAAGGTGAAGCGGGAGTCAGACGGGCGTGAGCTCACCGAGACCATCGGCCCTGGCTACCACCCCAAGAAGCACTGGCAGCACGAGCAGGATCAGGCCCAGCTCCGTCTTCTCTGGCGCCTGGGCTGGAAGGGCCAGTGCTGCCCCAAGGACACCGACAAGGACGGCAACTGCCCTCGGCACAGCTCTCCGGGCACGCTGAGGCACCGTCGGTGAGCAGGAAACTGTCAGAGGCTTTGCTGGTAGATCACCTGCGAAGGAGCCTCGATCACTACATCGGTGAGCCCGAGACGGCGGAGAGCGTCCGGTCCTACCTCCAGAGGCAGATCGACCTGGTCCAGGGAACTCTTCCTGAGATCCACAGGACGAAGATCGGGAAGGTCACCAAGGGTCCAGACGGCTCCTGGTGCGTCATGGTCGCTCCGGCCTTTCCAGCCCACAGGGTCCACATCCACACAGACGTAGACATCACTTTGGAGAAGGACTGATGCCTGACGAGACGGCGGAAACGCTTCCAGAAGCGGGGCTCGAGTGTCCCAGCTGCCAGAGCGGCACCATCGAGTACGGCGCTGGAGAGGCCAGGTGCATGGGCGAGTGTGGGGCCGTCTGGGGCCTTCCGTGCGCTCGGTCCCCTGATACCGATCCAGATGGCACGCCGGCGTGGGGCTGCGACAACGACCACACCGGCTGTCTCTGGAACGACGGCCACAACACCTGCATGCACGAAGGAGACAGCAGCTCTCCTCTGGAAGACACCTTGGAGATGGTCGTCGACATCGAGCCCGTGACTCGAAAGTTCACGGGGTCCATCTTCGACGCCAAGGTCCTGGGATCCGAAGAGTGACTCAACACGTACAGGAGATCAATGCACGAAGAATATGCTGAGAAGTCCTGGGCCCGTGTTGACAAAACCGGCCCAGACGACTGCTGGCTCTGGGTAGGTAGCCGCCTCCCTAAGGGCTACGGACGCTTCTACCCTAAGTGGAAGATCAACGGTAAGCGATGTGGGTTCAATGCCCATAGAATCTCCTGGGAGATCAAGAACAACCGTCCCGTACCTGAAGGCTTGGACGTTCTCCATACCTGCGACAACCCACCTTGTGTCAACCCTGCTCATCTGTTTCCCGGGACCAAGTCCGACAACATGCAGGACATGCTCAGGAAGGGACGTGGCGGCTATACCGGATCTCCGGGAGAGGCTCACCCTTCTGCCAAGCTCGTAGAGTCTGATGTCCTCGAGATCCGCCACCGCTGGGATGCGGGCGGGATCAGGCAGAGAGATCTGGCAGCCGAGTACGGAGTTTCCAGGGGGCTGATCGGTCAGATTGTCCGACGAGAATCCTGGAGTCACCTATGACTCAGAGGTGGAGGGGTGGTCGAGATAGCTACCGACCTCTCGGGGAACCCATCGATACGTCGAAGTACGGCATAGAGGTGATCTATTCGGATAGGGTGGCTCGGGACTTCGTAGTTCAAGCCCATTATTCCGGTTCATACCCCGCGGCCCGCTTCCGGGTCGGGCTCTACCGGACCACCAAGTCCGGGGTCCCCGAGCTCGTCGGAGTGTGCGTGTTCGGAGTCCCTGCCCAGAACGCCTCGATCCCGAAGTGGTGCGGCATCCCCGCCGAGTGTGGGGTGGTCCTGAGCCGCTTCGTCCTGGTCGACGACGTACCTGCGAACGGCGAGACCTGGTTCCTGGCCAAGAGCTTCGCCGCCCTACTCCAGGGCCTGCCCCAGATGCTCTCGGTCCTGAGCTACAGCGACCCGGTGCCGAGGACAGCCTCGGACGGCCGGATCGTGATGCCTGGACACGTTGGGACGATCTACCAGGCCTTCAACGGCGTCTACCACGGCCGCTCCAAGAAGGAGACCCAGTGGTTCGGCCCAGACGGTCGGCTGTTCGATCGCCGCAGCTTCAGCAAGATCCGCAACGGCGAGGTCGGTGCGGTGGCGGCCTACGAACGTCTGATCGCCCGAGGAGCTCCGGCCAAGACGCCGAGCGAGAGCTGGGCCGCGTACATCCTCCGAGCCAAGGAGGTCTTCCGCAAGGTCCGTCACACAGGCAACCACGTCTACACGTGGGCGCTGGTCCCCCCTTTCGACGACCTCGGACGAGGGACTCGGAAGAAGGCTCGCCGCGCCCACCGGGGTGCGCTTGAGTACCTGAGTCCCGCGCCGGAGCCGCCGGCGCCCTACCCCAAGATCATCGACACCGTGGAGGCTTGATGGAGAAGTTCGGAGATCACCCTGGCATCACCGGCCAGCTCGCCAAGATCGGAAGCATGACCCCGGAGGAAGCAGCTGAGGCTGTCCGAGAGGCCTACCGCACCGATCCAGTCATCCGAGCCTGTTTGGACACGGGGGCCAACTCTGACCAGATCGTCCTCGTCCTGCTCTCGCTCTACAACGAGCTGCAGGAGAAGCACTTCGATCTCATGAAGAACGCAATGTGGCCTCAGATCATCATCCCCAAGGAGACCTGATGACCGACCGACAGCTGCTCCAGGAGACTCTGAAGTTCCCGGTCAAGCAGAGCTGCACCTTCTGGGGCGGCGGCGTGGTGGGCTGGCTCCCGGAGAAGATCCTGACCCGCTTCGGTTGGTCCTGGGTCACCTTGCGGGACGGCGCGGAGGCTGACCACAAGAAGGTTCTGATCAAGAACTTCCCGTCCGAGGTCGAGCTGCATCTCGAGGACGCGCCTCCCTGGCTCGGCGTCTGGCTGTTCATCATCATCGACAACACCTTCCACCTGACCATCAACC